CCAGTTGATAGTGAAAAAACACACCCATACTATTCAAACCCAAAACACCTTGATAATTACGGTAATTTACAAATCAAACCAGGTCAAGGCAAAGGCGTTGCTGGCGGTCCAAACATGGCCGAAGCCGACATGGACGAATCAGCAGTGCGTATTATGGCCAAGCCCGAAGGGTCGCAAGTCACAAGAGGAACAGCCGCTTATGTTCCTAAAAATTCTATTGCTGGCAAAACACCACAAGGTCAAGCACATCGTGATGCCACAGCCGCAATGGCCAAGGCTGCTCGTGCCGCCGGTGGTAAACTGGCAATGAATAAAACCACTGATGCAACTGGTAAACGTGTGTCAGGTGGGTATGATGCAATGGCCAAAGGTGTAACACCGTACAGGTCCAGCACTGAAGAAGGCAATGCGTTCACAGGCAAGTTAAAAGCCACACCCAAAGGTGGCAATTTTAAATTAGGCGACAAAACATTTAAAGATACCAGCAGTATTGAAGAAGGCCACTGCCCTGCATGTGATTGTGCTCCGTGTGAATGCAATGAAGGCAATGCATTTAGCAAAGCCGTAGTTGATGCCAAACGTGATGGCATACAAAAAGGTGAAAAGATCCGTGTTGGTGGCAAAGAGTTGCCGCTTAAAGAACTGGACATGAGATTACTCAAAGGCGCACAAGGTTCAATGAAAGCCAGCAATACCGACAGCGAAAGTGAACGCAACCGACACAAAAAGTATGGCTATCGCAGTGACCGTGATGATACCGGCAATGACGATGACTATGATGAATACGGCAATTTGAAGAACAAGAAAAAAGCTGCAGTATCCGACGGTCCCAAGAAAAAAGGGCGCCCCACAAAAGAAAAACGCCCAGAACGTGTCACAGCCAAAAGTTACAAATATAAAGACGGTCGTCCTACCAAGACCAAAGAAGACGTTGACACTGATGGCGTTATGATGACTCGCCCCAGCAACATGAGCAGTGAAAGTGTTAGCCCTGCTGAGCAAGGTGAATACAATGACGAAGCCGGTATGACCAAAGATTCATTGCACACCATTGTGCGTCATGCCCGCGAATTAGAAAAATGCCTACGCCAAAATGAAAACTTGCCAGAATGGGTGCAGGAAAAGGTTGGCCAGATCAAAGGCATGATGAGCAGTGTTAGTGACTATATTATCAGCACACACGAACGTGATGCAGAGCAACACCTGGGCCGTGAAGGCATTACCATTGAACCAATGGCCGAAGGTATTGACAAGGCACAGGCACAGGCAGTTTACAATGAACTTGCAAATTTACGCAAGTTTGCAAAACAAGTTCAAGGCGGCGGACAGTTCCCACAGGGCTTTGCTTCGCAATTAGAAAATACATTATGGTCAGCTATGAAACTGATACAAGCACAGCAACCAAACGATGCTCAGGTGTTTGAAAAAGCAGTGAGTCAAGCACAGCGCAGAGCCGCTGGCATTGCACACGCAGCACAAAAGGGTGAAATCCCCAAGAGCAAATTGCGTGGTGCGTCAAAAGAAATGGCCAAGATGCCACAAGGTGAACTGCACAAGTTTGCTGCTACTAAAGAAAAAGGCCTGCCTAAAAAGGTCAAAGAAGGCGGTAAACCAGACTTTATTGACCTAGACAAAGATGGCAACAAAACTGAGCCAATGAAACAGGCTGCCAAACAGGCCAAAGGCAAAAAAGAAGAAAAAGTTGATGAAACAACTGTATCCGGATCAGTGGCCACAGCTTCTCCAAGCGGCAAGCCCAGCAAAGGCATGCAGTTTGGCAAAGGTGTTTACGAAAGTTTAGACCGTCAGTTCAAACAGGCCTTAACTGAAAGTATCAATATTGAATCCAAGATGCAAGAGTGCGGTGACGGCGAAATGGCTCCGGCAATCACTATCCAAGCCGATGGTGAAGAAGCGGCCAAGTTGATGATGTTGTTGAAGTTGGCCGGACTTGAAAGTCAAATTCCTAAGGCCTGTCCAACCTGCGGTGCCAGCCCATGCGGTTGCGATCAAATGGTAGACGAAAACGCACCAGACTGGCCAAGCAACACAGAAACACTGGCAGCAGATCCTAATCTACGCACCTACTCAGGTGGGTTGAATGGCCCTAAATCAACTGGACAATCAACAACACCAGTATTGGCCAGCCAGTTACGTCGTCAGGCCAGTATGGAAGAGTCATTAGAACTTGAGCGTAATTTGTTCAAAACTTGGCAAAATTATAAAGGTTAATTAAAATGGCTCAAGCAAATGTTTTTACAAGTCTGTCAGCAAATACTGTCTGGTATACTGACAAAGCCAGTATTAGCACAGGCAATACTGCTGTGACATTTAATGTATATGCTCCTGCAGTCGGCACAGCTGCCGCAGTCGGCAATATCTATAGCAACGCTGTAAGTGTTCCAGCCGCTACCGTTACAGAAATTTATGTAGGCGTTGGAAATTACATAACAATTACTGGCGCAAACTTTACTATTCAGGAACTAGGCACCGCAAGTTCAGCACAAGCCGGCGTAATTGGAGCCTAGTTGTGAGAGCAGATGAGTTTATCTCTGAGGACCGCAAAGGTAAAATTCCCGGTGGCCATGACAATTCAATGCCCGGCGCACATATCATGCGTGACAATGGCGGATATGATCGTACCAATCATTTGAATCGTATGATGATGGCAGCTGCTTGTCATGATGGTAAAACAAAAAATGCTGTGCCAAGAGATCAAATGGATCCAGCAAGCTGGGTTGAAAAATACAACACAGCACATCCATATACCCGAGAAGAAGACAACATGATTCACGGTGCCATGAAAACAATCGGCGCTGAAAGTCATCATGTTGTGTCAGACCATCGCAGTGTAGAACACCCAGACACACATCGAGTAAGTCCAATAAAAGCGTTCAAAGGCTACGGCCGATGAGAGCCAGAGAATTTGTCACCGAAGGTCGAACAGGTTCGATAACATATGATGTGGGTCGTTCGTTACCTGGTGCGTTTAAAATTCCAGCATTGAAAAATCAAGATCCTTATTTGCAGTATCGTTTTGGTGTGGCCATTGCCGGAGCCAAAGGTGCGGCTCAACGTGCAGCGGACGGTGTTCCACCATTTGATGGCAAAGAATCAGAGTTTGGCGAAAACGAGATTGTAGTAAGCTATGATCCGCATGTAGTAGATTATATACATGATGCTCTCAGAGCCATGGGCATGCCTCCAAGTGATGCAGTGCAGATTGGCACGATGGCCAGTGAAGAAATGCCCGATGTAGACAAACGCAGTCCTGTTGCAGGATTCAAAGGATATCCACGATAATTAATAAGAAAGAAATTAACATGAAAAAAATCTTAACAAGTTTAATAATTGCGCTAATTGCATCATCAGCATTGGCCTGGACACAACGTGCCCCTGGCACCCTAGCACAATGTCAAGTGCATACACCATACGGTGTTCCACAAGTGCAAGGTGCTGTGCAACCAATTTGCCGTGAAGCTTATCTATCAGCCTATGATTCTCAGGCCAAAGTTCCACGTTTTGTTATGTGGACCTTGACCCCTGGACACGCATTGGGTTGCGTAGCACGGTCAAATGCATTTGCCGCTGACCAAAGCATCCAGGGTGGTGCAGTACCAGGTGACTACGCAGGCACAGGCTACGACAAAGGACACATGGCTCCAGACGGAGACCAAAGTTGGGATCAACAGGTTGAGTATGAAAGTTTCTTGATGACCAACATGAGCCCACAGGCCGGCAGTTTAAATCGTGGTATTTGGAAACTGTTAGAAACATCAGTGCGTGGTTGGGCAGCTCAAACTGGACACACATTCAACATAGTCAGTGGTGGATTATACACAGCACAAGACAAAAAGATTGGTGCTGGCGTAGTTGTTCCACATGCTTTCTACAAGATTGTCATAGACGAAAACACAGGACAATATGCAGGTTGGTTGTTTCCACACGTAGCACCATATCCTAATCTAGGCAATGACTTGACTAAATTCCGCGTACCAGTGGCACAGATTGAACAACAAGCAGGTGTTAATTATGCATTTCCTAAAGGCGCAGTAGAGCTACAACCTGGACAAGAATGGCCAGTGGACTTTGGCGCATTGACTAATGCAAAACGCAAGTTGTGTGGCGCCAACGCCGACATCGATTAAAAGTTTGTTCCAGCAGTCAATCTGCTCATAATTACAGTATGAGCAATTTCTTGTGTGCAGCTCCGTGGAGGGGTCTGCACATCAATCCACAAGGCAGTGTCAAAACCTGTTGTGCAGGTGATCCTAATATGTTGGGCAACTTAAACAGCCAAACTATTGAGGAGATTCTACACGGCTCTGCACTGCAAGAAGTAAGACAAACCCTGCGTGAGGGACGCCCACATGAGCAGTATTGTCACAATTGTGTGCAGGCCGAACGCTATGGTCGTAGTGAACGTGACTGGCACAACAGAATAAATCCCGGCTTTGATGCTGGCCAAGCCTCAGATACAGAACACCATCCAGTGCTGATTGACATACGCTGGAACACCACTTGCAATTTCAGTTGCAACTACTGCAACGAACACAGTAGTAGTCAATGGGCCAGTCTAAAACAATTGTCAGTTCAGTCCGGCACCAGACCCTATTCTGACCAAGTATGCAACTATCTCGAACAACATCAAGCACACATTAAGAAAGTGGCTCTAATTGGTGGTGAGCCGTTGTTGCTCAAAGAAAATGAACGACTACTAGATGCAATTCCTTTGGATTGTCAAGTTGACGTTATAACCAATCTTGGTGTAGACTTAGAAAGCAATCGGATATTTGCTAAGTTAGCACAACGACAACAGGTTGGGTGGAACATAAGCATTGACAATACGGGTGATAGATTTGAATATGTCAGGTATGGTGGTACATGGAGTCAAATTGAACAAAATATCAAAATAATACAGGCCTGCTCAGGGCATAGATTAGGCATACATCCGCTTTACAACATTTACAATGCCACTAGACTATCTGAATTGATTTCTTGGGCACATGATCAAACAATACCCGTGCATTGGCAAAGCCTATATCATCCTGCTTGTTTAGATCCGCTACAACTGGGACCTGAGTTTAGGCAGTTGGCCTTAAAAGAATTACGAACAGTATTAAGTAGACCCGATTTGGATCACGGTCAACGCAACTTCCTACAAGAAACCGAAGCTCGACATCAGCTGGCCAACAACAATATGTTACCAGAATTTATAAATCACATTGCCGAAATTGAAAGTAAATATCATGCTGGTGCTGCAGGTCGCTTTGAACAACTGTGGCCTGAACTAGCAACTTTATTATGAGCCAAACCGAATCTACTTTAGTTAAAACACCATACAAGAAAACAGCCTTTACTGATCAACAGTTAGAGGAGTTTGTAAAATGTGCTGATCCTGTAACAGGTCCGCAATATTTTCTTGATAACTTTTTTCATATACAGCATCCTACCAAAGGCAAGATGTTGTATCATCCGTTTGACTATCAAAAGCGACTGATAGATACCTATCACAACTATCGCTTCAGCATCAGCATGATGCCGCGACAAACCGGTAAGAGTACCAGTGCCGCTGGCTATTTGTTATGGGTGGCCATGTTCCGTCCAGATTCAACTATTCTTATTGCCGCACACAAATACACTGGCTCACAAGAGATCATGCAACGTATTCGCTATGCCTACGAGCTGTGTCCAGATCATATCCGTGCCGGAGTTACTAGTTACAACAAAGGTAACTTGGACTTTGAAAACGGATCACGCATAGTTTCAACCACCACAACAGAAAATACCGGTCGTGGTATGAGTATATCACTCTTATACTGTGACGAGTTCGCGTTTGTTCGCCCTGGCATTGCCAAAGAGTTCTGGACTTCTATTAGCCCTACACTGGCCACTGGTGGTAAGGCAATTATTACAAGCACTCCAAACAGTGACGAAGATCAGTTTGCCCTGTTGTGGAAAGGTGCTCTCAAGTGCGAAGATGAATTTGGTAACCCCACTGACGTTGGTATCAATGGATTTAAGAGTTATCGCAGTTATTGGAACGAACACCCAGACCGTGATGAAAAGTGGGCTAGCGAACAGCGAGCACAGTTAGGCGATGATCGTTTCCGCCGTGAAATGGGGTGCGAATTTATTATCAACGATGAAACACTTATAGCACCAACTAAATTATTAGATTTGCAAGGGCATGAACCCTTGTATAAGACTGGGCAGGTTCGTTGGTATCAGCGCCCCAAGTCAGGCCGTACCTATGTAATTGGGCTTGACCCTAGTTTGGGCACTGGTGGTGATGCTGCTGCTATACAAATATTTGAAGCAGAAACTACAGAACAAGTGGCTGAGTGGCGTCACAATAGAACACCAATACCTGAGCAGGTTCGCATTTTAGCAGCTATTTGTGCTCACATCAATGAAACAGTTAAGGATCCACAAAAAATATACTACAGCATAGAAAACAATACCATTGGCGAAGCTGCATTGATCAGCATTGACGAATATGGCGAGGAAAACATACAGGGCTATTTTCTAAGTGACCCGCACAATGGCGGAAATAAGAGATACCGCAAAGGATTCAACACCACAAACAAACCCAAGCTGGCCGCTTGTAACAAGTTAAAAACACTAATCGAATCAGGACGTATGAAGGTACGCAGTTCAAGCCTGGTCAGCGAACTCAAAACCTTTGTGGCTTCTGGTGCAGGCTATGCAGCCAAAATAGGAGAAACTGATGACTTGGTTATGAGCACAGTGCTGACGGTGCGTATGCTACAATTGCTACAAACCTACGATAACAGCATTGATACTCAGCTGCGAGACCACGGAGATAACATAATCCCGCCGATGCCATTCATCAGCGTAAGGCGCTAAATACACTACTATGGCAGATATTACACCCGCTCGAAAATTATTTGATCTACTGGTCAGTAGAGATTTTGACCCAGAAATGCTGGACAGTTCTGGTAAACCAGCCGCTGACCCTGCAGAAACTGAAATATACAGTTTTGACTTCCGTGCCCAAAGCGGCAAAGACTATGGCACAGTGGTAATCATGCTGGGCGACGACAATGATCTTGAAGTTTATTGCTCGGACAATGTGGGCCGCAGCATGGAAGGTGACGACAAAAACGACTGGTTTGCTTTCTTGGAACAGTTGAAAAACTTTGCCGTTAGAAACTTCATGACGTTTGGCATCAAAAACTTGAATCGTTTACGTTACAGTATGCAAGGGCAAGCTGCCATCAAAGAAGGCCTGTTTGAAAGTTGGACTGGAAATCGAACCACCAGCTGGAATGGTGCGCCAACTGAAGCTCGCTTGATGATCCGCCACAAAAAGAACATTGCCGAAGGTGATGCTCGTTTCCGCTACATCGAAAGTTTGTTTATTGAAACAGCTGATAGCGAGCGTTACAAGTTGCCATTTACCAGTTTAACTGCTGGCCGTGCCATGTTGGAGCATGTGCGCCAAGGCGGACGTCCTTACGATGCCAGAGGTAATCACATCAGTGAAATAGTTACAGAACTGGCGGTGCTAAGTCGTTTCCGCCGAGCCAATCAAGGACAAATCTTTGAAGGTGATACACAGCAACTGGTAGAACAAGTTAAAGAATACCAATCAAACTTGCAACGCAGCCTTAAAGGGCTTGGTACTCGCACTGGATACACCACATATTTTGAATCATGGAGCCCGGCTGAAATTTCAGAACAGGATGTAGTGATTGAAAGTTTAAAGAATCTTTTTGTCAAGCAGAGCATTGACACAAGAATTGAGTCAGCACTACCGCTGCTGGCCAAAATACAACAACAAGGAACTGAAATGAAAGAAGCCAACATATTTGAAGCCTGGGTCGAACGACTTGCAGAAGGAACTTGGGCGTTGCCAGATACTCCAGAAAAACAAGACCAATTGATTGAACTGTTGAGTACGGACTTGCCAGTGGGCGCTGATGCTACCAATGCCACAGAACAACTGTATGACCTTGTTGGCGATGACGAGTTATTTGACCAGTTGGGCGAACTGGCTGACCGCGATGCCAATGCAGATGCACGTCAAGTTATCATGGATCGACTGCAAGAACTCAGTGACTTTCCTGAAGTTCGTGCGGTATTGGATCAATTGCAAATTGATGCTACTGCTGAAATGAATCCACCCGAAGCCACTAATCCGGCTGATCTTGAACAAACAGACGAAGCCATGTTTCCAGGTAGTGCCATTGGTGACAAGTTGCGAGACTTTAAGCGAAAACAAGGGCAATCTGGTTCTGCAAAATTTGCAATGGGAATGATGCCAGCAGCAGGTGCTGGTGCAATGGCTGGATCTACAATGGCAACTACTGCTGTAGGAGCATCTGCTTTGTTTGCACCAGCATTAGGCGCAGGTGCTTTAGGTGGTGCCGCTGCCGCATTAGGCGGATTCTTAACATACAAGGGTCTAAATTGGTTGGCACAAAAATTGTTTGGAACCAAAGAAGAAGCATTGGCATTTGCTGATGCACATTTAAAAGCCGCAGGATCGGGACAACCACAATTTGAATTCCAAGGTAAAACATATCCAGTCAAGATCAATAGTCCACAAGAAGCACAGCAACTATTACGCAAGATTCGTGTTTTACAAAGTCAAATTGACGAAAGTGATTTGAATAGTTTACGTCGTACCGCCGGCTTGACTGAAAACGTTCTTACCGACAGCACCGGCAGCACATTCCAACACATACTTGACACATTCAAACGTGATGTTCGAGACTTCAAAGAAACTGGCGAAGTCAGTGACGAACTGCACAATGCCCTGTATGACTACTACTTTGATGACATGCCATATGGCACAAAGAAAGCTCGTGACGGTGATCCGTACGAATGGGTAGCAGATCGTTTTGGTGCAGACTTGGGCATCGACGGCTATGGCGGAAACAGCCCTGGCATTCCAGATTCTGATTACGGAATGGAACGTGAAAGCGTAGGCGACTATGCTGACGAGTATCAAGACTCGCTGTCGGGCATACTGAAAATTGCTGGTGTTCCTGCTAAACCACGTCCTGCACCCGAATACGATCATGCCGACATGGAAGAAGGCCTAATAGGTACCGCACTAGGTGGCATTGGTGGAGCATTGGTAGGAGGTCCAGCCGGAGCAAGAATTGGTGCATCACTTGGCAACGCAATTGGCAATGCAATGGGTAGTGATGACAAAACTACCGATGAAGCTGTTATGGTCAACCCAGGCACTACTATCATGAACCCTGATACTGAAAAAATGGCCAACCCTGAATTAGAAAAACACAATACTTGGCAGAAACAAGATGCAGAAGCAGATAAAATAAAATGGGGCGGCGGCGGCGTTCCTGCCAAAACATCAGCACCTCAAAAATCTGGCCTGGCCGCTAAATCTGGTGATGTCATTGATGTTGATGCCAAAGAAGTAGAAGAGGGCGATATTCCATCTGAATTTGTTAGCGGAGCACGTGGACAACCGACCCCACTTGATGTAATAAATTATAAAGATTACACGTCTGACATGAAAAGTAATTTTGGTCAAGACTGGAAACCTGATCCAAAACCAACAGGACCGTACGATACGGCTAAACTTGGATCGCCTCGATATTCTCAACCACCAGCAGAAGAGTCTATTGATCCTACCAATCCTAGAGATTATGAAATTCCAGCCATCCAGCGCAAAGGTCAAGAGCCATTGACTGCCAAAGACATTGAGCAAAAGGATCGTAAAGCTGAATTTGATTACTATCAACGTGCTCACGGCCGTCCACACCCAGACTCGGCCACAGAAGAAAGTCGTTCGCCCTTGGCTGGACAATACGGACACGCCGGCAAAATGAAAGAAGTCTCCAAGGATGTTAGCTTTTTGGACCGACTCAAAGAACTTTCCGGAATGAAGAAGTAATTCTGCAATTAGAACAACCGCGTCATAAATACACTTGACGCTGAGAAATAAAGCGTATATACTACACATGTGTATGCGCTTTTTCTATTCAGCATCACAGGCAACTCAAATCTAAATTTTTAGATAGGCAACATAGTAACTAAACTTTGAAAGGCAACTAACTATGGCATCATTAGCAGACATCCGTGCGAGACTCGCACAATCAGAAGGTAACAAACAAGGCGGCAACTCCACCGGTGGCGATAATGCAATTTATCCACACTGGAACATGGAAGAAGGCGCAAGCGCAACACTCCGATTCCTCCCAGACGGCAACACCAAGAACACATTCTTTTGGCAAGAACGAGCAATGATTCGTTTGCCATTCAATGGCGTCAAAGGTGAAATGGAATCCAAACAAGTATATGTGCAAGTCCCTTGCGTGGAAATGTGGCAAGAAACTTGTCCTGTGCTGACAGAAGTTCGCACTTGGTTCAAGGACAAGAGCCTTGAAGAAATGGGTCGTAAGTATTGGAAAAAACGCAGTTACATTTTCCAAGGCTTTGTTCGTGAGAATCCACTAGGCGACGACAAGACTCCAGAAAATCCAATCCGTAGATTCATTATTGGTCCACAAATCTTTACCACTATCAAGGGTGCATTGATGGATCCTGAGTTGGAAGAATTGCCAACAGACTACCTGCGTGGATTAGACTTCCGCATCAGCAAAGGTAGCAAAGGCGGCTTTGCTGACTACAACGGATCAAAGTGGGCTCGCAAAGAGACAGCACTCACTGAAGCCGAACAAGCAGCCATTGAAAAGCATGGCCTGTTTGACTTGAGCACATTTATGCCCAAGAAGCCCGGTGAAGTTGAACTCAAGGTAATCAAAGAAATGTTTGAAGCAAGTGTTGATGGACAGAGTTACGACACAGAACGTTGGGGTCAGTATTTCCGTCCAGCTGGTGTTAATGCTCCAGCAGGCAGTGCTACACCAGCGCCAGCAACAGCCGTTGTTGATGGACACGGTGATGTTCACGAAGTTGAAGCCAAGTCAGCACCCGCAACAGCGGCATCAAGTGATTTTGATGATGAGCCAGCAGTGGCCAGTGCTCCAGTAGTGGCCAAGCCATCTTCAGACAAAGCTCAAGACATCTTGGCAATGATTAGGGCCCGTCAAAAAGCGTAACAAATGCTATCGCATTTAGATCGCGTTTTGTTTCCAGACCGCTGTGAGGTAATTGAAATCATACCCTCACAGCGGTATGTCTATGTTATTTTTAAAAATGGACATACTAGTTTCTTTACGCCACAAAAAAAGAACAACTGGCCAATACGTATCAATCAACAGATTCGACGAATCAACACAATTGATGTAATCATACGAAATCCTCAAGATCGATTAATTTCAGGAATCAACACATTTATACAACACACCGTGAGAGATAATCCTGCGCTTGATCCGGTTACAGTAGAATGGTTCGCATTGAATTACATATCGTTGAATCGCCATTATGCTTCACAGTTTGTGTGGTTATTAAATTTAGCAAGGTATTTGAATCCCAATACCACGTTGAACTTGTTGCCAATGGCGGCCATCGGAGAACTCACAGGAAGAGATTCAAAGCCCGAAGGTGTGCTTCCGGCTAACACAGAACTAATAAAACGAATCTCATCAGTGAAAAACAACAACATGTATCAGCGTATCGATGCAGTGATATTTGATTGTATTGGACAGTCGTTGACTTGGCAACAGTTATTACAACGGATAAAAACCGCTGATCCTACAGCATACGAGTATGTGATTGAGTATGCACAACAGATTTTAAATCCAACCTATGTATTGTCCTAGACTAGATCATTTTGTTCGTTTCAACAGCAACGGCACAGTTAGTCGCTGTGGACACATGGTCAACGCACCAGAATTTGCCACGCTTGAAGCAATGGAATCCAGTGAGTGGCTGGTCAATACCAAACATTTGATGAGTAGTGGACAATGGCCTGACGAATGTATACGTTGTGAAGAAACTGAACCTGACAGCATACGAGCGTATGCAACAGAGTTAGACCATCAAACTGAACAGAAAGATTATTTACAAGTAGGTGGTGTGTTGGACAATCTGTGCAATGCCGCTTGCCAAACATGCAATCAAAATCTCAGCAGTAGAATCGGCAGCTTAGCCGGACCTGTATTTCCAATTATCAATAATACGGATCAATTCTGGCAATTGCCACAAGAACGAATTATGCATTTAGATATCAATGGCGGCGAGCCCAGTTATAGTAAAAACTATAAACGACTGTTGAAAAATTTGCCACCTAATTTAAAAACGCTCAGATTAAATACAAATTGTAGCACAGTATTAACTGAACTAGTTGATATAGCCCGCAGTGGCATCGAAGTTACAGTCACAGTAAGTTGTGACGGCATCGGCACAGTGCATGACTTTGTGCGCTGGCCTATACCTTGGCAAGATTTTTATCGTAATTTAATGACCTATAAAACAATGCCAGTCACATTGAATTTGTGGACAACAGTCAGTGTGTTGAATGTAGATGACTTGCCCAACATTCAAAAATTTGCCTTAGAGCACAGCATTGATCACAGTTATGCTTACTTAAAAACGCCCGTTGAGTTGAGTGTTGATAATACTGACATTCCTGCTAGAGATGCATATATAGCAAAACAAAAACAACTAAGAGGCATAGTATGAAAATAGCAATCACTGGTCACACCGCCGGCATAGGTCAAGCTCTTGCTGAAGAATATCAACTCATGGGTTATGAAATTGTAGGTCTTAGTCAACGTGACGGCAACAATATTCGCAACACCGTTAAGATTTGTGATCAAATTGAACCGTGTGATGTTTTTGTTAACAACGCACAAGCCGGATATGCACAGACCGAGTTGTTGTTTGAAATGGCACAACGCTGGTCGGGCACCGGCAAACAGATTATTGTGATCAGCACAATGATGACTCAAGAACCTGTGTCGTCGTTGACTGGACTAGACATGGATCATTATCGTTTGCAAAAAGTTACATTAGAAGAAGCTGTGCGTCAAATACGACATCGTCGACTCAAAGTAAAGATCGTAGTAGTTCGTCCTGGTAACATTGCCACAAACTTGGATAAAACAGTGCCACCTGCCGCCGATGTCGATAACTGGGCTAAAACCTTATTGGGTCTATTAGATATGGCCGCAAAAAACAATCTTAGAATTCCAGATATTTCTTTAGGACCGGTATGACCCCCAAAGATATATTAACCAACAAGAATTTTTGCCCAATGCCATGGACTGGGTTGATGTATAACGTTGATGGCAAAGTAAAAAATTGTATTCGCAGTGATTTTACAACCGGTGGTCTAGGCAATATCAAAGACAACACCATTGAAGAAATACTGTTAGGACCTGTCAATGTTACCAAACAAACTAATATAATCAATAACCAGCCGGCTGCTGGCTGTCATACTTGTTACGATTTAGAACATGGTAAAGAAGGTTTTGATATTATCAGTGATAGAATTTTCTACATACGAGAATTCAAACAAACCCCATTGGATACTTATCGACCCAATAATTTTAATCTACAAACCATTGATGTTCGGTGGACCAATTTGTGTAATCTTGCTTGTGTATATTGTGGCCCTGTGTTTAGTAGTCGTTGGGCAGACGAATTGGGTAAAAAAATATCACAACCAACCGAACAACAGCAACAGGATTTCAGAGACTACATTTATCAACACGCCAAGAATCTCAAACATGTATACCTAGCCGGTGGCGAACCCTTGTTGATGAAGGAAAATTTAAAACTACTTCGAGAATTAAACCCAGACGTTAATCTTAGGATAAACACAAATCTTAGCAAGGTTGATACAGGAGTGTTTGATGCAGTATGCCAATTCAAAAATGTTCATTGGACAGTGAGTGCAGAAACCATAGAAGATGAATTTGAATACATACGATTCGGCGGTAAGTGGCAGGATTTTTTAGACAATCTAAACACAATTAGAAAACTTGACCATAAGATAAGTTTCAACATGCTATGGTTTCTTTTAAATTATGACTCGGTATTTGGATATGTAGACTACCTTAAAGGTCTAGGATTCCATAATAATAGTTTTGTCATTGGTGCGTTACTCACTCCTGATTACCTAAATATTAGACATTTACCAGAAAATGTGTTAAACTCGTTAAAGTTAAAATTACAATCAAAGATCAACGAAAATCCAGGGTACCTACTTGAAGATAGTTATCGGAATATGTTGCATTACATTGAGCAACCAATTGAGAAGAATTTAACAAATTCATTTGAACAATTGGCAACAATGGATCAACGGCGTGGAGTAGACAGCAGTAAAATTTTTACAGAATTATACAAACTTAAAGAAGGAAAGTAATCATGGCAAAACCATTTGATATAAGCAAGTTCCGCAAGGACATCACCAAAAGCATTGAAGGCCTAAGTATTGGTTTCAATGATCCAACTGATTGGATCTCAACAGGCAATTTTGCCTTGAACTATCTTATCAGTGGAGACTTTAATCGAGGTATTCCACTGGGCAAGATTACAGTATTTGCCGGTGAGTCTGGTGCAGGAAAAAGCTATATTTGTTCAGGCAACATTGTTAAGAACGCACAAGAGCAAGGTATCTTTGTCATCTTGGTTGATACAGAAAACGCACTAGACGAAACATGGCTACATGCGCTTGGTGTAGATACCGGTGCAGACAAGTTACTTAAATTAAACATGAGTATGATTGATGACGTTGCCAAGGCTATTTCAACATTCATGATTGATTACAAAGCTCTACCAGATGGTGAGCGCATGAAGGTATTATGGGTTATCGACTCATTGGGCATGTTGTTGACTCCAACTGATGTGAATCAATTTGAAGCCGGTGACATGAAAGGTGATATGGGTCGTAAGCCCAAAGCACTAACAAGTCTTGTTCGTAATTCAGTCAACATGTTTGGTGGCTTCAATGTTGGAATGGTTTGTACGAATCACACCTACGCAAGCCAGGATATGTTTGACCCAGATGATAAGATTTCAGGTGGCCAAGGCTTTATCTATGCATCAAGTATTGTTGTTGCTATGAAGAAAATGAAACTCAAAGAAGATGAAGAAGGTAACAAAATCTCTGAAGTAATGGGTATCCGTGCTGGATGTAAGGTAATGAAAACTCGTTATGCTAAACCATTTGAAGGTATGCAGGTTAAGATTCCGTATGAAACAGGCATGAACCCTTATAGTGGATTGACTGATCTAGCAGAGAAAAAAGGTATACTTAAGAAAGATGGCAATCGTTTGATGTTTGTTACCAGCGAAGGTGAGATAATTAAACAGTTCCGTAAGGCTTGGGAATCCAACGAAGATGGTTGCTTGGACAAAGTAATGACAGATTTTAAAAATCAGAAAGAAACAGTAACCACTGAAGAAACCGCAACGGAGGAATAACAATGACAGTTGAATTAGCAAATGAAATTTGGTCAGAACTTAAAAGATATGTCAACACAGTAGATCGTGATGAAGCGGCAGAAACATTGGTATCGGTCCTAATTGACAACGATGTCAGTGCCGACGAGATCAAAGCAGTTTTTAAAACCGACAGTGACGTTAAAAAAGCATTGACCAGTTACCTCAAAGAGCATGATGAAATTGAAGAGGAAGAAGTCGACGACGAAGATTACGACGAAGACGAAGACTGGGAAAACTAATGTGGTATAGCAAAGTTGTAGCGGATCTAGGTAATATTCCAGATTTTATCACACATTACGAACACGAACTTGACGAAGCCAAACGCGACTGTCGAGTTGGTGGACTTGTTGAAAAAAATATTACAGCTTTGCCAGGCCTTACAGAACATAGGTTTAACCAGTTGCAAGAAGTTGAAGCAGTGTTAAATTACCTCAATATACAACTACGCAAAATACGACGCAAGCACTTTCAAAAATATCTTGAAGGGTACGCTCGAGCATTGACAAGTCGTGATGCTGAAAAGTATGTTGATGGCGAAGACGAAGTCATTGAATTTGAAACCTTAATCAACGAAGTTGCACTGTTACGTAATCGATACTTGGGCATTCTTAAAGGAATGGAAAGTAAGAACTTTATGCTGGGACACATTGTGAGATTACGAGCCGCCGGTATGGAGGATGTTCAAGTATAATGTTTGCACATCCTGGCGACAGCCATCAACACAGTCTTGAAACACTACGTCAGTTGTATGAGTATGATGATTTCATGCTGAGTATACGCAACATGATTGATCTTGGATGTGGCTCTGGTGACGATTTGGTATGGTGGGCGACCCGAACAACTCGCGACGATCCCCAGCCGCTGAACATCAAATGTCACGGCATTGATCTAGGTGGAAACTCATTGGTTGTTAACGAACATGAAAATATTACCTATCAACAGTGTAATTTTGAAGATACATTAACTGTTCCAGATGGTGGATTTGATATACTATGGTGCCACGATGCATTTCAGTATGCTGTTAACCCAATACAAACTCTCAGCAATTGGTGGCATATTGCCAGCCCAGGCGGTATGCTGTCACTGACTGTACCAGTGACTCAACAAATACATCGTCGACAACTTAGTTATGTGTTGCCCAATGGACATTACTATCATTACACCATGGTCAGTCTCATGTATATGTTGGCCACAGCCGGATGGGATTGTGGTGCTGGGTTTTTTAAACAAACACTCACTGAGCCGTGGATACATGCGGTGGTTTATAAAAGTGCTCAACCTCCTCAAAACCCACGTGATATCAATTGGAACACATTGGTAGAGCTTAATCTTTTACCCCAGTCTGCTGTAAAAAGCATTTATGCTCACAGTGCTTTAAGACAACAAGATTTAGTTATTCCTTGGATTGACGGCAGTTTATTGAGCATGGCCGTTTAACGGGCTATAAATATTTGCATGAAAAAAATAGTAATAGTAAGCGGCGGATTTGATCCGGTACATTCGGGACACATTAAACTGATAAAGGAAGCCCGTTTATTGGGTGATATGTTGATCGTAGGAATCAACAGTGACGAGTGGCTGACTCGCAAAAAAGGTCGCGCCTTTATGCCGTGGAACGAAAGACTGTGCGTATTAAACAACTTATCTTCAGTAGATGAAGTATATACTTTTGACGACGAAGACGGAACTGCTTGTCATTTGCTACGTCAAGTTCGAGCACATTATCCTGATGATAAAATTATTTTTGCAAACGGTGGTGATCGCACACACTCAAATATTCCAGAAATGGACGCCGATGATGATAATTTAGCATTTGCATTTGGTGTTGGCGGAGTTGACAAAGCAAATAGTAGTAGTTGGATTTTGGAAGAATGGAAAGCACCTAAGGCACTACGCCCATGGGGCTATTACCGGGTATTACATGATGTACCTGGTACCAAAGTCAAAGAACTTACTGTTATGCCTGGCCAGCGTCTTAGTATGCAACGCCACCAAGATCGAGCCGAACATTGGCATGTTTCTGAAGGTACAGCCACAGTTTACAGCATAAATAGAAAAAGCGATCCAGAGTTGGTGGGTATCTTTGAAATACACAAACATATACATATCAATTGTAACGAATGGCATCAGTTGTGCAATGAAACTGACGCTCCGTTAAAAATTGTAGAAATACAATACGGTGACAATTGCGTTGAAGAAGATATCGAACGCCGATAACAGCTCGATAAATAATCGTAATTAGGAGAAGGATAAAATGGTAAACAGAACTGTAAAAGCATTAGGATGGGGCTCGGGCACAGCTGAAATAACTGCGATCCTAGATGGATTAACTGTATTCTCTGGTCCAGTTGAGTTGGTAGAAAAGACCAACGATAATGAAAGTGAGCAAACATCACCTGTATTATTTTCTTTTGAAATTCCATTGGATTTTACCGGAACTAAACATATGACGATTTCTGTAAAAGGAAACACAGTGGAATTTGGCCAAATTGTAGCAAATTACACCGAGCTACATATGGACACAGTAACATTCAGTACCGGTCCAGATGACTATGTGGACATTGCCGAAGACGACGACAATGGTGTTAAAGATCCTCGCACCAATGTAACCATTGACGGTGTCAAGCAAACAGCTGACAGATTGTTAGGAAAAGGAACATGGCACTGGACAGTAGATCCTGGGTCAATACTGGAACACGATCTCACTGTATCTACTACTGGATTCAATGACGAATAAAGTTAGTCTGCACTAACCTACTAGAAACCCTTCATTTTGGAGGGTTTTTTTATGGTTGACCCGAAATGACCCATTTGCTACAATTATACTATTATGAAAGTCAAGCAAAATACCCGCAAAACTCGCGCTCATTGGGTGTTGTTTTCCTGCAACACCCCTTTTAAGCCCAAACAAGTTGAGCTTAAAACCCGTTATCAGCGCCAGCCCAAGCATAAAAAGAGTGCAGATTTTGGTTGACCTAAAATGGTCCATTTGCTATAATACTTGTATAGAAACTAAAAAGGAGCCCAGAAATGAGTAAGATTGCAGTTACAGTAGAGTTTTCAGAAAAAGAGTTTAAAAGCATTATTGAAGCGACTGGACTTGACATTACAAACGATGCCAAGTTTAAAAAGATCTTTAACAGCAAGGCATTTGCTAAAATGCTGGCTGCAGACTTGAAGCAAGTGTGGGAAGAAAACAACAGTGGCGAAGGCGACCTAGACTGCCTGTTAGAAAGTATTTTTGAAGATTGTGTTGGATTTGGCGAAAATGCTTGACCAGAAATGGTCCATTTGCTATAATACTTGTATAGAAACTAAAAAGGAGCCCAAAATGCGCCACGTAGCAGGATTTAGTAACAGCACACGAATTCGTTTCGTCATTGACGGGTTTGGCATGTATGGTACAGTAAACGATATCTTTACAAAAACAGCCACAGTCACACATGGTGCCGCCCTGCGCCTTGCAATCCAAAAACTGGCTTACGATCGCCGTCACAGTAGTTTTACTGGTGAAGCCCGCCCAGTGGGGGTTGGTATCACCCACGAGGGCATTGACGTTCAAATCACTTTAATGGCCAACTAAGGTTGACCATTAAATCCATTTAGTTTATAATATACACATATTAACAACATAGTTAAGGAGCTAAAAATGTCTACAATTCTTGTAAAACATGGTAGTTATCGCAATCAACCCGTAAACAATGTAACCTTTGCTCTTGTTAAAGGTTACCAAACAGGAGCCAAAGGAGGCTATGTGACAGTAAACGCTGAAGGTTACTTTGGTGAAGACACTCCGGACGTAGTTCGTATCCGTGTCAATTCAATTGAAGATATAGAGTTTACCACAGGTGACTCTGTTGCGGCACCTGTTGCCCAGGCTCCAGCCAAGGCGCCAGTGGAAACTGACGAGGAAGTTATGACTCGTATTGGCGAGCGTTTTGATATCCTGGACCAAATGACCAAGGCCACCATTGCCGGTGACGTCCGTGCTATGATTGTGGTTGGCCCTCCGGGTGTGGGCAAGAGCTACGGTGTAGAAAAACAGTTGGAGCACTCGGGCTTGTTTGACCAGTTGAGTGGTCGCAAGATCAAATACGAAGTTATCAAAGGTGCAATGACTCCGATTGGTTTGTATTGCACTTTGTATAAACATTCAGACCGGAACAATGTGTTGGTGTTCGACGACTGTGACTCAGTATTCCAAGATGACTTATCGTTAAACATTTTAAAAGCGGCACTGGACTCTGGCAAGAAACGTCGTATCTACTGGAACAGTGACAGTGCCATGTTGCGTCGTGAAGGAGTGCCAGACATGTTTGACTTCAAAGGTGCTTGTATCTTCATCACCAATTTGCAGTTCAGTAATCTCAAGAGCAAGAAGTTGCAAGACCATTTAGAGGCATTGCAGAGTCGTTGTCACTTTTTGGACCTCACACTCAACACCATGCGTGATCGCTTTTTGCGTATCAAGCAAATTTACCTCAAAGGTGAACTGTTCGCAGACTACGATTTTAGCTCGGAACAAGGCGATGAAATCATTGGATTCATGGAAGCAAATCAAACTCGTCTACGTGAAATGAGCCTGCGTATGGCGCTCAAGATTGCTGACTTGACCAAAGTGTCCGAGACAAATTGGAGGGCCCTGGCCGCCAGCACCTGTATGAAGAACAGTTAATCAATTAGCTCCTGGGCAGTGCAAACTGCCCATTTACAACAGGTATCTGTAAAAAGATACCTGTTTTTTTGACTTTACTAGACTAAGTATGTTATACTAGCACAATGCGAACAGCTAAAATTATAATCCGTGACGAAGTTAATATCAAAATAGAAGGACTTGAGCTTGATGCTCGTCGTGCATTGGTTACGGCTTTCAAGTATGATGTTCCGGGCGCTCGTTACTTGCCAGCAGTTAGATTAGGACGATGGGACGGCAAGGTCAGTTATTTTCAACTGGGTGGCAGCACTTATGTGAACCTGTTGCCAGAGATCATTCCCATCTTGGAAAAGTTCAACTATGATATTGAACTAGATGACCAGCGCGACTACTTGACTACATTCAAGTTTGAGAGTGTGACTGAACAATCATTTAGTCACATTGCTTGGAGTAAAGGTCATCCGCTAGAAGGCGAACCAATGGTGTTGCGTGATTATCAAGTTGAGATTATCAATAACTTTTTGGCTGATCCACAATGTATACAAGAGATTGCCACCGGCGCAGGTAAAACTGTTATTACGGCTGCACTATCGAATGCAGTGGCGCCATATGGTCGTACAGTTGTAATTGTGCCCAACAAGAATCTAGTGACACAAACAGAAAAAGACTACATCAACATGCAACAGGATGTGGGTGTTTACTTTGGTGATCGCAAGGAATGGGGACGACAGCACACCATCTGCACTTGGCAAAGTTTAAATGTCTTGCTTAAAAACACAAAGAACTCGGTAGGTGATGTAACCATACAAGAGTTCTTGGAAGATGTAGTGTGTGTTATTGTTGACGAAGTTCACATGGCCAAAGCCGACGCATTAAAGAGTTTGCTGACTGGTGTAATGAGTCGTGTACCTATACGTTGGGGACTCACAGGAACCATACCCAAAGAACCATTTGAATTCCAAGCACTCAAGTGTAGCCTTGGTCCAGTAATTGGTCGACTCACTGCTAGTGAACTACAAAGCCAAGGTGTGTTGGCACAATGCCACGTGAACATTGTTCAGTTGGTTGACCACGCTGAGTTCACCAACTACCAAAGTGAATTGAAGTTTCTATTGGAAGAACCTGATAGACTTAAAACAATAGCCCAATTGATCGCACAAGTCAACGCCACAGGCAATACATTGGTGCTGGTAGATCGAGTAGCCGGGGGCCATGCCCTGGTAGAGTTACTAGGTGACTTGGCTGTTTTTGTCAGTGGCGCAACCAAAGCAAAGGATAGACAAGATGAGTATGATGAAGTTGCCACCAGCACTGGCAAGATTATTGTGGCAACTTACGGTGTGGCCGCTGTGGGTATTAATTTGCCTAGGATTTTTAATCTGGTTCTTGTGGAGCCCGGAAAGAGCTTTGTCCGCGTTATACAATCAATTGGGCGCGGCATTAGAAAAGCGGAAGACAAAGACCATGTCCAGATCTGGGACGTAACCAGCACTTGTAAATTTGCCAAGCGTCACTTGACCAAACGTAAAACTTTTTATAAAGAGGCCAACTACCCATTTACACAAGAGAAGTTGGAATGGAAATAAAGGTTGCACTTGTGACAAAATATGTTATAATACACTTATGAGAATACTAACACTTGACAATGAACCATTTGATCTAGATCACCTTCCGGAAGAAGTAGATGACATGCGTTTTGCTATTTTTGACAATAGCGATCCCAAGGATCCAGACTATCACTATATTCCGCTAATCTTCTTAGAAAGTTTTACAGCGCCAGCTTTGGTGTTACGAATAGGTTCGCACAGAATTCGCATGCCAGTTGATTGGCAGATCCTAATAGGAGAACCCGACATTGGTGATTTAGAAGTGTTACCTCTTACCAGTATAAACGATCGTGGGTTTAAGGCATTTCAATTTAATCCACTCAGCAGTTTTAGACCCAGCTTTCCAGACATTGAAATCATTGACATCTATCAAGAAGTGTCCTGGTATGCTCCTAAACTAAAGAATGGTCAGATGTTGTGTGTGCCAATCAGCGAAGGAGATGAACCCGAGTGTGTGTATTTTGTCAAAGACATCAGTCGTAACTGTGAAGTGGTAAACTATAACTTGGCGTGGTAATGGATAAGCTCAGTATCAATAACGAAATGGCTGTGTTTGATCGCAAGGATCGAGAGTTTTACAATAACCTAACACCAGAAGAACGTAAAAAGTTCAGTAACTTCTTGATGATTCGATATGGGTCAAGTGTGCAAGGCAGTCGAGATCTGCAAGAGTTTTACTTGATATCCACAAACGAAAGACTTAACAAACAGTTTTTTAATATCAACCGGCATCCAAAACTACAATGGCTATGTGCTACAACTGTGAGTCCGGGGTTAGGCACACAGCGTCATCAGTGGATTGCTCCTAAGAAAAAGGAACCTGGCGCTGGTAGTATTCGTAAACAATTAGCAGAACTATATCCACATCTCAAAGACGATGAACTAGAACTAATGGCACAAATCAATACCAAAAAAGACATTGATGAATATTTAAAAGCCTCAGGGCAAGACGCAAAGAAATGACCTATACCTGTCAGTATTGTCGGAAAGACTTTATGAAAGAGTCCAGTCTTGCGGTGCATTCATGTGAGCCGCGACGTCGACGCATAGAAAAAGACGAAGCAGGTGTGCGTCTTGGCTTTAACGCCTACTTGAAATTTTATGAACTGACACAGGGTAGTGCCAAGCTAAAAACCTACGATGACTTTTGTGAAAGTGCCTACTATCGTGCGTTTGTAAAGTTTGGTCGCTATTGTGTAGATATCCGTGCTGTTAATCCTGCACGTTTTGTAGAATGGGTATTGAAACAAAACAAAAAGATTGACCATTGGTGCAAAGACACAGTATACACAGAATACCTAACTGACTACTTGCGTGTGGAAAATATAAACGATGCTCTGGCTCGTGCTGTGGAGTTTGGTATTGATTGGTCAGAACAGTCGGGACACCCGGCAGAAGATTGCTTGCGTTATGGCAACACCAATGCAATGGTGTATGCAGTAACCGCAGGTCGCATAAGTCCTTGGATCATTTACAACAGTGAATCAGGACAAAAGTTCCTAGCCGAATTAGATGCCACACAAATAGCTATGGTGTGGCCTTACATTGACGCAGACTTTTGGATGAAAAAATTTAAAGACTATCCAGCAGACCAAGAGTATGCCCGGGATATATTAGCAAAGGCAGGATGGTAGCATGATCAAAGCAATTCATACCAGTGGAAAGTATATACAAGTAATAGGCGGCAGTGCCAGCACCTATGTGAGTGCCCAAGCCGGGTCACAAGGAGTTGGTAACTTGCGTTTCAACACCAGTCAGCAACGATTAGAAGTGTATGATGGCATGACTTGGTTGGAATTAAACACGCCACATGCCAGTGTAGGACTTAATGGGGCGGCTGAGGAAGCAATTGATTGGGTACAACGACAGATGGCAGAAGAAAAAAGACTTGAGGTATTGGCAAAAAAACATCCAGCGGTAGCAGATGCACTTAAAGCAGTTCAGCAAGCACAGGAACAAGTTAGAATCGTAGCCGCATTGGTGCAAGAATGAGCGCAGACATTGACATTGACTTAGCCGACAGGGATCAACTGTTAAAGTTGATTCGTGCTACTCCAGCACGTCAACTGCATCAAGGCCAGGTACGTCGACACAACAGTGGTGTATATGTTACAGATATTCCGTATGATCCAGTCAATACCTGTGCCGCTATAGATTACGAGGAGGCCGAGCAGTTGGGTTATTTTAAAATTGATTTGTTAAACATGAGTGTGTATCAATTAATAACCGGTCCAGAACATTACCAAGCAATGTTAGCAAAAGAACCGCCTTGGTCTCGCTTATGGACCGACGTAGAGTGGGCTCAGCAACTGGTTCACGTGGGCAACTATACAGATTTGTTACAAACAATGAGGCCAGATAGCATACCCAGGATGGCAGCATTTATAAGTATTATTCGTCCGGGCAAAGCACATTTACAAACACGCCCGTGGGCTGAAGTTTTCGAGTCAGTGTGGGACGGTGATGCAAGTCGTGGATTTGTATTCAAACACGCACATGCCATTGGATATGCTGCATTGGTGGCACTACATATGAACTTGCTGGTATGATTCAGTGTCCTAATCCGTATCAAAGAATTACACTAGTTGGTCATCCTAGTTTTGCTGGCGGCCATTTTTTGATCAATTGCCTGGGTCTAAATGATCAATCAGTTTTTCAACATGCTGAGTTGGCAAAAAAACAAATAGCCGGGCAATTTCAATATGCTAACAAACTGCAATACCTACATGAAAAATTGAAAATTGCCGGGCAGTCATCTACTTGGACTGATTTAGATCTTGGTAACATTCAATTGTTAGGAATTGAACACACTCAATTTTGCACACACTATCACGAAATTTTGGCTCGCCAAATGTTGCCAGTGGTTGAAGACATTATGAATCAAAATTTACACATGATGTTGAGCGCACATTCGCCAAATTTGATAAACGCTTTTTTAAAATTTTGGCCCAATGCCCGGGTAATTTTTTTTACCAACTATAGAAAATTTATCAACGCACGACAGCAGGCAACAGTGCAACCGCACAAGAACAAATCTGGACTACTAGACAGCGGATATTATTCCAAGGTTGGCGAATGGGTATTTGTGCCAACGCAATCAGCTGAATTGACTGAATATTGGGACTCAGTTAAAGAACTTAACTGGCCACTGAATCCACCCACTGATCAACACAAATTGGAACAGTTGCCAATGTTTATCCAACAACAACTAAGGTCGCAGACTCATCAATATATAGGTAAATTTTTAAATTATCAGCCGCTAATAGATGAAATATATGACAGTATGGTTCAGCAGTATCAAGACCAAGCAGGCGAACAATGTTTTATCTGGGACACAGGCAATAATTTTAAAAATAGTCAAGAGTTTTTAAAAAATATTAAAAAATGTTTAGACTGGTTGAATTTACCTGCCACCAATGATCAAGATTTGATAAATTATTTCGAACATTGGTTCCAAGTAATTCTTGATTAAATTAAAAAGTTTATGACACTTTTATACAGTAATGGATGCAGTTTTACAGCCAACCGTGACGTGCCAAGATGGCATCGATATCCGTTTGTAATCAGCAAACATTTTGGTTGGAGGTCGGTTGACCGAGCCGTATCGGGCTCGTGCAACAGTAAAATTATTCGGTGTGCCATGCGAGACTGCATTGATCTGTTGACGCACAATGAACCAATCGTGGCGCTGATTCAGTTAACGTTCAAAGAGAGATTTGAGTATGCTGGAACCCCAGATGATTCCAACCGTTGGAAATACGGAGAGATCAACACAGGAATAGATTTTGTTCCAGCACAAGATCAATTTGAATCTCTCAAACCCAGCGACTACGAAAACTGGCCCGACGAAGTAAAGCAGTATGGAAAACTTCATACGGTGTTACAAAAACCCGATGCGGTTGATGCTGAATTGTTTTCTAGATTGGTAGGACTTGTTTCGTTTTTTCGAGCAAACAATATTCAATATTTGATATACGCTGGACCAGCTGACTTTAAAAGTCATTTAAATGTCAATGATCCGTTTTATCAGTGGCTAACTGCTGATCCAAATGTATTGAACTTTTTGAATTTTGATATGCTTGCATTAACTGGCCAACAACGCCATCCGGACCGTGATGGAATGAAAGCGATAGCAGATTATTTTGTCAATCGACTCGGCGAACCAAAGTGATTGATTTGCGTTTGCTTTTTTTACGACTCATTTCACTCAGACTGCAAATAGGCCCATGCAATACTTCTAGATCTTTATTGGTAAAAGTTTTAAGGTAAGGCCTAAATACGTCCCAATCACCTTTGAGGAATATGTTGATAGGGATACTACGATTACTTTCCCACCACCAAACATTGGCTAATTCTAAAAAATGACGTTTCAGATCCGCGTTTGATATAGCACCAAAGTCATAGATGGTGGTTATTGCGTCATCTTGATTTTGTATAATACCCACATATTCCGTTGAGGCATAGACACATAGGGTAATGAATGGGTATTTTTCAGCTAATTTATTAATAAAATCGTTTGTCATGTCTACGGATATTTACCAGACCAATTTCGTCAGGTCTAGCAAAAGCACTAAATATAATGTATGTATTCAACCCAAGTCTATATCTACCAGCAAATTACCCAAGTGTTACTCATGGACACCGGTGCAGGCGAAACTTTTATCTATAGGTACGATCCCGTGTATGCAAAACAACTAACCATAAACAAAGGCGTTGACAATGTGCTTTTATTTGAGTTCATCAATCAACAAGAAAAGCCTGTCAACATCACAGGAAGCGACTTCCTGTTCCGTGCTATCAGCACCAATGGCGCTGATATTTTAGTTGAAAAACCCATGGTTATACTCAACGCTGCCACAGGCCGTGCAAAAGTTACGCTAACCAGTGCAGATTTATTAGAAGTATTGGCACAGCCTGCTAGCTATAGTATCCAACGTGTCAGTGGTAATTTAACAGAAGCTGTGTTTACCAATGCACAAGCAGGTGCTCGTGCTCCTGCCAACATTGTAGACAGCATATTGCCACAGCATGTTCCTAGTGCTCCATTGACAATTCCCACCACCAAATTGAGTGCTCAGGCCAGTTTAGATGGCACAGCCTGGGGCAGCTATAGTCCCGGAACCTATTGGTCAGGCAATCCCAACGGTGGCAACTACTGGAACAGTTTTGCCAACACAGAATTTTATAGCAGTTTCATTGAACCCACTAACGCCATTACAACTATACAAATGACCTTGGTAGGATATACAGGTACAATCAAAGCTCAGGCCGCGCCAAACTACGAAAGTATTTGGTACAATGTTTCTGAGTCAACCACCTACTACAATGAAACTCGTACTATCTATATGAACATTGTAGGATGGCATCCTTTGCTTAGATTAGCTTTTAACAACAGCATATTTGCTGTACCAACACAACCCGGAACTCCGGCCATTGGTTATGCAACTACTGAAAACGGAGTAGTGACCAGCGTTACTATCACCAACGGCGGTACAGGTTATTTGGCACCGCCACATATCAACTTCATTGGCGATGGCGCTGGTGCCACTGCTGTGGCCACAGTTGACCAAGGTGTAGTAACCGGTGTTGAAGTAACCAATGGCGGTTCGGGCTATTGGTACCTGCCCAACGCAGGTATGGGTGCAGGTGTGTATCCAAATAATCCTAACCAAACAGGTGCTGCAGTTATAATCAGCACAGGTTATGTAGTCGATCTTCTTTATAGATAATACCAAACTCACTTGTGATTCAGTAATAAATCTGCTATAATCGTAGCATGATTGATGTGATTTCTTTTCTTCCGAATAAAAGAAAACAAACAGCTAGTGGTTGGATAAGTTTCAACGCACCCTGTTGTGTTCATCGCGGAGATACTCAAGACAAACGACAGCGTGGCGGCATCAAGCCCAACACAGATGGTGCATGGAGTTACCACTGTTTCAATTGTGGCTATACTGCAAGTTTTGTATTGGGTCGTAACCTAACATTTAAAGCTCGTCGATTACTTGAATGGCTAAATGTACCACAAGAAGAAATTGAGCGAATTAATCTTGAAAGTCTGAAGCATCGATCAATCCAAGGCTGGTTAGGCGAACGTCAAGCTATTATGCAACAACTGCAAACGATCTCGTTTGAAGATCGAGACTTGCCGGTAACTACACAACCACTTAACGATGCTGCTATAGAATATTTGCAGAATAGGCGCATACCTTTAGACTATCCGTTCTTGTATAAAACAATGCCCAGACCCGGTGTGGTAATTCCGTTTACCTATGAAAATCAAGTGGTAGGACACACCACACGGTTCTTAGACAATCGTACACCTAGATATATTCAAGATATACAACCGGGCTATGTGTTTGGAACAGATTTGTTGCACGATAACTGGACCTGTGTTATTGTGCTGGAAGGAGTGTTTGATGCACTTAGTATCAATGGCCTAGCGGTGTTACACGCAGAGATCAACGATGCACAGGCTAGATTAATTCGCAGTCTAGGACGTGATATTATTGTTGTTCCGGATCAAGACGAAGCCGGTATGCGGTTAGTAGACCGTGCAGTAGAACTAGGATGGGCAGTTAGTATGCCCGATTGGCCTGTGGATGTAAAGGATGTAAACGATGCTGTGATTCGTTGGGGTAGATTGGCAACTTTGCTAACTATAATGCAGGCCCGAGAAACCAGTAAGATTAAAATAGAACTAAGGAAGAAACAACTTGTTAAAAGATTACGGACTTGACGTCCAACGCTTATTCTTAGAAATGATGTTGCAGGACGCAGAAAGTTATGTTCGCGTTCAAAACATTTACAACCCAGAAAACTTTGACCGCAGTCTCAGGCCAGCAGCTGAGTTTATTGCCAAACACAGTGACCAACACAAGACACTGCCCACAACGGAACAGATCAGTGCCAGCACCGGCGTTAAACTTAACAACATTCCTGATTTAAATGAAGGACATTTTGAATGGTTCATGGATGAGTTTGAAGGCTTTACTCGCAGACAAGAATTGGAACGAGCAATTTTAAAGAGTGCAGATTTGTTGGAAAAGGGCGAGTATGACCCTGTAGAGAAATTAATCAAAGATGCGGTACAGATATCACTTACTAAAGACATGGGCACGGATTACTTCAGTGATCCTAGTGCTCGTATTAACCGATACTTCAACTCAGGCGGGCAAGTAAGCACTGGCTGGCCACAGATGGACAAAATCTTGTATGGTGGATTTAGTCGCGGAGAACTAAATATTTTTGCTGGTGGATCTGGATCTGGTAAAAGTTTGGTCATGATGAACATAGCCCTGAGTTGGTTACAAGCCGGACTCAGTGGTGTGTATATCAGTTTAGAACTGAGCGAAGAATTGTGTGCATTAAGAACTGATGCCATGCTGGCTGGAATGAGCACAAAAGAAATTCGCAAAGATATTGACCAGGCAACTCTTAAAGTCAAATTGATTTCAAAGAAAACCGGTCAATATCGTATTAAGGCATTGCCAGCACAAAGCAACATCAATGACATTCGTAGTTACATCAAAGAAGTTCAAGTGCAAACAGGAATCAAGATTGACTTTGTCATGTGTGATTACTTGGACTTGTTAATGCCAGTCAGTGCCAAGGTCAGTCCAAACGATTTGTTTGTCAAAGACAAGTATGTTTCAGAAGAATTGCGTAACTTGGCCAAAGAACTCAATGTGTTGTTTGTAACAGCATCGCAGTTGAATCGTAGTGCAGTGGAAGAGATTGAATTTGACCACAGTCACATTTCGGGTGGTATTTCAAAGATCAATACTGCAGATAACGTGTTTGGTATCTTTACAAGTCGTGCTATGCGTGAACGTGGCAAGTATCAAATACAATGTATGAAATCGCGTAGTAGTACCGGTGTTGGTATGAAAATTGACTTGGATTATAACATTGAAACTATGCGTATCACTGATCCGGGCGAAGATGCAGGACCGGTTAATTCGTTTGCTAAAGGTAATCTATTAGATAGTATCAAAGCCAAGAGCCAAGTCAAGTCTGCTGACTCCGGTAACGAAAGCACATCACCAAAGTGGGAACGTCCCACAGGAACTCCAGCTTGGGAACAAGAACCCAAGATAACTGCTGATGTGCAAAGTGCCAAACTAAAACAATTACTAGGACAGATTAAACAGTCATGATAGCCTATCAAGATATACAAGATGTTCATCTTGAAATTTCTAGTTTATGTAATGCTAGTTGCCCGTTGTGTCCTAGGACGTTTTGGGGATATTCGTTCAACGCTGGATACCCAGAAACTAACTTAACATTAACACACGCTAAACAAATCTTTACTGAAGATTTTTTAACACAGTTGACCAGTATTCGAATCAATGGTAATTTTGGGGATATTGTAATGAATCCCGAAGGACCTGATATTGTTGAATATTTTATTAGTATTAATCCCAATTTAAAAATTACTATCAGCACCAATGGCGGAGCAAGAGATCAAACGTTCTGGACCAGGCTGGCAAAAAGCAGAGTCACAGTTTATTTTTGTTTAGACGGATTAGAAGATACCCATCACCTGTATAGGCAAAATACAGTATGGGCCACAGTTATACGTAATGCACAAACATTTATAGCCGCCGGTGGTGATGCCATTTGGAAAATGATACCATTTGATCATAATCGTCACCAAATTGAGCAGTGCCGCGCACTTAGTAAAGAGCTTGGCTTTACACAATTTTTACTATCACCTGATAGTGGGCGTGACACCGGCCCGGTTTTTAATAATCACGGTGAACTCACACATGTAATAGGCAATTATACCGGAGAGAAAGATTTTGAAATATTATACCACGAGAAAAAAGCATATAAAATTCTACTAGAAGATATTCTTCCTGGGCGTATTCCTGCAAAATCTTTAAATTGTGAGACTAAAAGACTAAAGAGTATCTACATTGCTGCTAACGGAGATGTAAGTCCTTGTTGTTATCTTGGGTTTTATCCAAAAACATATGGCGCTCATCGGTTTCATGAAGCCGCTAATGCTCAATTAATTCCATTGATTGCAAAAAATAATGCGTTAGAATACCCATTAGAAGAATGTATTGAGTGGTTTAAATCTGTCAAAAACGCCTGGGAAATTGATAATTATGAACAAGGGCGATTAGTAATTTGCGATGAGTCATGTGGATAAAAACAATAAATAATAAAAAGGTTCTGGCCCAAAATGCAAAAGAAAACTCGCAGTTTATTAGAAGAATTAGACTCAATGTATATTGAGCGCGATCAGCGCCACATCATTGAAAACCGCGCATCTAACGTGATAGCCAGTGCTATACGCTTGTTGGAGCAAATTGACTCTACTTATAGCAGCGACGATGCTCAAAACCTACAGCGTAAATTGATCAATGCCATTAGCCAGCGTGATCCAGTAAAATTTACCCGCACTGTGAGACGCACCGATGCAAATTCATGAAATAACTTTAATACAAGAAGGCCTAGGCGATATAGCTAGAACAATAGGGTCAGACATTAAAAATGCTGTCAAGGCTCCGTTTGACAAGGCCAAAGTCGCTATGAACACGCCCAACTCATTTACCAGCGCAAGAGGATATCAAGATGCCAGAGACAAATATTATCAAGGGCTAGTAGGACAACAGCAACAAGCTAAACTAGGCACCTGGGCAAAACAACTGGCTGGCGAATGGTCGAAACAGTCTGGCCAAGCACCTGCGGCAACAGCACCTACATCAACACCAACCAAAACTCCGAGTTTTGGTCCTGCATATAAAAATGTAACAACTAACGCACCAGCAGGTATACCCAATCCAACTGCTAACACTGGATTACCACAACCAACTACAGCAACCAAGCCCACCGTTGTAGCCAAACCCACACCTACTACGGCACCAGTTACAACGCCAGCTGTAGCAAAATCGCGCACCGGTGGAAAACAACCTGGTGTTATAAGTCAAACTCCTAACGCTATACGTCAACGCAATAGTCGTGCCCAAGCAACTGCACCAACAGGAAACTCATTTGGACAAATGGCTCAACAGTTGAGTGGTGCCAACAAATCTGTTTCCAGCACTGGCGGCACAACTACACAGATGCCAACAGGACGATTCCATGCGGCCAAGCCACAAACCGCCCCTGCGGCAGTGCCGGCTACTACTGCGGCAAAGACAGCACCAAAATGGTTAACACCTACTACTAAAATTACCAAGTCGTCTCCAGGCTTGCCATCTGCGGACGAGTATGAAATATTACAACAACGAATCGCGGCCGCAGATGCCAAACAAAGAGGCACGACCAACGAAGATAATTCTACTGTTCCTGGAGCTCCTGATGAAGCCAGTCAACGCAAGTATGCTCAAGACTTTAAAACCTGGGTGACATCAAAAGTTGCCGATAAATCTTCCGGACTTGGATTAGCTGATGTAGAAAAAATGCCAGACATGAGTCAGAGTTTAGATCAAGCCTTGTCCAACGTTGTTACAACTCAACAAGACCCTAAAAACAATCAATTGGCAGTGGAAAAATATTTGATTCTGGTTGGTCAAGCCATGCAAAAATTGTCTGCCGAACAGCGAGCAAAAACACGACAACAAGGCGGCGGAAACAGAGTTTCTTCTCTTATTCCATTATCAAGAGTGTTGAATCCTGATCAAATTGAAACTCTTAAAACTATGGCCAAAGATCCAGCTGCTGCAAACGAAATTAAAATAGCATTGGGATTAAGATGATACAATCTTTACAAGAAGGCGGCAATGTATTCAAGAACGCCAAAGGGCAGGCAGTAACACAGCGCATCAATCAAACGGATGTTCGGCCTACTCTGGCCTGGTTGGAAGAGCTTCTGCCTGGTCTAGATTTACAAAGCAATACACTGGGATCCACCGGTATCAAAGATACGTCGGGCGATTTAGACATTGCTGTAGATGCCAATACCGTTACCAAAGAACAACTAGAAGCCAGACTCAAGCAGTGGGCTGCCAGCCACGGATTTAAACCCGAAGACTATGTTAAAAAGTCCGGAACAGCGGTACATTTTCTTACACCCATCGTTGGAAATCCTGCTAATGGCTATGTTCAAACAGATTTTATGTTGTTGAAGAATGTACCTTGGTCAAAATTTGTGTTGGGTGCAATGCCAGCTGATAGCAAATACAAAGGACGTGAACGTAATGTGTTAATGAACAGCTTGGCAAAAAGCATGGGCTATAAATTAAATCAAATTGGCGGTATTGCTGATCGCAACACCAACGAAATTATTTCAGACGATCCAGATCAAGTGGCCAAAATGTTGTTGAACAAATCAGCCACACGTCAAGATTTAGCGTCGGTAGAAAACATATTACAAGCTCTCAGCACAGATCCTCAACGTGAAGCCAAACTAGCTGACTTCCGTCAGCACATGGAACGTGAAGGTTTACCATTTTTAGAAAGTGCTGAATTTTACAAGCCAGTTTCGGATGTTCACTTTCTAGCACGTCTGCGTGACCGTATTGTAAACCAAGGTATGCAGGTCATTGTGGAAGCCGAAGTGCAAGGCGGCCGCGCCAAAGGTATTGAGCATTTGGAAGACTATGTGTTCCGTAACGGCAGTGACGGTATTAAAAAAGCCATGGACATTGTAAAACACACAGCCGCTGACACAGGTAAAACTACCACAGTCAAATGGGACGGTAAGCCAGCATTGATATTTGGTCGTGATGCCAACGGAACATTTATTCTAACTGATGTTTCTGGATTCACAGCCAAAGGCTATAACGGCTTGTTTACAAGTCCTCGACAAGTTACACAACATTTAGCCGCCAGAGACGCTGATGCTGCGGCGTTGGGCAAACCTGCTACTCGTGTGCAGGATCTTGCACCAATTTATAACAAACTGTGGGGTATGTTAGATGCCGCAGTACCACCAAACTATCGAGGATTTGTGCAAGGCGACCTGTTGTATATGGATACCCCTCCATTGGAAGCCGGCAACTATGTGTTTACACCCAACACCATAGAATACAAAATTCCAGCCAACAGTGATGTGGGCAAGCGCATTGGCGCCAGCGAAGTTGGCATTGCCATGCACACTAGATATGCCGAACCAGGTGCCGCCAAAGAACCCATTGGTACAGTTAAATTTAAACCAGTTTCTGGATTACTTTTATTAGAGCCAGTGTATGCCAAAGAAAATGTCAAACCCGATCGAGAATTAACGCAACAGCTGAGAACAGTTTACAGTAGTCAAGGAGCTGCAATTGACCAACTGTTTAATCCTGCTGAACTTCGTGCGCTACAGATCACTGACTTGCCCAAGTTATGTATAGACTATATCAACAGTCGTGTGGGTGTTGGATTTGATAACTTAGTAGCTGATTTTGGCCCTTGGTTACAACAACGTGTTACACCTAAAAAGTTTCGAAATATTGTAGAATACTTACAAAGTCCACGTAGCAACCTGTCGGGTATGGCCGCGGCATTCACGGCTTGGGGACTACTACACGATATCAAAATGGATGTGCTACAACAATTGGATCTACAGCATCCAGGGCAAGAAGGTTGGGTTATGGCCACTCCGGCTGGTATGGCCAAGGCTGTGAATCGTCTCGCCGGTGGATTCACCGCGGCAAATCGTCAAATAAACAACCCAGAATCTGTGCCTAACTCCTAATTTTTGCCAAAAGGTATAAATAAAAGTAGGCCCACAGTGGCCATATACTAAGGAGATTTAAAAATGGCTTATATTACTAAAGTTTCTGGTGGTTCACAACCAGTATTTGCAACTGACGTATTGAATGGTAACGTTGCTCCAACAGCAGCAATGAACGTTCAAGGTCCAATTCAAGTAGCAGGTCCAAAGTTAGACTTTTTCAGCGTAACAGCTAACGGTAACGTGTCGCTTCAAGGCGCTGTTAATGGTTATGTTGCTAACGTGTTGCAAGCAGTTCAACAAACAGCTACAGTTTCTATGTACCAAGTGGCTGCTAACGGCACCACAATCAGTTTTGGTGTTTACCCAGCTGGTGCATACACTAGTGCTACATTTGTTGCCGCTGTTCAAACAGCCAATACAACAACCATTGGTGTTCCAACAGGAAACGTTTCTACTACAGCTTCGTTTACAAACCTTGCATAATTAAGTTTTTGCATAAAACATCAAACCTGCTGAGGCAGGTTTTTTGTTGACTGAATTTTACAGGTATAAGTAATTGTGCTCGTGTAGCAATCTTGTCCTGCATAGGGCGGGACCGGAACGACACACACATACACAGGAGAAAAACATGAGCAAAACACCTTACGAGATTCGTCTCGAACTTTTACATCTGGCCAAGGAAATACTTCAAACGCCAGTGCATGACAAGCGCAGTAGCCTAAGCGATGAATATCATTCCAAGCTGAATGATGCTAATCGTGGAACTCTTCCGTATCCAACCATGCCTGATTTTCCAAGTACCACAGACATTGTGGTCAAGGCTGAAGAACTCAAAAAGTTTGTAGACGCAGCGTAATTGAAAAGCACCTTCGGGTGCTTTTTTGTTGACTTTAATATGGGTCTTGCAACAACGACTTAAATACTAGATCATGATGGTCAGCAAAATAACAGAATTAACAGTGTTTGAAAGTCCAGATGGCGGGCGAACAGTATATGCTCGCAGCCCTGGCGCAACCAAACGAGAACTACATTGGCAAGATCCTAAACTACAACAAGAACTCAAAGACTTAGAAAAATCAAAACGTTGGGTTGAAATTTTTCAAGCTCGCCGCGATGACCCAGAACTTGATCACTTGTGTGAACAAGTAGAAATACTCTATGAACTAAGCAGGCGCCCTGAATGAAATTTGCCTGCCAAACCCTGTTTGATATTACAGCCACCGGAGTAACCGGTCACTGTAAACAAAGCCGAATGCCATTTCATGACCATGCTGGACAACTAATACACGATTCTGAATCTTGGAATCGCAGTCGCAACCAACAACGCAATTGGGAAACAATTACACAAATTTTAAGTCTACGTACCCAGTTGTTTGCGTTGACTGATCCTATACCAGATCAAACAGGCACACGTTGGATGTTTGAATTTGAAACAGAATCCGCCGGCATTTACGGCCCAGAATCAGACCCTGTATCAGTGCTACGTGCTGATGCAGCGGGTGTGCCTATGTTGCGTGAGCTTGATAACGACCCAGACATTGACACTGCATTGATCACTGAAGGGGACAGACAGAATATTTGGTTTGCACCCATTTCCATAAATACTTGATGGAGATTAATCATGGTTGAGCCAACTGATATTGAAAAGAAAAGCCTGGAAGCACACGTAGAACTATGTGCCGAACGCTACAATGCATTAGAAGACAAAATGACTGCCATGAGTGTTAGCATTGCACATCTGTGCGATATGGTTGCAGAAGTTAAAGACAATGTAAGCCAAATGAACAATCAACGAAATACTCAACTGATCAATTGGGCAGTGGGTTCTATTGGAGTATTGACAGCAGCATTGGGCTACATGATCTCTCACTACATCATTAAATGAAACCAGACCAAGAATTTGAACGCATGTTCCGCCAGGAATTTAAAAATGTTGCACCCAATTTGATCTGGGTCAGTGATGATGGATACGAAGTATTTGGGCACTATCGAATACAGCCTGTATCACCAGGTTATCAAGTTGTTTGTGGCATTACAGAAGTGGGCACGTTCAGCAGCACACGCACAGCACTCAGCTGGTGCATAGCCGATAAAAATCATGGTTATAACACAGCCCGAGAAATACTAAGAACCGATAATAAATTAACAGCACTTAAAAACGACATTAATACCAGAGCAGCAATTGGTGATCGTAGCCGAGATCCTAATTTACGAGAAATTATTCTAACCAAGCTGGAAAGCAAAATCATACAAAAGAAATTGCTGGAAAATCAGTTAAACAAATATGTAAACTGGGCTAAATATATACAATTAAGAGGATTCAATAATGAAACTGCAAGAACTGGCCGTAGCCAACCCAATACAACAAGCCGCTAAGGTTTTTGAAAGCTATTTTGGCAACCGTGTTGATTTCAACACAGTATCAAAAGGCCAAGCACGAAACATGCTCAAGCGTGTGCGTGGCTTAATTGCTGAACATCGTCGCACTCCAGAATTTCACTACAGTGAGCGAAATCCATCATACTTGAAATTGGTCATGATGGAACAGGCTCTGGCCGCGGCCGCAACTACTCCAGGCGCCGCTCCTGCTGCAAATCCTCAGGCACAAGCTGGAATGCAAGCCGCACAGATCCAGCAAAAGAAAAAGCAAATTCAAGATGCTATCAAAGCCAAGCAAGGCGAGATTGCTCAATTGCAAAAGCAAATGAATGATCCAACCATGATGGCCATGGCCGAAGCTCAACTTGATGAACTAAGTCCGGCAACATTGACTAGTTATGCCGGTAAGAGAGCAGGTCAAGGAACATGGGCAGGTGGTGTTGCTAAAGGATTAGCAGGACGTCCTGCTGAAAGAGATGGTTACGCAGATAGTCATTGGACTGACCCTAAAGTAAATTACGGCCCTGAAGGTGAAAAATATGCCAAGTTCAATCAAAAGGCTTTGGGCAATATAAAGAAAGCACATGCTAAAGGTGCAACTCCTAACAATCAATCTTACGATTGGGGAAAAGAAGGTGGCTACGGTGATGCAAGTAATCCTGTAACTAGAAAAAAGGGCGTAGCAGAAGGCAGTCGTGCTCGTCGTTTGCGTGAAGCCAGTGAAATTCAACAAGCTCAAGTTGTGTTGGCAAGCCAAGACATGGTAGACCAAGTTCAAAAGATGAGTGAGCAAGTGTCTGCTATGCAGTTTAAAGATTTGCCAGCCCTGTTGGATCAAATTAGAAATGAAGTCGGGGTCGATCAAGCTACACAATACAATGCTGATGCCAGTGCTGCATTGAGTGGCCTATTAGGAAACTTGCAAGGTGCTAAACAACAGTTGGAAGCCGCACTGGGTGTAATCACTGGACAAGCACCACAAGTTCCTGGTGCCGAAATAGGTGCCGCTCCAGACATGGGTGCTGACATGGGTGCTGAACTTCCTGCCCCGGGCGAAGAAGTTGCAGACTTAGATGCCGCTGGTGCAGACTTGGATGCTGCCGCACAAGCAGCCGGTTTAGGCCGTGAACGCAGATAATGTTAATTCGAGAAGTTGCAGATCCCAACACACAACGACTGGCTGCATTAAGCCAGTTTTTGCTTGGACGGAGTGAAGATGAAGCCGCCGCAAAACAAATTAGTCAACAGGCTTTTATCGACGCTGCAAAAAGTTTAGGTGTTAATGTTACTTCGGCCAACCTAGGCGATTTGATTAGTAAAGAACCTTTAAGCAATATATTAGAACCGCTTGAACCCAATTCGGGTGTGGTTCGTTTCAAAGGCAATACCGAAGCCGAAACCGGTATGAGCGTGGACCAAGCTCGAGCCGTGGTAGACAGCAATGCCAAAGCGGCATTAAAACGTCGCCAGTAAACACATTAGTCGTAAATATCTAACATCATCTGATTATTAGATGATGCACTATACTATGAAAAAACACTTATTCTCCAAACTCGAGTTCTATATAACCAACGTTTGTAATTTGACCTGCGAAGGTTGTAATCGATTCAACAACTACTCATTTGCTGGTTGGCAACGATGGAGTGACTACGAAGCCGACTATGCCAAATGGGCCGAACATGTAGATGTTGATCGGATTGTAATACTAGGTGGAGAACCCCTGCTTAATCCAGATATACTTGATTGGGTATATGGAATCAATCGTATCTTTAAGAGAAATGTGCAGATTTTGTCAAACGGCACACGTCTAAACAATGTAAAAGGACTTTACGAAGCACTACAGGCCAATGGCAACTGGATGGGTATCAGCTGGCACAATCCCAACACCATTGATGAGTTTGAAACAGAGGTTTACAAGTTCCTTAAAGGTAATATTACAAAAATAGAAAAAAATGATCCTCGCAACGAATATGGTGCCGACGTAGCATGGGTAGATGAAAATAAAGTTGTTATTCCTTTGTGGATACAATATGATTTTTATGACAGTGCAATTGGTCGTGATGCTACTGGTCGATTTACACTACACAATAGTAGACCCGAAGTAGCACACAACAGTTGTGGATTTAGGCGCCATAAAAATTATCATATGATCAAAGGTAAACTGTATAAATGTGGCCCAGCTGCATTATTTCCAGAGTTTGATCAACAACACGGATTTGATATTTCGGACGCGGATCGAGCCGTATTAAATTCTTACCGGCCATTATCTCCTTATGAGTATGCAGAACGCGGACAAGAGTTTTTGGACACGATTGATGAGCAATTGACCATGTGTAAATTCTGCCCAGAAAGTCTGGACTATAAAAATAGATTATTTGCAGTTACCAAAAATCAAGCTCGAAAACAATACACCCTAGAACCAGTCGTATAATCCGTTCAAAAAGGTTGTAAATACAACAGTTACATGTTATAATATAAAACAGGAGAAGTAAATGGCATATTCAGAAAAAGTAATTGATCACTACGAAAATCCACGTAATGTAGGGTCGTTTGACAAAAGTGACGACTCGATTGGAACCGGTATGGTTGGAGCTCCTGCATGTGGCGACGTCATGAAACTTCAAATCAAAGTAAATACTGAAGGAGTAATAACTGATGCCAAATTTAAAACGTACGGGTGCGGATCAGCAATCGCCAGCTCAAGTCTTGTCACCGAGTGGGTTAAAGGAAAAACGCTTGACCAAGCAGGAACGATTAAAAATTCGGATATTGCTGGAGAACTTGCCTTACCACCGGTTAAAATACATTGTAGCATACTTGCAGAAGATGCTATAAAAGCCGCAATCGAAGACTACCGTAAAAAACACTGATGATTTCAGTTACTGACGTCGCCTCTAAAAAAATTGTATCTAACTTGACTCGACGTGGCCAAGGGGTAGGTATTCGACTTGGTGTTCGTACCACTGGTTGCTCAGGGCTTGCTTATGTATTAGAATATGTTGATACCATTAATGCAGAAGACATTGCAGTTGAACAAGATGGCTTTGTTGTAGTGATTGATCCTAAGAGTTCAGCATACTTAAATGGAGTCGAAGTAGACTATGTGCGCCAGGGTCTTAACGAAGGCTTTGAATTTAACAATCCTCTTGAACGAGACCGTTGTGGATGTGGAGAAAGTTTTAGGATTTGAAAAGTAAATTTATCAAATATTTTATGGACATTGCTCAGCGCACTGCTGAACTTAGCCATGCTCGTCGATTACATGTTGGCGCTATTGTAGTAAAAAATGATAGAATTATCAGTATCGGCTATAATGGCATGCCAGCAGATTGGGACAACAATTGTGAAGATGAAATTAAATGGCCCAATGGTGACATAAAATTTTTAACAACCAAACCGGAGGTACTTCATGCTGAAACTAATGCAATCGCTAAGTTGGCAAGGTCGAATGAATCTGGCCTTGGCAGTGATATGTTTATTACTCATAGTCCTTGCTTGGATTGTGCCAAACTAATTTTTCAAAGTGGTATCAAGCGTGTTTTTTACAGAGAAAAATACAGGGATGATACTGGCACCCAGTTTCTTAAAAAATCAGGAATAGAAGTAAACCATGTTGACGATGAAAATGTATAACCCAAAATTTGATTACAAACCTCTGAGTCGTGTTACTGAAGATGGTCGACGTCTTTATGCTACACCAGATGGAAAACGATTGCCTAGTGTAACAACAGTTCTTGACCGGACTAAACCTGAAGAAAAAAAACAGGCGCTCAACGAATGGCGCAAACGTGTTGGAGTAGAAAACGCACAAAAGATTACTACTGAAGCGGCTAACCGTGGCACACGTATGCACACCTACCTTGAAGACTATATCAAACAAGGTGAATTAAAAGAACGTGGATCAAACCCATTTGGGTGGGCAAGTCACGCAATGGCACAGACTGTAATTGAAGACGGCCTTAAGAATGTCAACGAAATTTGGGGTGTAGAAATTCCCTTGTATTTTCCTAGTTTGTATGCCGGTACTACAGATGGCTGTGGGTTGCACTTAAACGAGGAAAGTATTTTAGATTACAAGCAAACAAACAAACCCAAACGAGAAGAATGGATTGAGGATTACTATCTACAGTTAACAGCGTATGCCCTGGCACACAATGAAGTTTACGGAACTAATATACGCAAAGGTGTTGTGTTGATGTGTGTTAAACCCCCAGTAGACGATATGGGTAACCCACAGGCCCGCCCTGTTTACCAAGAATTTGTATTAAAACCTGAACGTTTTGACTATTGGGCAGATCAATGGTGGCGCCGCTTAGAGCAGTATTACCTACTGGCCTAACCAGCTAAATACTGAATAGAATTCAAGGAAGACTAAATTGGCCATTGTTCAAATATCCCAAATTACAAACCGTAAAGGTTTAGCAGAAAATCTACCACAACTAGCCGGCGCAGAGTTTGGCTGGAGTACCGACACACGTCAACTCTGGATTGGCAATGGCACCTTGGAAGATGGTGCACCAGTCATTGGCAACACTGAAATCTTAACGGAATTCAGTGATATTTTGAATTTTTCTACAACCTACACTTACAAAGGACTGGCCGCTGGTTACACAGTGCAAACTGGCCCTACTTCGGGTACGCCAATTGATCTAAGTTTACAAAGTTGGCTTGATCAGTTTGCTTCAGTATTAGATTTTGGTGCAGTAGGTGACGGCTCAACAGACTGCACAGCAGCAATCAATCGTGCGTTGTATCAATTGTATTGTAGAGAAGTTAACCCACAAATACGTCGTAGTTTATTTTTCCCAGCCGGAGTATACAAAGTAACTGGCACGATCAACATTCCTCCCTATGCTACCTTGTATGGTGAAGGCCTAGATAATTCTGTAATTTCATTAGATTCAGGAGCAGCCTATGTGGCACAAACGGCTGACAGCTTGCAACAGACAGGAGTCAACATTGGATCTGGTGGAGCAACACCACCACAAAATATCACTATCACCAATCTTGGATTTCAAACGGTTGATACTGCAGCCAGCGTATTTTTAGTTGGCCAAGCCACTAATTGTCGTTTTAATAATGTAGGATTTTATGGCCCAAATCAATCTGCACCAACTACAGACACTGCTGCTACTATTGCAGTAGATTTTAATACAACTGCTTCTTATTCATGCGAAAACATAATTTTTGATGGATGTGTATTAAGTGGAACAGTTTATGGAATCAACACCAATGAAGAAGTCAGTGGTGTTGCTATTTCAAATTCTGAATTTAATACATTATATCAAGGTGTGTTATTAGGAACTTTAGCACCTACACTGGTTTCGCCAACTGGTATTCGTATTACTAGTAATTTGTTTGATAACATTTATGCTGAAGGAATTATATTTGGTGAGTACTCTAATTCAAATGCCTCTGGACATAATATTTTTTATAATGTAGGAAATCACGCACCCGACACTACTCCGTTTACTTCTATTATTGTTCTTAATAACAGTAATAACATTAGTATCAGCGATTTATTTTCTCGCAGTGACGCAGATGCTGTAACTTATCCTAGAGTGTATGCTGACATAGCCACCAACTTTGTTGCTACCACAAACGGTTCACAGATTGTATTGGCCACTGGAACTTATATAAGACAAAGTGGATCTCAAACTGAAATATCCAACGATGATACCAATACAGTTACTACGGTATCTACAGATCAAACTAGTGCGTTTGCAGTCAACTATACCATTGCAAGAGGCACTACACACCGCACAGGAACCATATTGATATCATCGGTTAACGGAACCGGTAATCCTGTTTGGTCTGATGACTTTGTGCAAAACGCAGACACCGGAGTTACATTGTCAGTTACTCAAGTTAACACTACAATAACAATAACATACTCCGCTGAAAATACCTTGGGTAACGGAACAATTAACTATTCTATCAACTACCTAGCCTGATTTGATGTGGCCTGTAACATTTGATAATAGGCTACAAGCCTGGGTAGAACTTCGCAGTCGTTGCCAAACTCTTAATTTAGAATCCGCATTAACTGCCGTTAATCAATGGTGGTTCAATTCCCCTTGGCAACCTTACTATTTACATTGGGACGACCAAACAGATTGGCCCGATCCTTGGCAACTTCTGAGCGACAATGTCTATTGTGATCTTGCTCGCGGGCTAGGAATCATGTATACTATAAGTCTACTGGAACGTGCGGATATGGCGGATGCAGAGCTGGTTTTAGCTGAAGATGGCACTAATTTAGTCCTAGTAGCAAAAGAAAAATATATACTTAATTGGAACCGAGATTCAATCGTAAATAACGAATCCAAAGTTAATATCATTCAACGGTTTAGAAAAACCCAAGTTACGTAGTAAAATTTAAAATTAGAACAAGAAAGTAAAAGATGCAGATAAGTGTAGTTAAAAGAAGCGGACTAAAAGAGCCACTGCAAATTGATAAATGGCAGGCCCAAGTTGCTAAAGTCTGCCAAGGAATTGCTGATGTAAGTCAGAGCATGATAGAAATCAAAGCACAATTGCATTTTTATGATGGAATCACCACACAAGAAATTGATGGCATTACGCTACGAGCCATTGTAGATTTAATTGACGTTGAAAGTAATCCTGATATTGGTCACACAAATTATCAATTTGTTGCTGGCAAACAAAGATTGAGTATGTTACGAAAAGATGTATATGGAACATACGAAGTCCCTCATCTATTAGACATTGTAAAAAAGAATGTAGCAACTGGTCTATATACCAACGAACTTCTTGAGTGGTATACTGAAGAAGAATGGAATCGTATGAATGACATGTTGGACCATAGCAAGGATGAACAGTATTCGTATGCCGCAATTGAACAATTGATTGAAAAATACCTTGTGCGTAATCGTGCTACTAAAGAAATTTACGAAACTCCACAAATTCGTTATATGATTGCAGCCGCTACAGTGTTTCACAAGGAAGAACCTAACAGCGCAAGGATGCGTTACATAAAGGAATACTACAATGCCGCAAGTGATGGATTATTTACCCTTGCTACTCCCGTCCTTGCTGGTCTCGGTACCCCTACTAAGCAATTCAGTTCGTGCGTTCTCATTCGCAGTGATGATGACCTGGATAGTATTTTTGCTAGTGGTGAGATGATGGCCAAGTATGCGGCTAAACGAGCCGGCATTGGTCTTGAAATTGGTCGATTACGGCCTTTGGGCGCACCTATCCGTGGTGGAGAAGTAATGCACACCGGTATGGTACCATTCTTAAAGAAATGGTTTGGTGATCTGCGTAGTTGCAGTCAAGGAGGTATTCGTAATGCAAGTGCTACAGTTTTTTATCCTATTTGGCATTATCAGTTTGATGATCTTATTGTGCTTAAGAACAACCAAGGAACAGACGAAACCCGAGTCCGTCATATGGATTATGGGGTTGTGCTTAGTGCTCTCTTCTGGAGACGATTTAAAAATAAAGAAAACATAACATTCTTTGATCCTAATGAAGTTCCGGACTTGTACGAAGCATTTTATAAAAACACAGAACGATTTGAACAGCTCTATGTCAAGTACGAAAAACGTAAAGATCTACGCACCAAGACTATGGCCGCAGAAGATGTATTCAAAGGCGGCATATTAAAAGAGAGAACAGACACCGGTCGTATCTACCTGGTGTTCATAGATAATGTTCAGAATCAAGGTTCGTTTGATACTGAATATCATACCATTTACCAAAGTAATCTTTGCTGTGAAATCCTATTACCTACTAAGTCTTTTAAACGTCTTGATGACAGCGATGGTCGCATTGCTTTATGCACCCTGGGTAGTATCAACTGGGGGGCCTTCAGGAATCCAGAAGACATGCGTCGTGCTTGTCGCATACTTCAGCGTAGCCTGTGCAACATTCTTGACTACCAAGACTTTCTCTCTATTCAGAGTCAACTTTCAAACGACGAGATTCAGCCATTGGGTATTGGAATCACTAATCTGGCCTACTGGCATGCCAAGAGAGGCATGCAGTACGGAGAAAAAGACGCCTTGCATGAAGTCAAGACATGGATGGAACACCAGGCCTACTACCTGACAGAAGCCACTGTGGAGCTGGCCAAGGAACGTGGCCGTTGCAAAGATTCAGATCACACCTGGTATGGCAAAGGTGTATTTCCATGGGAACGTCGTGCCAAAGGAGTCAATGAACTAACAGACTTTGCTCCTGAACTAAACTGGGAAAGCCTACGTGCAGAAATGCGAGCGTATGGTGTGCGTAATGCTACTCTAATGGCAGTGGCACCGGTTGAATCTAGCAGTGTTGTTATTAACAGCACCAATGGTATTGAAATGCCTATGAGCCTTATTACTGTTAAAGAAAGCAAGGCCGGCAGTTTAATTCAAGTGGCACCGGAATACAATAAATTGAAAAACAAATATCAACTAATGTGGGCACAAAAAGATTGTGATGGCTATTTAAAAACCGCGGCTGTGTTGGCCGCCTATGTAGATCAAAGTATCAGTACCAACACATTCTACAATCCGGCACACTTTGCTGACCGTAAAGTGCCAACCACATTGATTGCTCAAAACTTAATGTTAGCCCACCGTTGGGGACTAAAAACATTCTACTATAGTTTGATCAACAAACAAGGTAGCAAAGGCCAAGACGAACCCACAGCAGCATTGGAAGTAATAGACTTTGACGATCAAGAAGATTGTGAAGCATGTAAACTTTAAGAGAAAAAATGTCAAAAGAACAATACAATTTAAAAACAAAAACAGATTACCTACATCGCAAGATGTTTCTGGATCCAGCGGGTCCTGTGACCATACAGAGATTTGAGGAAGTCAAATATTCAAAACTAACTAAATTTGAAGCAGAGGCCAGAGGATTCTTTTGGGTACCAGAAGAGATCAGTCTGACCAAAGATGCCAACGACTTCAAAGAAGCTAGTGACACAGTGCGTCATATCTTTACCAGTAACCTGTTGCGTCAAACTGCCTTGGACAGTTTGCAAGGTCGTGGCCCTACACAGGTGTTTACACCGGTATGTAGTATTCCTGAACTAGAAGCACTGATGTTTAATTGGGGTTTCTTTGAAACCAACATTCACAGTCGTAGTTATAGCCACATCATTCGCAACATCTACAACATACCTAAGGATGTGTTCAACACAATTCACGACACACAAGAGATTGTGGATATGGCGTCAAGCGTGGGCAAGTATTATGATGCCTTGCATACAATCAACTGTTACAAAGAAACAGGCACTGATGTCGCTGAAAGTCATCACATCAAACATATCTGGCTAGCACTCAATGCCAGCTATGCTCTGGAAGCATTCCGCTTTATGGTAAGTTTTGCCACAAGCCTGGCCATGGTTGAGAATCGCATCTTCATTGGCAACGGCAATATCATCAGCTTGATCCTACAAGACGAAATTTTACACAAAGACTGGACAGCCTGGATTATCAATCAAGTGGTCAAAGAAGATCCACGATTTGCACAGGCCAAACGAGACTGCGAGGCGGAAGTATATCAGCTGTATTTAGATGTTATTCGTGAAGAGAAACAATGGGCAGACTACTTGTTTAACAAAGGCCCAGTTATTGGACTTAACGCTAACATTCTTAAGGACTTTGTTGATTACACGGCCGTAGGCGCACTCAAAGAAGTAGGGATCAAGTATCAAACTCCTGCTCCTAAGACCACACCTATTCCGTGGTTTAATAAACATGTAAATACCAGTAATAAACAAACTGCATTACAAGAATCAGAATCGACTAATTATGTTATTGGAGTCATGAGTGATGTTCTTGACTACGATGCATTACCCAATCTATAATATCAAGGAGTATAAAATGAAAGCAACAGTATGGAGCAAGTATCACTGCCCTTATTGCGACCAAGCAAAGGCATTGTTAAAACAAAAAGGTATTGAATTTGAAGAGAAAAAAATTGGTGACGGATATACTAGAGAAGATTTGTTAGAAGCAATTCCTGATGCTAGAACTGTGCCACAGATTTTTTTAGACGATAAATTAATAGGCGGGTTTACAGAACTACGAGCACATTTACAAGGATAACATGATAGTAGAAAAAGACAAAGTTTACACATTTAAATTGACCAATGCTGACGAACTGGTTGGAAAAATTGTTGATATTACCGACAATGCCTACGTTGTTTCACAGCCACTCAGTGCTGTGCCCACAGAAAAAGGCATACAATTGATTTTTACAGTATTTACTGGCAATCCCAAGGAAAATGCGACTATAAATAAAACAGCAGTAGCAATGATCTGTCAAACTCGTGAAGAAGTTTGTGATCATTACTTGGAGGCCACCACTGGTATCAAAGCCGTGCGTAAGCCATCAATTATAATGGGGTAATACGATGCCAGGCGTTCAACGTGTAGGAGATTTTAATTCCGGTGGCGGTATTGCCATTGGTCCAGGTCATAACAACGTGTTGATCAACGGCCGCCCGGCACTGATACCTATGACTCCGTTTACACCACATCCTTTTTGCAGTCCTAAAGCTCCGCTGTGTTGCATCGGAGTGGTTGCTATAACCGGCACATCAAAGTCGGTATTTGCCAATGGTCAACCGTTGGTATTGGATGGTGGCAAAGACAGTTGTCTTAAACACGCTCGCGCTGGTGGCAGTCCCAACGTCAAGGCACGATAATGACCACTGGCACATTAAGCAGTGTAAACCTTATTGCTGGTGCCGGTATCCTGGGAAATGTTGGCGGATATCCCATTGATGCCAATGCTGATCTTACAAATGCAATCTCAAGCTATACATCAACCAGCGTGGTTGCAAGATTTTTAGCCATTGCATCGTCTGGATATGTCAATCAAAATATTGTGGCCAATACATTTCCAGCATTGACTGATGCTGTTCCTACAGCATATCAAAGTAACCTAGGAAACGCTACCTTGACCTCGACTGTAGTTGCGGCCAATAACCAAATACTGGGCGACAATGACATAGGAAAATTTGAACAGGTATTTTCTTCAGCACAGGCGTTTGTTAGCCAAACCAATCAATTGATCAAGACCACACTGAATGCCGACTCATCGACTAACACCACTGGATATACTTCGCAAGATAATTTAGCCACTGGCGGAATCAGTTCAATCAGCCAGGCCTTCTCTGCATTTGGTGCAGACTTAGCGCAATTAGGATTTTTAATTGATCTAACCAATCTAAACAATTTAGGAAATCCAGCGGCAGTGCTACAGCAATTGGCCAAAGTGGCCAGCACAACTCCGGCATTGAACACAGCCCTGTTAAATGTTGGCATACCTGAGTCAGCAGCGGTTGATCCTCAGTCGGTGACTTTTACCGCCCAGCAACAACGTCTTATCTACATAGCAATGACACAGATCACCGGTACTGACCTGCAACAAATTTTAAGTTTGTTGCGTGTGACCACTGCTGGTTTGACCACCATGGCTGATCTATTGAATCCTGTAAAAACTTTTCCAAGAAGTTACAACACTCTGACCGCTCCTACTGCCAATGGTCTACGTGGTATCTATATCAACAGCTCTGGCGCAGTCAATAGTCGATTGGAAACTGAGTTACCAACCAATGTGCTTGTACCTCTAACTGGTAATCCGATACAGAACATGTCAACTCAACTAACATGAGCACCTACAGTCAACTACGTCAAATAATTCCGCCTGATCAGGCTCTGGCCAGTAAAGCACTACAGGCCGGACTTCAACAGGTTAAAAATATTTTTGACACTGAACTTCCTCAGTTGGCCATAGCCACAGAAGGGTTAGAAAGCAATGTTGGGCTTGAGGATATCGGCAACCTAACTGGCCCATTGCCAGCCAATGTCACAGCATATTTTACAGACACCTTGGCCACAGGAACTGGACCACAAGGCCTGTTGTTGTTAACTGATGTGATTGGCAGTATTACCGGCTACAACATTACCGGTGAAATCGCCAATACCACTGCTATTTTAAGCAACATGACCTCATCAGGAGATTTTGCCGCATTGACCAATCTCACCACAGGTGTGTATACTGTAATGGAAAACTGTATAGCCGGTGATTATACTCAGGTAATAGGATCAGTTCCACCTTATACCTATCGTGTAGTAATTCCAGGAGGACTTCCAGGAGCCGGTACTTATGGACCAGACGGTACAGCCAATGCAGCCGTCGGCAATGCATTTACTAATGGGCTAAATCCAGCCATGGTTACCACAGTAGGAAACATTATTGCTGCATATCCGACTGATGTGGCCAACACCACTGCCAATTTCAATATCATATGTGATCAATTGCAAACACAGAACGTCAATTTAGCCCTGGCTGGAGTATCGTTTGCCAACTTGGTTCCAGGACTACAACCCTGGAGTTTGGTTTATAATTTAGCATCAACTGGGTTGGAAGTAGTTGAAGGTGGACCAGCTTATGTATTGCAAAGCATATCCAACGTCAATACACAAGGCGGCCAAGCTATCATAAGCACCATGCGTCAAGCTCGTAATCAAGAGCGATTAAGTGCAGCCGGTATGCAAACGGATATTACCATAAGCGATCAATATCCAGAACCTCGAGCCAATTTCGGTACCACACAATACACTGTGGCTCAGGCCACTAGTCAAAAAATTATTTAATTTAGCCAAACCTTGTCAACTGACCGCAATGGTCAGGCGTTGTATTATTACACAAGGAGGGTTTATGAAAAAACTCTTGATAGCAAGTCTAATTGGTTTCGCTGTGGTCAGCGCCCAAGCACATGGTCCTTATTACCACGGTTATGGACGAGGATGGCAAAGTAATCCGGGTTGGTGGGTAGCACCGGCTGTGATTGGCGGTGTAATAGGATATGAAATTAACCGACCCCCGGTTTACACTGCACCGCCAGTGATTGTCCAACCACAGCCGATGGTAATACAATCAAATCCTACAATTGTTTCGGGTCAGAATTGTGGTCCATGGACTGAAATTCGCAATGCCGACGGATCTACCACATACCAAAGGACTTGTCAATAATGTTAATGAGGACAAAAATTGTTTCGTACAAAGATAAAGATTGTTGGTTTGACGTTAAGCCTGGCAAGTATAGTATCGAACGTGCAAGCACACGATATTCCTACAGGTGCGTTTGTTCGGACTGTGATCAAAAAAGAACAGGACCGTGCAACCACCAGGCCTCGTATCCCAAAAAATAAACTTTTTCGCAGCAATCCGTTAAGAAAAAGTCTAATACTTGGAGGCACAGATCCTTGGGATACAGTCGACGATGAAGATGTCATTGCCAATGCTTATCGTAGGCCCATTGAGCCCAACACAATTAGCAATGATGACGATGAGTTGTCAGACCATGTAAAATTTAGATTATGGCTTGCCAGGCAGTTGGCACTTAAAAAATATTACGAAACCTGGGGGTAAAAGCCCGGGTTTTTTGTTGTAAAAACGCCACACACAATGGATCCTAAAAATGTAACTAAAAGTATTACATTTTGATTGGTTGACCAAAAACACCCGTTCGGTTATAATACTTGTATAGAAACTAAAAAGGAGTTGCAAAATGGTTAACTGGACTGACTCTATCATACATTGGAATCAACTGCCTGGTACCGAAGTCAAGCGTCTGCTGGACACCTGGGGCAAGGATGAAGCATTCATTGCCCGATATGATAAGAAGCATGGTTATGCTGTGTCACCTGCAAAGACTGTGACCAAATCGGCCGCCAAAACGGAAGCCACGACTCCTGCAAAGGCTGTCAAAAAGGCAACCACGGCGGCACCTAAAAAGGTCACCACTCGTCAGAAGCATACCGGTCCTGACGGTGCGGTCAAATATGTTGAGCATCGTGAACTGTATGTGGGTTTCTTTGGCGGTAAGGTTGTAGTGACCAAACGCACCGAAGCGGCTTGCCGAGAAGTTTTGGCCAGAGAATACGGTGTAGAACCTGTTGGCAGCTGGGAAACTGTTAATGTATAAACCGGTTGACCAAAAAACCTAAATCGGTTATAATACTTGTATAGAAACTAAAAAGGAGCCCGGTATGAAACTAATGATTGCTACCCAGATCCAAGAGAACTATGGAGCCCACGATTGGGACGGTGAGGGTGAGTGCCCTCAATATTGGAAGTTCAAGGGCGGCAACGATTATTCGTATGCCTTGGGCAATTATAGTCGCAACCAAGAAGCTCTGGCCGAGTTGGTCACAGCCCTGTCAGAACAGATCAACGAAGACGGCCCTTACTACCGAGAGTATGTGATTGGCTGGTCAGTTGAGGCTGATGACTACCTTACTGAGTTTGAACAAAGTCAGTTGGAGTATGATGGTCGTATTGTTTTCCCTACCAAACAACTCACCTTAAAGGAAATTGCATAATGGCAAGCAAATACGTCGAAGGTTTGGCAGTAGAAATTGCCTGGATGACTAACGAATCACTTGGCCAATTGGCCCGAGAATTGGTAGCACGGCATAGCGAACGTGCTGACTACTTGGACATGATGATCCGGGCCGAGTTCCAAGAAAAGTTAATGGCCTACAACGAGCGCCAGTCTCGCAAACAGCAAGTGGTACAGGCCATTGCAAAAGATTTGGTTGGAATATAACATGTCTGAAATCCGACTTGAAGGCCTGAATCATCGTCAGCAGGTACTGGCTGACATCATGTGGAGCATTGAAGAATGGGATGACGTAGAGCGTTTTATTGCCGCCCTACCCGCTCGTGAACGTATCGAGTGTGAAGGCATCATCGAAATGATGCGTTTAGAATTGGTTGAGCAATATCGTGCCTACCAGGAATCAGAAAACACCCTGGAAGCTGATCAGGTGATTGACAAGATTCGAAAACTCTAATACAATAACATAAACTACACAACTGGAGTCGCACATGGGATCTTTTAAAGACATTGAAATTGACATTATGGAATGGCAATCGCTGGGTCGTAGCATTGATGAAACTTATATCTATTTCAAAGACTATGTGACTCTTGAAGATGTGGTGCGTATTTTTGCTCGTGAGGAAATACTGTAATGGAATCCGGTAAGCGTCACTTGTATACCATGCGGTATACCATGAAGAAGCAGGACCTTGATGCTTTCTTGGGTGGCTTGCATCAGATGCAAATGGACATGATTGAAACTGTGGTCACCAGTAAGGAACGCCAAGGTTTTCCTGAAGCGACAGTTTTAATAAAACACATTATGGAAAAGAAATGAAACGACAAAGTCCCTTCCGTACATGGTTACAAAATCTATGGTTAGAAAATTGTGACGAGCATGACGGTTATGGACAGCCGCGAATGACCATGGACGAATACTTTTCTCGATACAAATATTGGCTCAAACGCGAATACCGTTTCCAACAGAAAAAATGATTAAACATCTTGTTCTCGTCAGTGCCGTTGTGTTGGGTGGGTGTGCCAGTCAGGCACCTGTGGTACCGATATCTGTGATGTTGCCCTACTACACCATGGACACGTTCAAAGCGGATTGTGCATACAGCGAAACTCAACGTAAATTCTTAGAAGATAGAATTGCTGAGTATAATCAGTATCATCTGACTCGTCCTTATACAGAACAAGATCGAACTTACTACACCAAATTGAAAAATGCACTATGGGGGCTAAGATCAGCATGTGGCGCAAATCGATAATCACAATGGCCATGGCTGTGACAGCCACTGCACAAGCCGAATGCTTTGTTAGGTCTGCAATAACCAACCAAACTGCCATACAAATCACCAGTATCGCTGATGTAAAGCCGTGGGTGGTACCTGTCTCACCTACACAGAACAAGTGTATAGTGAATTTTAGGGCACAAGTAAATGGTGAATGGATCACTGCCGAAGGTGAAAATGTTGGTCCAAAAAGCCTAAGTGACGCCTTGCTTTGTCGAGGTGCAATGGATCAAGGACGCACTCAAATTTTGAGTCGTGCAGATGGAAAGACTTTGGCCGTAGAACAAAACATGGTATGTACCGATCAGACACTGCCCAAGGTACGACGAGTTGAAGTGGGAGATCGGGTGTTAGAAAGCGAAGTGTTGCCGCACCCACATTTTCCAAAACAATTTGTTTACCATAATGCCACGTGTCGTTGGTTCGCAGAACAAGAAGTTAGATCTGGAGATTTGCGACATCGTCAAGGTATCATTTGTCGTTCACATGACAACGAATGGCTAGTGGTTGACAAATGGTAACATTTGTAGTATAGTATTGTTATTGTAACCAAACCCGAAAGGTAATTGAATGAAAAAACTATTAATTATAACAGCAGTGGCAAGTGTGCTAACCGCGTGTGGCACAACCAACAACACCGCACAACTGCAAAATGGCGGTGTGGCGCCAGTTTCACACATGGCTGCGGCCGTGAAAGAAGCTCCGGAGTGGATGAGCAAAATGCCCAAGGTACAGGGCTATGTATTCGAAAACGGAACTGCTACCAGTAGCGATTTTGGATTTGCAGATATCAAAGCCAAGACCATGGCTTACAGTAAGATTTGTAACAGTGCTGGCGGAACAGTTCGTAGCCAAACTAAGATTTACAAAGCTGACAACGGTGATACCGGAACCGAGCAGAGTGAATTGGCCATTCGTAGCATGTGTGCAGACGTAGACATTTCTGGTGTAGAAACTGTGGAAATGAAACACGTGGCCGAAGGCAATCGCATTCGCACCTATGTATTGGTGGCCTTACCGTTAAATGGTAATGCAAATAAAAATACACGACGCAGTGCCCGAGAAGCATTCAAAGAACTAGACGAAATGTCACGTGAACAAAAAGGTGTCGATGCCACACCAGGTCGACCCACAACATTGAATTTGTTGCCAGTGGACAATGAGGAATACAAGGCTCGTCGAGATGCGGCACTGCAAAAACCCGGTGCTGTGATTGGACAAGTTACCATTGCCAACTAATCAGTGACCGAACAGCAACAACTGATGTGGGATATGTTGAGAGCCGACCCGGCTACAATGTGTCATGTTTGGGCCCAGGATATTATGAAATCCAAAAGAAATATGCATCGCAAAGCCGACCAATATTTAGGACTTGCTCTCAATTGGTTTACAGTTGAAGATATCACTGGCATAATGAAAACATGGATCTCGCATTATGACATGCCACTCAATCCCGGAAAGTTGACAAACTACGAAACGTTTCATCGCAAATGTGGACCGTATGTTTTTGCAAATTCGTGTTCGATTAAGGGTTTTGTATGAAAAAGATTTATTATGAAAAAAAGGGTCGTAGATATGTTCCTGTTGCAGAATATGATAACGAATATTTGGACAGCTTTCCAAAGGGCAATCATTTGGTTATGTGCTATCCCGGAGGTAGTAGTCGTCGTTTTCGCATTGACCCTGCTCTGGCTCCAATGATTGCAGCCGGGCGGTACGCAAAAGATGCTATCTGTGATGCACTTCGTAAAGCCAGCGAAATCCAGCCAGCAGTCAAGGCTCTCACGCCGGAACAACTAGCGGCTTGGGAACATTTAGTCACGGTGTTTGGCGATGATGCCAGATGTCTACACAGGGCAAGTAGTCTTGATATTGCCGAAGCAGGTGTAACAGCTATGCAAGTAGAAGCTGACAAATTGATGCAAAACGCAAGTGTGCGTCAAGCATATGAACAGTTCCTTTTAGTATGTAAACTAACATCTAGCAAGATAGAGTAAATATATGGACATAGATTTTACTGGTGAACAATTTAATGAGATCAAAGTGGCCGCAGACTGGATAAGAGACCTCGAGAGTAGCGACAGCCGTTTACACAAAGAATCAGTAATTGAAAAAGCACTAATGGCATCCAAGTTAGGATCGGCCAATGCTCAATGCTTCTTGTTCAACTGCTATCAGGCCTACAACCCCTATTTCGTATTTGGTGTAAAGAAAGTTCCTGAGACCAAAGATCTCACAGACCGTCCAAATCCTTGGCCAAAGTTTTGGGCCATGTTAGAAGCTCTACGCACCCGTAGCCTTACTGGACACAACGCTAAAGAATCCATTGAGTGGATGAGTGAACAGTTTGACTCAGCAGAGTGGAATGGCCTGTGTCGTAGAGTCATTATCAAAGACCTACGCTGTGGTATCAGCGACAAGACACTGAACAAAGTTCTAGGCAACACCGAGTGGAAAATTCCTGTATTTACTTGTCAGTTGGCCACAGACAGTGAAAAGCATACAGCCAAAATGACCGGACTGAAACGCATCGAACAAAAGTTAGATGGTGTGCGTGTGTTAGCGGTAGTAACTAAAACCACAGTTAATCTATACAGTCGTAATGGTAAACCGTTTGATAACTTTCCACAGATTGTAGAAGCAATCGAAAATATCAAAAACAAATTTGCCATATTTCAAACTGCACCACATGGGTTTGTGTTGGATGGCGAAATCATTGGAGAAAGTTTTCAAGCCTTAATGAAGCAAGCTCAACGCAAGAGCAATGTCGAAACAACAGGCATGACATACAGTGTGTTTGATGTTGTGCCTCTGGTGGACTTTGAACGCGGTTTTTGGAATGCCCAGCAACATAAACGCTTGGCCATGTTGGAAGAATACCGTGCGGCGTTTGAATCAACTGACTGTGTTCGTATCATGGATGGTATTACGGTAGATTTGGGCACGGCCGAAGGACACGACATTATGCATCGCTATGCAGAAGATGCTGTGTCTTTGGGCTTTGAAGGTATCATGATCAAAGATCTAGGCGCACCATATGAATGTCGTCGTAGCACTTTTTGGATGAAATGGAAACCTACTATAACAGTAGATCTCAATATTGTGGGTTTTGAAGAAGGCACTGGTCGCAATCTTGGCCGCTTGGGTGCTATAATTTGTGAAGGAGTTGACAATGAGCGAAGTATTCATGTTAATGTTGGTAGTGGTTTGTCTGATGCTAATCGTGATGAGTATTGGATGGTCAGAGATCAATTACTTGGTAATGTTATTGAAGTCGAAGCTGACGCAGTTACGCAAAACCAAGACGGATCATACAGTTTAAGATTCCCTCGGTTTGTTCGTTTCCGTGGGTTTGAAGCAGGAGAAAAACTGTAATGCATTGGCTATTGGTAGTGATACTGGCGTTTGTTAACTTGCCGCTGGCGTTGGCATTGACAGCAATTTTTTTATTTTTTGAAAATCGATAATAAACTATGAATAAGACAACCGGTGAAGTGATGGATATCCTTCAAGAAGAATGCGCTGAAGTAATTCAGGCTGTTAGTAAAATTCGACGCTTTGGTATAGACAATGCCAAACCCGGCAAGGATAAAACCAATCGAGAGCATCTTGAAGATGAGATTGGTGACCTGTATGCCATGATTGATATCTTGCAGGAGTTAGATATTGTCAGTTGGTCTGGAATCGAAAAAGCCGCAGAGGCCAAACGTGAAAAGCTGAAGATTTGGAGCACCATTTTTGAAAAGGCCGCTTGATATGGAAATTACATATGATACTGTTACAGAAGACGTAGATTCACGTAATCAAGAAATTCGTGACCTATTGCAACATGGTATTTCTGAAATTACATTTACTAAACTAAATGGCGAACTACGAACTATGCCTTGCACCTTAGACACCACTTTACTACCGCCACAGCCGCTTAACGAGTCTCCTAAGACTCGTCCTTACAAGCCCGAGACATTAAGTGTTTGGTGTGTAGATAAATCAGAGTGGCGATCATTTCGTGTCGCTAACGTGACACGGATTGTGCAAATATAATGGATTGGTTACTGCAGGCTTGGTTTGTTGAGGCTGTAGGAACTATATTGTTGGCTATACTGTTGGTATGGCTTCTTAGTAAGATATTTGAATTTTTAGACCGGGAATAATATGGCAACAAAGTCAGAAAAACAACAACTTATTGACACACTGAAATTCACACCACGCACCTACAAGATTAGCATGTGGGGCTATGGCGGTGAAAAAGTCATGGGCACAGTAGACCGAGCGGTGTGGGATTACTGTATGGAGAACCAAGTCGACTTGTCTGAAATTGCCTGGAGTGATGAAGAAACAGTGCAAGATGAAATGGGCTTAGATGTAGACCGTCTGCCATTCGCTCCAGGATCGTGGTATGAATGCGATGATATGGCACATACTAACGGTGTTAGCCGTAATGCTGGCACACTACAAATTGAAGACGAAAACGGCACGGTAGTGTTTGAACGGAGATTAGAGGATTGCGATGGCGGCAGTGAAGACAGCCCAGTATGGAGTTGCAATGATGAATCTTGGGTTGGTAGTAAGCCTGCCGGCACTGTGGTGTTCATTGGCACTAGCAATGAAAAAGGCACATTCTTCGAAGGTGAGATTGCGCTTACACAACCATTTGACATTGAACTATTAGAACTGCACTACGATGACATCGACGGCGAAGAACTAGTCAATGGCGTTGTGTATGATGGTGAGGACATTGACAACTATGGCGGTAGTACCGATGGTAAGAGTTCAGACTTTGGAATGTATCTTGTAAAAGATAGTAATTCGTGGGAAACTTACGCCCCAGAGGAAAAAGACTGGGGACATCCTCCATACGGAACCGGCCCAAGTACCTGGGAAAAGTCTGAGACTTTTAAGTTCAAGAAAGTTAAACCTACACTGCCTGGCTATTACAGTTGTACCTGGCGACATTTTGGCACAACATACGGCTCGGCCTACTGGGATGGGGAACAGTTTGGAGAATGGGAATACGGCAAGTTCAATCCAATCACTGGAGAAATTGTTTCTTGGTCGGGATATAACTGGGATACCAGTAGTTGGGTCAACCAACCGCCGGAACCTGTAAATGTCAGTTGCGACAATAAAAAATGTGGTTGGGTTGGTCAAGGCGAAGAACGTCGTACTGACGATGACTACACGGATCACTGTCCTGCATGTGATGGCACCGAGTTTACTTGGATTGATTATGATCCAGATAGTAAACAAGGTCGTGCCAATCGTGCTAAGTATTGCAAGGAATGGGATCCTGCTGTGGCACTGGAGAAAATATGCAAGTAAGAGTCAAAGAAAACCCAGAAGAATTCGGCCGGTGTGGTTGCGGTCGTAGTCCAACAGGCAAATGCTGTGGTTGGCATGGCCTTACCGAAGAAGCCTATCAAGCGGCATTGGAGCAATACGAGTTAGACAAATACAAGAAGCAAGCACAAGATATTTGGTTTAGTGATGGATCATGCACAGGTGGTCAACCAGGATGAATACTGCCATACTATTAACTAAATATTAAACTATGCTCTTTGGATACTCGATACTCGCTACAGCATTACTATTAAGCCTAACAGCCGCTTACTATTCCATTATGGGTCTTACGGCCATCTTTGCGGCAGCCACCTTACCAGTTATGATCATGGGCGGTAGTCTGGAACTAGGAAAAATTGTAGCCACAGTATGGTTACATAATAATTGGAAACGAGCTGGTATAGTATTTAAAACGTATCTTGTGCCGGCGGTGGTATTCTTAATGCTACTAACATCGATGGGTATTTTTGGATACCTATCCAAGGCCCACTTAGATCAAAATATCCCATCCGGTGATGCACAAAGCAAGGTTGCCATTTACGATGAGAAAATTAAAACAGCCAAGGACAATATTGAGGCCGCTCGTAAAGCTCTCAAACAGATGGATGAATCAGTTGACCAACTGATGGCCAGAACCACAGACGATACCGGTGCTCAACGTGCGGCCAACATGAGGCGCAGTCAGGCCAAAGAACGCAGTGCCTTTCAAGCAGACATACAAAAGAATCAAGCCGAGGTGGCCAAATTCAATGAAGAACGAGCGCCATTGGCTGCTGAGTTCCGTAAGATAGAAGCCGAAGTTGGGCCGATCAAATATGTGGCCGCACTTTTATACAACGAAAGTGCCGACGAAGCAGTGTTAGAAAAGGCTGTGCGTTTTGTAATCATAATGATTGTTATTGTGTTTGATCCGTTGGCACTTACATTAATCTTGGCCGCCAACAAACAGTTTGAATGGGCACGACAGGGCACCGGAGGCTTTGTTCACGATGAAGAAACTGACGAAGAAGCCAATAAAAGAATCGAACAAGAGTTAACAGAAACAATGCAGGATCTTGGCATATCGGCCGAGCCCAAGTATGAAGCCGATGATGGTCCTTTAACCGACGAACAATTACAACAGATTCAAGAGTTGGCAAACAAAGATTTACCAACCGGCGAAGTAATTATTGAATATGAACTATTTCCGCAAGCAAAAGATCCACACCCTCCGGGTTGGATGTGGACTATTACTGCCGCACCGCAACCCACTTACCCTGATACTGATGAAGAAGTAGAAGAGTTTTCACAGGCCAAACAAACGGCCAAAGAAGAAGTAATCACAGCGGCTCTACCGGATCCATGGTCCCACATTGAAGTACCAGAAATCCATCCTGAAGACCAACATCATCATTTAGCAAAACAATCTTATCTGGCACAACATCCTGAAATTGATGAAAGAACATTTTATGCACAACACCAAGACGGAGAAATAGATCATTTACCGTGGCATGATGCAGAACATATTAATACTTTACCAATTAGTGATAGTGAGCGTAAACAATTGATCGACCGGTTTGCAAATAATTCTACGTCTGAGCAAGAAAAAAAGCAACCAGAACTTGATTATCAATTTGTAGACGAAATCCACGAACCCGATCTCCATGTGTACGATGATGAACGCCTGGTATCAAAGTTTGACAAGATACAAGACGATGGTAATCTATGGGTTTCTCAACCCGATGGTACGTGGGTCAATGCTGGCCCAGTGGATCAATTTGATTTAGGATTGTCTGCTGATAACGCACCCAAGTCTGCCGCTGGTGAAATGCGGGGCTTTGGAACTAGCTTTCCTGACAACTGCAACAAAGGCGATATGTTCCTTAGAGTTGACCAATTGCCAAGTGCCTTGTATAAATTTAATGGTACCGGTTGGATTGAAGTAGATAAAAAATTAAGTGACCAATATCTTTATGACGAAGCATACATTGATCATCTTATTGAAAAAATTGGTACCGGCGAGTATGATCCAGAGTTATTGAGTGATGCTGAACGGGAAAGTATCGAAAAACGATTAATAAAGAAAGTATAACATGAGCCTAGCTATAGAGCATTGCAGTTTCTGTGACAAGCACAAGGACCGTGTTGGTAAATTAATTGTCAGTCACACTGTGGCCATATGTAATGAATGTGTTGATCTTTGTGGCGGCCTACTTAAAGATAGTAAAACCACTGCACAACCAATTTCAGACGCACCCACAGTCATTGATCCTAAGGACATACGAGATTATCTTGACCAGCATGTGGTCGGTCAAGACCAAGCCAAAATTATACTCGGTGTAGCCATTGCCAACCACTACAAACGTATCAGTCGGTCAGATTCAACCATTGCCAAATCCAACATACTCATGATTGGTCCTACTGGCACAGGAAAAACTCTTATGGCTCGAACTGTTGCTCAGTATCTCAATGTTCCATTTGTCATTGCTGATGCTACCTGTCTAACCGAAGCCGGTTACGTTGGAGATGATGTAGAAAGTATGATTGCTCGTTTATACACTGCTGCAGATGGTGATGTAGAACGATGCCAACAGGGTATTGTGTTCTTAGATGAGATAGACAAAATTGCCCGTAAAAGCGAAAGTGCCACAGTAAGCCGAGATGTATCAGGAGAAGGTGTCCAACAAGCCCTGCTTAAATTGGTTGAAGGCACCAAGTGTAGGATATCGGCACATGGTACTAAAAAAACTAGTAACACAGAAATGGTTGAAATTGATACTACAAATATTTTATTTGTTGCCAGCGGTGCATTTGTGGGATTAGATCGTGTTATACAAACTCGTGTGCAAGGAACTGCTATGGGATTTGGTGCAACTATTAATTCAAAAAATCTTCCAAGCACTGAGCCGGCTACACCAGATGACTTGGTCAAGTATGGAATGATTCCTGAATTTGTTGGCAGATTTAACAGTTATGTAAATTTACACGATTTGACCAAAGCGCAGTTGGTCAACATATTAACTGAAGTAAAAGGCAATTTTGTAGAACAATATAAATGGTTGTTTAATCAAGACAATGTAGAATTAGAATTTGATAGTGAAAGTTTAGATATAATTGCTGAACGCACATTAAAAACTCGAACTGGTGCCAGAGGCCTACACAGTGAATTAGAGCGAGTTTTATTACCTCATATGTTTGATTTACCTAGATATTGTAAGCAGTCTATCCTGCAGGTCACTATTAATAAGACCCAGGTAAATACTCCAATGACATTAATACAGGAAAATTCGTGAAAGAATACAAAAATTCAGTTCGTGTAGTCGATGGCAATGTAGAAAAAGCCTTGAGAAAATTCAAAAAGCGAATACAAGAATCCGGATTACTCGACGATCTTCGAGCCAGAGAATTCTACGAAAAACCCACAACCGAACGCAAACGCAAAAAAGGTGCGGCTCAAGCCCGTTTGCGTAAAAAATTACGCGAACAAGCACTGCCAAAAAAACTCTACTGATGTGTTTATAGAATTTGATTTGCGACAGACACACAATTATCATTACGATTTAAATCTTATTAAACTGGACATTGCAGAATGGGCAAATCGTTACGGTATTCCTTACACACAAAAAACAATAAAATATACGCATAGATTGGCCTTTGATCAAGACCGTTTCTATACTGTGTTTGCTACTACCTGGAATAGTGAATTCGACTATCGACTTATTGACAGGAAGTGGTAAATGTGTTATAAATATATTATGTAGATGCCGATGGTCGGGTCTACTGTATATGTCACTTGCTTAATAAGGAGAAAACAATGACAAAAATCACAACTCTGGATCTCAATCCATTCTATCGCAATTCAATTGGTGTTGACCGATTATTTGATCGTATGATGCATCAAATTGATACTGCAGCTTCATCAACAACTAACTACCCACCTTACAATATTGTAAAAACAGGCGAGAGCACCTACGAAATTCAAGTGGCTGTTGCTGGCTTTACACAAGGTGAAGTCTCAGTTAATGTAAACGATGGACAATTGGTCATTACTGGTGAAAAGGAAAAGACCGATCTGCCTGAAGGATATGCGTATGAGTATCAAGGCATCAGTGCCCGACGTTTCATTCGCACATTTACATTGGCTGATTATGTAGAAGTAACTGATGCTGTCAGCAAGGACGGTATTCTTACTGTTAGCCTAGAGCGTCAAATTCCTGAAGCGATGAAGCCTAAAACTATTGCTATTACTTACAAAAAGTAATATAATATAGTAAATACAGTGGAGAGCACGGTGTTCTCCACTGTTACTACTAAAGGATCTGAGATGTCACATATTGGAACAATAACAAAAACACAAGTTAATGTAGGACTCACAGAACCACCTATGTTTAAACTTATCTATCTCAATGATAATGCCACGCCAATGGAATTTGTAATTGAAACACTAATTGACTCATTTAATTACAATACAGAAACTGCTGAAAAGATCACTATAGATATCCACGAAGCCGGATCAGCTGTGGTTGCAGTATTACCATATGAAATAGCCGAACAAAAAGGTATTGAAGTAACAGTTCAGGCTCGTAACAATAACTATCCGTTACAAATTAAATTAGAGCCCGAGACAGTTTAAACGTCAATTTCTATGCGTCGGGGATAGAACACAGATCGACTCCATTGGGTATTGCCTCGCCCTTTGGGATTGCTTAGATATTGTATTCCACCTAGTTGTTGATCTACGGGTTGATGATAGTGCCCAAAACACCATGTTTTAATTTTATTTTCAGTGTCCCCGTTGATGGCCCTGGCAATGTGTGTGTTGCCCATACCATTAAATCTCCAAGTATCTATTAGATCTAAATCATGCGCGATTATCCACGGTGCTGGAACAGTATGGCTAGCTAACACTATTGCTTTTACCTCACTGTGTTTTTGTAGTTTCTCTACACTCTTGATCAAGTAGGCTGCGTCATGGTATGCTATACCGATTATACTAGTAGCAGCCGAATTACTAATATGAAAATGCTCTTGAACGTGCATTACGCTTTGATCCACGTCCATTACAGGATCAAAATCATAGGTCCACCATCCATTAGTTCCTAATATAGCCACACCGTTGACAATGACCACATTGTCTTGAAGATACACTACATTTTTAATTTGACTAACCCGTTGATATAAGTCACGGTAGCTTTCGCTTAGATCTTCGTAGTGGTTTTTGTGTTCTTCGTTGCCGTCGATATAAAATACTCCACCTGGATAACATTTTCCAAGATGTGTCAGCGTGTTGATCAAAACGTCTCTGTCTTGGGCAACATCGCCTGCTACTACGCAGTAAGGCGCGGTGGCTTGACCGGTCCAATCAAAGTCGGGCCAAGTTTCTACGTGTAAATCGGAGATCAAATCAAATGCAAATTTCATAACGTATTTAATTCGATAAATACCCATATAATAATAAGGAGCTGATATGTCAACTATTCAAGATCCAAAACCACTATCACGGTCTGAACGTGAAGCACAAATCAAAGACAAAGCCGGTTGGGTTATTGTTGTTTTAGCTGCACTGTTGGCCATTAACACATACCTGGGTAATGGCAACAGCGGAAAAGTATTAAACAATACCATTGATGCCAACAACACCTGGGCGTTTTATCAGGCAAAATCGATCAAAGTTACCCTGGCAGAAATGGCTCTAGATGATGCTGTGGTTCGTAAAGATGTAGCCAAGGTAGCTGTGCTCAGTAAAAAAATTGCCAGATATGAATCAGACCCTGCAACAGGCGAAGGTAAGAAAGAATTAATGGCCAAAGCCCGGTCTCTAGAAGCAGATCGTGCAGTGGCCAAACAACGTAGTCCTTGGTATACGTTTGCTGGATCACTGTTTCAAATTGCTATTGTGCTATTATCAGCTAGTATATTAGCAGTCAACACGAGATTGTATACTGCCAGCTTGTATGTAGGCAGCGGCGCGATGATCTTGATGAGTCAAGCAATTTGGCTCTGGATTCCTACTATACTTTAAACCCAGCTTAATGTAACCTAAGAATCCTGTAAATACTTCAAGCTCTGACCAACAAGAGCATGGAGTATGATGAAAAAATATAGGGCTATCCACAGTGCTGTAATCTTGGTATTATTGTCGATACTATGCGGTTCTACGATGGTGTCAAGTTCGCCCATGTACGGTGGCGATCGTCCCAGTGTAGCACAAGAACTACCTGCCAGAGAACGAGAAGTCAGACTCAATCACGGAGTTGCTGAATGTGTTAGGACCGCTTGGATCGGTGACGTCAACAATAGAAAACTGATCTGTGTTGAGTATCGCTATCGGAAAGAGGTTAAGTAATGGATCCATTAACCCTCTTTGCTCTGGCCAATGGCGCTGTGTCTGCAGTCAAGGCCGGATGTAAACTCTACAAAGATATCAAAGGTGCTGCCGGTGAGGTCAAGGACGTTCTCAAGGATCTTGACGAACAGTTTGCTAAACTACACCCTCCAGAAAAACCCGCAACTGTAGCACAGAAAAATGCCTACATACAAGAAAAAAATCGCGTCATTGAATTAAACAAACGCGATGGCGAGACCACTGGAATTTACACTGAAATTGGTGAACATCTTGGTGCATACTATGACAACTATCACAAATGCATAGCCATCTTTGAAGAAGAAGAGCGGCGCAGTAAAAATGAAATATACACAGGTGATGCTAGCCTGGGCAAACGTGCCTTGCAACGTGTGCTGATGAAAAAGCAACTGGAACAGATGGAGGTTGAGTTGCGTGAAATTATGGTTTACCAAAGCCCACCGGAGCTGGGTGCATTGCACACCGAAGTGGAAGAAATGATGGGAGTCATGGGCCGGCAACAAAAAAGTCTCATCGTACAGCAGATGAAACAACATGAAATTGCAGAAAGAAAAAGAAAACAAAAATCACACCAATTGTATATGAATATATTAATTGGTATTGGTGCATTGGTAGTTTGTTGTGGTGTTGGGTTAACATTGTCGTATGTTGTAGAAGATAGAATTAAAAAGTATCCACAATACGGCACAGATTGGATACCAAAAAATCAGTCACAACGACAACGAGAAGCACAAAAACAAATCTATGTAGGAAGATAGAGAGTCATAATAATTTATTGTGTTTTAGTTTTTAATAAATCTAAAATATGATCTAAATCTGCTCTAGTTGGCAAACATGTTTCTTGGTTGGCTGAAACAAAATCAATTATTTCAGGAGTAGATGCCAACTTGTTCCAATAATCACTTTTGTAATTTTTTGGATCATCCAGCTGATCAAATGCTGAAGTTAAATTTGTTTTTAATTCATTAATCACTTGATTAAAAAAATCTTGGCTAAAAAATCTCTGACGATTATATTCGGCAATGGCCTGTGCTTCTGCCATATTTCGTTCACGCTGATGTGGCAACCAAGTTGAAATATATTTCATAAGCTCGGCAATCTGTATCAAACGTTCGGCAGGATCTTCTATTTGATCATAGCTTTCGTCCCATACATCGCTAAATGTTTGAAATCCATAACTTTTTAAATATTCTAAACTACCGTATGTGCCGGCCAATATAAACGGTTGTCCAACCGCAACGGGTCGCAAACTTTTTTCAGTCAGGTGTAACCGATCGTCATCAAATAAGGTTTCAAGAACTACTTCAATATCTGTTGAATTATAATCATTTGTGTCAAAGTCTGCGCTGTAACTGCTGTGAGCGTTGCTAATTGGAAAGAAATTTTCCAACACAGTATGTGGGCGCCACGTTGGATTTTTAAACTGGTGCGAGTCGTAGTGTATACCCAGTTCGGGTTCAATGGGATTGATGCTGGTTTTACAGTGCTCTTGTAGATTTAGAGATATCAATAGTTCAGCAAATCGTAAACGATATTCTCTAGTATTGCTCCAGGCACGATTGTAAATCAAAAATGTTTTGTCAGATTTTTTTGTCTGAGCGACATGTTCGGCATATCTAAACCAGTCTCGAGCTATTACCGCATGACTCCAGTAGTATACCGGTATCAATTCATTGCTGGCTTCATACTTTTTGAGATTGCTGGACCGCTGTTCACTGTGCAATAATATATTTTTTTCAAAAATGCTTTGTCGTCGATAATTCAAATTTGTAGTCGGGATATAGAAACCAGTAGACCTCATCAATGACGCAAATACGTTGTTTTTTTGATTGGGAAGATTTTTACTGTAAAAATCGTAATCCAGTGGTTCTTGATCATTACACCATATAGCAGGATAAGTGGTTTTGCATAGCCATTCTGTCAGTCCATAGTCTGTCAGGTTATTTAAATCATTAATATTTTTTGAACCGTGCGGATAAAATCGATAAATTATTATGCGATCATTGTAAATCTCTTGGGCAACATTTTCAATATAATGATATAGCCGGTCTAACGGAATGCTCATAGGCATATATTTACACAGGAAACAGCACATTACAATTAAAATTATGACACAGACTCTACACAAGTATCAATTATATCCATTTTGGGACAATGAATACACAGCATTAACGTATATTCAAGAAGCGTTCAATGATCACGATCTTGTTGCCAAGTGGCGTCAACAAGGATACATGCCCAAGTTTACCGGAGACATGTGTGATATGCGTAGCCCACAACCTGGCTGGAATCAAAGATTTGTAGAGATGTTTGAAGGACAAGGATGGAGGGATGTTGGAACCAGTTACTATAGAATGACGACCGGCACCATATTACCAACACACAGCGATCTGTATTTAAAATATATCGATCTGTTCAACCTTAAAGGTCGCGAACACACCATACGTCGTGCCATAGTATTTTTAGAAGATTGGCAACCTGGTCACTACGCTGAATATCAAGATCAGGCCTATGTAAATTGGAAAGCCGGAAGTGTAGTTGAATGGAAGTATGATACACCACACATGGCAGCCAACTTAGGATTAACGCCACGATACACACTACAAATTACAGGACATGTTGATGATTGATAGTCGCAATGAATGGGATCCGATAGAAGCCATTATAGTAGGTACAGCCACTGGGGCCAATTGGCCCATGACTGATCCGGTGTTTGCTGAGGAAGCTCGTAACAGTTTATGGACTGAATCTCCTGCCCCTAGCGGAGCAGTACCCCAATTCATCATAGACGAAGCCAATAGAGAACTTGACACATTATCAGAGACCCTGGCCCGTAACGGTGCCACGGTATATAGACCCCGACCCATGGATTTTGTTGCGATGAACGGAATGTATAACTATTGTCCCAGGGACCGTTTATTGGTGGCCGGTGACACTGTGGTTGACTGCAACATGATGTATCCATGCCGCAATCAAGAAATAGCCAACTATCCACGCTTGTTAGGTGATGCCCGACAGGTATTGACCATGCCAAGAGATTCGGGCATGACGCTAGATGCAGCCAACATTTGTCGACTAGGCGATACTTGGCTGTTCTTGGAATCAGCTTCGGGTAATCGAGCCGCATACGAATGGTTGTGTGAACATTTTCCCAGCATCACGATCGAGTTGGTAAACTTTTATGCCGGAGTGCATATTGACAGCACAATTACACCGCTACGCGAAGGACTGGTTATGTTGAACGCCAGTCGTGTAACCTCGGACAACTGTCCCAAAGCATTTCAAGATTGGGAAAAAATTTGGGTAACTGAAGATCAAATTGTAGCCCAGGATTTTTATCAGTATCCATACGCATCAAAATGGATTGCTATGAATATGTTGGCCGTGAATCCAGAAACAGTTATTATAGATGCGGCCCAAACTGAGCTAATTACTATACTAAAGAAACACGGCATTGACAGTATTCCTTTAACCTTGAGTCATAGTAGAACACTAGGTGGTGGATTCCATTGTGTTACTTTAGATACACGGAGACATCATGCTTGATACAGCGGCCATTGAGCAACTAGTACGACAACAGATTACAGAACAAGTAAGTGAACAAATTTCAGTTACATTAGGGTCAGATGCCTGGCTGGCTAGTTTTGAACAACAAATAATTGAATATGTGCAGGCCCGTGTTATGGCAAAATTTGCCAACGCTGAATACCTGCCCGAAATAACCGATACAGTTAAATCAAGTGTCAGTGAATTATTTAAACGCGGTGCGGTTCCTGGCATTGACCAATATGTAGATACTGTAACTATCCGTAGAACTATTGATACGGCTGTAGAACAATTGGTTGACAGTTCTATTGAGGTATTGGGCAAGGATCCTGTATGGCTAGCCAAAATTGAACAGCAAATTAATCAAGCAGTGGTAGATCGTGTAATTCGACAGTTTGGTCAAATCGATCTCAACCCAATTATCAAAGAACGAGTTGATGAACACATGACTCAGTTCCAGCAAGATATTTTAAACAATTTTGCCAGCACAGGAATCAGTGATCAAGCCGGTACCTGTCAGTTGATCATAAATGATGATTCTGTTGTAGTTGGAAATCAATTGACCACACGTGATTTAACTGTGTCTAATGCGGCAGTGATACAAGATCTTGTGGTCAAAGGATCTGTCAACATTGACAATCCAAGCTGGGAGTTATTGGCCACAGGTATTAGTGAAAAAACAATCAATCGACTTTCTGATGAATGGAAAACAGTATTAACAGCTCAAGTGGCAGAACAAATACGATCCAATGGTGTTGATTTTGATTCTGTAAAAATCAACGGAGAAACATTGGTCAGTGGTAATACCTTGGCAAAAAGTATTACTGATACCAATATACGATCTGTGGGTGTATTAAAGACTTTGACTGTTGACGGAGAGTCTATATTTAATAATCAGACTCTGGCAGTATTAAACAAACGCATAGGTGTAAACACTATAAGTCCAGAAATGGCTCTAAGTGTGTGGGACGAAGAAGTCAGCATAGTAATTGGAAAAAACAAAGCCAACGAAGCCTACATTGGAACCAATAGAGCTCAAGGTGTTGCCATTGGTGTTAATCGACAACCGCAAATTGAGATCTCAGCAGATGGCCTAACACGAATACGACAATTACAGGTTGGGCTACATCGTGTCAGTCACGCCACACAGGTTCCTGGATGGTCAGGTACCAAAGGTGATATAGTATTCAATTCAGATCCTAACGATACTCCTGTGTTTGCTTGGGTTTGTATAGGCGGCCATCGTTGGAAAACTCTTAAAAGCGCCGAATGAACATCAGTTGGGTAATAGCTGACAGTGCAGAGTTGGATCCTACTCAGAATATTGATGCACTTAAAAAATTAGGACCAATTTGGGGATCGTGGCGAACCTGGCGTGCCTATCAAACAGACAATGTTGTATGCCATAATCAAAACAAAGCAGAAGAGTTGGTCAAACGCAAGTTTCATGAACGTTGCAATTTTTATATTCCTGATTCGGTAAATGTATCATTAGGAAGACCCGCTGGAGTTCGGTTATACGCTGGGGATTTTGTTCACGATGTCATTAGGCAAGAAGAACTTGTGGCACTACATCTAGCCGCAACCACCAGTGATATTGTATTGTTACTAGGATGGGATCTTGCCAAACTAAAACCAAATTCTGATCGACTGGAATCAAATCAAGCACAGCATCACCGTAACCTATTTCACCAAGCGGTAAAAGATTATGGACAAACACAATGGGTAGCGGTGGATCATCTGGAGCCATTGGCTCCGTCATTGCAGGTTTTGGAAAATTTAGTCCTCGACACAATGGATGCGGTTTTGGCCCTAGCTCCTGATTGACAACTAAGTTGTGATGCTGTATAATAGCAGTATGACTACACTAAAGCGTATTGGTTTCTGTTGCAAATGGCTCAATGATCCGTCCGAATGTGGCGGCATGAAAGTCAATGCAGTGGATCGGGACCTTAACGGGCGTTCAACTACCATGCGTTGGTTGCGTGAGCACCCACTTGAAGCCGAACAGCGCCAGTGGGACATTATGAATCACAATACTGCAGCCGCTGTACGGTTGATTGAACGTGTGGCCACACTGCCTGCTGAACGCAGAATGGTACGCTTGGGCAGTGAAATGCTACAAGGCTACACTGAAAAAGATTGGATCACTTGGTGGCAACGCAAGGAAATACAAGACCACTGTGCAAAGATATTTGCACCCATTGGTGAAACTGCCCGCAGACTTGACGTTAGACTCAGCTTTCACCCTGGACAGTTTTGTGTATTGGCCAGTGAGAACGAAGGCATCGTAAATAGAAGTATACAGGAGTTTGAATATCATGCAGATATGGTCAGATGGATGGGATATGGTCGGTCGTTTCAAGACTTTAAAATCAATGTTCACATCTCAGGTAAAAGAGGTCCAGCCGGTATCAAAGACGCACTTAAACGACTCTCGCCTGAAGCAAGAAACTGCATCACAATCGAAAACGACGAAAACGCCTGGGGCATCGATTCAAGTCTCGAACTCGCAAACGATTGTGCCCTTGTGCTTGATATACACCATCACTGGATCCGTACAGGAGAATACATTCAAGCCACCGATAGTAGACTTGCTCGCATAATTGATTCGTGGCGCGGAGTAAGACCAGCCCTGCACTATTCAGTAAGTAGAGAAGATGTGCTGGTAGATCATCCGGCGGATACTGTGCCTGATCATGCACTACTATTAGAATCAGGCTACAAAAAACAAAAAATGCGAGCACACTCGGACTTTTATTGGAATCAACCAGTGACAGACTGGGCCTTGAGCTTTTGGGATCAGTTTGATATACAGTGCGAAAGCAAAGGCAAGAACTTGGCCAGTGCTCAGGTTTACAACAGGGCAGTAGAACTGGGACTAGCGGATGATACAGTTAAAACTTTGGCCACCGCCTGATTGGCACGAGTGTGTAGTCAGTTGGGATTGGTTATTGGAAGATAATAGTCCACATATAAATGAAATATACAGTTGGTGCGATCAACACGGTAGTCCCAGCAGATATCATGTGCATGGGTGGAAGTCAACTAAAGGATTTGCATTTCAATTTGAAGATCCCAAGGACGCTGTTTTGTTTAGTTTAACATGGACACATCGGTAGAATACTACGGTGTTGAGTTGCACCGAGTCTCTACTCGGGTATTGGCATGGATAGTTGACACTTATGGCCCGCTGGGTGCAAGACGTTGGTTTGTAAAAAATAAAACAATATATTTTTACAACAAAGCCGACTATGAAATGTTTCTATGGAGATGGATGTAATGAATTTTATTTTTGTTGCTGCCGCTAATGTTTGGAAGTATATCAAAACGGATTGGCATTCAAATCCAATTAGATTTTGTGCCGAAGCATTTGCCTGGGCCTGCAGTGTAATATCTGCTGTGATATTTGCGGTCACTATTCCTGATATTCCGGTAGTGCCACTTTACACTATCTTTATTTCCGGGTGTTGTGCCAGTTGCTGGGCTTGCTGGACTAGACGCAGCTTTGGCCTAATGGCCAACTCTGCATTTTTGGTTATTATCGACAGTATCGGTCTTGTACGATACTGGTTACATTAAGCCTTGGGAGTTCGTGGCTTACGTGGCGCGGCTTTTTTAACAGCAGGCGTTTTGGCTACTTTTTTAACCGCTGGGGTAGTTTCTGCTACCGGAGCAGGTGTTTCGACCTTGTAAGGTGCTGGGCTTGCTTCAGTTGGTTTTGTACCAAAAATTTTCTTTAAAAACGATAGCATAATAAATCTCCTTGTCGATTATTTATGGGCATATTATTCAATTACAAATCTATTAGATTTCAATGAATTCTCTCAGTAGAAACACTGACTATTATTGCACCACAGCATAAATAAATTTGTAGAAGCCAAGAGCCTCTACTAAAATTTAAGGAAAAACACAAAATGTCTTTAGAAAGAATATTAGAACGTCTAGCAGAAATGTTTCCTAAACAGGCTTATCAGAGCCGTTTAGAACAGTATATCAACAGCAAAAATCCAACCAATGCAGCAGAAGTGGACTATTGGCAACGGCAGTATGAAACCGAAGCACAACATTGGAGTCGCGGTGTATGATGAAAATTATTTGGAAAATTTTAGAATCATGGGGTGAGGCTAGAGCAGCAGCATATCTAACCCGTAACGGCCGTATTGCAGAAGCCAAAGCAATATACAAATGAACACAATTGAAGCATTTGGAGAGAAATACGGCAACAAGATTGCTGCCTGGACTATTGCGGCAATGATTATATATTTGGTTATTGCACAATAGACTTTTGATAAGTAATTGATGCTGACAATTATTGCAACCCTGGTGATGACACACATCACCATAGCCTGTGTTACCCTGTATTTGCACCGTAGTCAGGCGCATCGATCTGTGGAATTTAACCCTGCAATAGCACATTTTATGCGCTTTTGGCTTTGGCTGACCACAGGCATGGTTACCAAACAATGGGTAGCTGTGCATCGCAAGCATCATAGGTTCACAGAACAAGAGGGAGACCCACACAGCCCACATGTGTATGGGATCGGGCGTGTGTTCTTTAAAGGAGCAGTGTTATATCATGCGGCAAGCAAAGATACGGTCATGGTTGACACATACGGTCGTGGCACTCCTGCTGATTGGATGGAGCTTCACGTATACCAGCCTCACAGTAGACTTGGCATTGGCCTTCTCCTTGTGCTCAATACAGTGATATTTGGCTGGTGGGGTTTACTGGTTTGGGGTATACAAATGATTTGGATACCTTTTTGGGCCGCTGGAGTTGTAAATGGCGTAGGACATTGGATAGGATATAGAAATGGACATACTAAAGATCATAGTCGTAATATTAGTCCTTGGGGCATTGTCATTGGTGGCGAAGAGCTTCATAACAACCACCACTTGGACCCAGCGAGTGCCCGGCTCAGCAAGAATTGGTTTGAATTTGATATAGGTTGGTTTTACATTTGCCTATTAAAATGGTTAGGTTTAGCCAAATTACGAGCATAAAATTAGTGACCACTCACTAGTAGAAACCACTAGGAAATTGCGGCAGTGCCATGTATAATAGATAAATACAGTAGAGAAAAGAAGTTAGTGCCGACGGTCGGGCTAACACAAACCCTCGCTTAATTTAAGGAGATTTACCATGTTTAATTTCAAATCCGTAGTAGACCAAGTAGCAACAGCAACTAAGACACCTTTGATGTATGTTGAAGACAAAGCAATTCGCGCAAACCTAGAAACTCTAGTAGATGCTTATGTAGACTTTACTAAAACTGCATACGACACAGGTTTAGAGCTTTCTAAGCAAGTAGTTGAAGCTACTAAGAGTATTGACTACTCTAAGTATTTTGCTAAAGCAGGCAAGTAATAGTAACACATCCTATATAGGATTATCAAGCCCAGGTAACTGGGCTTTTTTATTGCTTATTTTTTCACTAAATACTTGGTCTAACCGGAGAGTAAAATGCGTGAGAGTTTTAACTGGAGTCAACTAGATCGCGATAATCTTTATACCATGCTGTATACAGCCGGACGTGATATTGTTGGCAAAAAAATGCCAGTGAATGTCCTACAAAAACACATAAGCTCATACATCAAATCTAACTTGCCGGTGCGGGTAGTTCGTATTAAAAACAACAAGAAACAAAAGCCCAATACTGTCTATATGGGTGGCGCCTACTATAGTGATCTAGACCGGCATCAGCGCAGTCGATTTATAGAAATAGTATTGAGTTATCATCCTGATACTAAGGCAATTCGAATAACCGACTATCGTTGGACCAGACTTTGCACACTATTTGCTGATACTATCTTGCATGAAGTTATACACATGAGACAGTATCGCAGTAGAAATTTTAAAGATATTCCTGGCTACGAAAGCACAGCATACTATCACAAACAACGCATAACGCAACAATACTACGGCAACAGAGATGAAATGGGTGCATTTAGTTTTAATATAGCCTGCGACATGATAGATCGTTTTGGCAACAATACACAAGAAATAAAAAAATATTTAAATAGTATGCGAGCCAAGCGCCATAAGCATTCAAGCTGGTATGAATTTTTATCTGCATTTGATTGGGATTTAGATCATGCCAAAGTGCGTCAGATGCAACAGAAGATTTTTAAACAATTGGAATACGCCGCAATAGGCCGGCCGTTTAAGACTACTACACATTTAACCTATTAGCATAAATAAAAGTAATCAGTAGGAGATATCATGAGCACAGAATTATTTAGAAACTACATTGACCTTATCAATGAGAACAGTCAACCCAGGGTTCAACTGGATGAAGGCATGATGGACACAATCAAGTCTGTAATACCCAAAGTGATGAAACTTTTGGGCGGTGATACTGCTCAACAAATTGCACAGCAAGTGAAACAAGTTACTGGTGGTGATTTTACACCCAGTAAAGAAAATGCTATCAAAGTGGCACAAGCACTTGGTTTCGACAAAATTGCACCAAAAAAGGCAGTGGCCGAACAAAAACTTGATGAAGTTACTTGGGGCTTAGCAGGAGATTGGAAAGGTAAATTGATTCAACTTATATATACCTTGGGTTTAGCAGGCACAGCCGTTGGAGGATATCTAGGAGCACAACCGGGTGTGGCTGGCACAGATATAGGTGTAGCATCTGGTATTCTTATTCCAATCGGAATATTACTATTAATGTTTGCTGATACATTTTTTGGAAGAGGAACAGGGCAAGTCGGAGCAATGGGCCATCCAAAAGAAAAACACGATAACACAATGGGTTAACCATTATTTGATTCACACAAAAGGCTCTTCGGAGCCTTTTTTTGTGTCAGCGTAAAATGTTAACGCTGGCGTTTACGTCCTAGTGCTTTTTCGGTGCCTAACTTCTCATCCGCAGCGGCTTTGATCCTACTACGCTGACTGCCAACTTGATCTAGATCTTTGGTGGACGCTTTGACGTTGGGTTGATCAGCCACGTCATTGGCCATCGGATCCAATAAGTCTGATTCTTTGGCACCGTTCTTTAAGATCTTAAATGTAAAGTTGCCTTTGCCCTGTGTGCTCATGTAGGCCTTCGAAGCATCTAACAGCACACCGCTAACAGTGTCACTGGGATACACAGCACGGAAGCTGGTGATTGAAATAGTGTCAGCTGTTTCTGTTGCTTCGGTATACATCTGCACCAGAGCCGAGTTGTTTAAAATCTCTGACGCAGCTTGTCCAAAATTGGTGTGCTCGTTGATGTAATCGGCTGTGTTATACGCCATCACACTGAGCATGTGCTCTATTGGAATAATCTTGGACCAATCTCTAGGAGTTCGACTTTGATACAATGTGTTTAACTTTTCATTCTTAAACTTGATTGGGTCGTTGGGACCACGTCCTTTTAATGCCCGTATTTCATTGGCCTCATCCGGGGTGATCAGTTTGTAGTCCACAGCCAAATCTAACGGAGCATTGGTGTGACCACGGTTATTAATGACGTTGAGAATCTCAACCACATCCTTGTGCTTTTCTAATAATTTTTTACCTTTGGGAGCCACTGACAATTCCTGAATACTTTTTAACAAGTTGACCACTGATGCATTGGCACCACTTTTACCTTTGCTACTTAATTTAATTTGTTTGCCGCCGGGACTCACAAGTAAACTGTCATACAATCCACCAGTTACGCTGTTGTTAAAACTGATAGTGGCATCACCGTATCCGCCTGCGGTAGGACCAAAGAATATAGTGGCTGCTTCTTGTGCATTGCCCTTGACTGGCTTGTTCATAACTAGCGCAACAGGTTGTAGCATTTCGCAAAAATAATCACGGAAGGCCGTGAAGTTGATCGAACCTTTGGGGAATGTAACAGGAAACTTGGTGGCCTGCATGAATGTAGCGGCTGCAACCACTTCATCACTGCCTTTGCCAAACTTGGCCACAATTTGATTCATTATGGTTTCAGGAGTATTGTCCTGAAATTGTGTTAATACTTCACTGGGCTTGTAACCAGTATTTTCTTTGGCTCCGGCTTTGGATGCAAATTTAAATCCACCCGGAATGTCACTGTGAGCAAAGTTGTTTAAGGCACGATTTGGATTGATTTCTTTTACCCATTTTCCTAAATAATAAGGCTGGCCGTCTTCGCCTGTAAACGACGCAATCATAAATGCACGGGTCGATCCATTGGCCTGATTGACCCAATGCACATTAAGACCCGGCTTGTCCACATTATCGACTTTGAGGCCAACCAACTCGCTGGCTGTGTCGACAGCACCAGATTCTGGATAAAAATCCACGCCCTGAAATGTAATAACATCACCTTCGGGGTTTTTAAACTGTTCGCCCGGGCGCCGATTGGTAAGCCCTACGCCTTCAGTTACAACAACGGTATCGAGTAAATTTAGAATATCACGCATTTGCTTTTCTTTAAAAAATTTGTTATAATTACTTATCATTTATCTGGAGACCTTGATGTCAAATTTAGTGCCAATTGTAGTAGAAAAAACCGCCAATGGAGAACGCAGTTACGATATATACAGTAGACTCCTGCGTGATAGAATTGTCATGCTGGACACAGATGTTAACGAACACACAGCCAGTTTGGTTGTGGCTCAGATGCTGTTTTTAGAAAGCGAAGATCCGGACCGGGACATCCTATTTTACATCAACAGTCCAGGCGGTGTAGTCACAGCAGGCATGGCGATTTACGATACCATGCAGTTTATCAAACCCGATGTCAGCACAGTTGTCATGGGTCAGGCTTGTAGTATGGGCAGCCTATTGGCACAAGCTGGTGCTGCAGGCAAACGATTAATTTTGCCCAATGCACGTCATATGATTCACCAACCATCTGGGGGTGCCAGAGGACAAGCAACAGACATGCTGATTCAAGTTGAAGAGATTCTAGCTATGAAGAAAAATCTAACTGAGATCTATGTTCGACACAACACAGCCGGCAAAACTTTTGAAGAGCTAACTACAGATATGGAACGAGATAACTTTATGAGTGCCGAACAAGCAGTGGCCTATGGTCTTGCAGACAAGATAGTTACCAAGAGAGATTAATGGCCTTATCTGATACTTTTTGTTCAGCTCCGTGGTTCCAAACTAGAATTGATTGGGATGGTCATTACAGACCCTGTTGCGGACTAACAGAAAACGCTAGCGAGTTTGAAGGTCGAACCCAATACTCAATAAAAGACACCACCGTGGATGAATGGATGTCTAGCGAGTATTCACAGTATCTAAGAAAAAATTTAACAGAAGGTATACAGCTAAAAGAATGCAATAATTGTTGGCAAAAAGAAAAACACAATGTCAAAAGTTTTAGACATGATGCTAACAATATTGTTACTAAAAATCAAAATAGCAATCTTGACAATACCTGGGTCAAACTTTTTGTAGACAAAAATCAAAATTATCAAAATTATCAGATAGTATCAGCTGATGTCAAATTGTCAAATGTTTGCAATTTTAGCTGTGCTATGTGTTCGCCATTTAACAGTTCAAAAGTGTATGACAAATGGCAATCTAATTTAGATAATAAATTTGTGCAAGAACGTTTACTACAGCAACCAACGTTTTTAAAAGATATTGCATCGACTTATCAAAGTAAACGGGGATATCAACATCTTAAAGATATATTAAAACATCCGTTGAGATATCTTAAAGTGCTTGGCGGCGAACCAACATTAGATAAAGACTTATTTCGTGTAGTAGATCAAGTACCAATTGACAAGAAATCAAAAATACATATAGAGCTAGTTACCAATGGCAGTCAAGATCTAATAGAAATTTCTAACCGATTACAAGATTACGGATCAGTAAGTTACACAATCAGCCTTGAAGGCGTTGGAGACATACAAGATTATGTGCGTAAAGGAAGCCACTGGCCTACCATTGAAAAAAATATATTGGCCGCAAAACAGAATGGCATACACGTCAATGTTAATTATACTATACAGGCCATGTCGGTGTTAAATTTACATGAATTATTAAAATGGTGTTCCAATAATCAAATACCGATATCGTTTGGTGTATTAGATTATCCAGGTCATCTTGCTGTGTCAGTATTGCCCAAAAAAATTCGAAACAGTATTGTTGATAATTTACGCAAAAGTTCAGGTGTTGACGTTATAAATTCTCCAGACAGTACCGATCTATTGTCAATTGATAAGATAATTGAGTTAATTGACACTATCCCGGATCAGTCTGAACTTTACCCAAAATTTCTTGAATATGTGGCATGGTTTGATCAGGACTCGATTCAACCGCTACGTGATATACAACCTTTGCTATATTATGTTTAAGTAATAAAAGTGTAATGCTATATCCGCTAAATAAAAGACCGGGCACAAGATAAGGTGTCGTGGGAATCCGTAATCCACGCTAAAGGACCTACCGGTCCTTTTTCTTTGGCGTCACTGGCACCAGGTTGTCGCGGAATATCGCCCAGGCACGTTCCCAACTCCAGCGAGCACTACCCGCCCATACCTGTTGTCGATTCAAAAACAAACAATCAGTTACGGCCTGCCGCAGGTCTGTGTTCATACAGCCGGTAACACCTTCGTCAATGACATCTTCTGGCCCCTGAACAGGATAGGCTGCCACCGGTGTACCACAAGCCATAGATTCGATCATCACAATGCCAAATGTTTCCCACTGGCTAGGAAATACAAACACTTCAGCATTGGCATAGTAGCGAGCCAATTCTACTCCTGTTTTAAATCCTGTGAAATGCACATCTGGATATTGCTTACGATAGGTTTCTAGCATGGGTCCATCACCTACCATGATTTTCAAGAAACCCGGATAGTCCATTTCGAGAAACTTTTCAAGATTTTTTTCTTTGCTGACACGACTTACGCACAAGATATATCGACTGATAGTTTTTTTTCTATGAGTAGGATTAAACGTTTCACGGTCAACACCGCGTGTCCAACTCACAATCTCGCCTTTAAACCCGTGTGATCTTAATTCTTGCACCATTGAATCCGTTGTGGTCAATACTTTGCCTGAGTGTTTGTGGAACCAGCGCACCATGGGCCAAGTCACTAGTTCGGGAATGCCAAACAGCTTTTTTAGCCCTTCAGGAAACTTAGTATGATAAGCGGTGTTGTACCTATAACCACATATTGAAAGATACTTTCTAGCCCACAAACCAAGAGGACCTTCTGTGGCGATGTGGATATGATCCGGGTCAATTTCTTCAATCTTCTTGCCCATCGCCCGCGGAATGGCAAGTTTGACTTGGTCGTAGCCAGGACAATCAACATAGCGGAACCGCCCGGGATCAATATAATCAACCCGATAACCATCCAGTACCGCACAAGCCTCAATGTTCTTGTAAGTGGTGACCACGCCATTAATCTGATCCGGTAAGTTGTCTGTTATTATCAATATCTTCTTTGTCATTTTTTTGTGTCCATGTTACAATCTCCCATGTGCCATCGTGATGTTCTACCAGTGCTGTGCATGATTCAACCCAGTCGCCATCATTCATGTAAGTGACGCCATCTATTTCTTTTATTTCTGCGTGGTGTATGTGACCGCAGACCACGCCATCAAATCCTCTTTTCTTACAGTAGGTTGCGAGGTTCCGTTCAAAGTGGAAAATAAAGTCCACTGCCTTTTTGACCCTATGCTTGAGATACAGGCTAAGACTCCAGTAACCAAAACCCATACGATGGCGGATCCAATTAAATTTGCTATTAAGTCCCAGGATAAAGTCATATGCTCGGTCTCCTAAAAAGTTCAACCACGGTGCCAATCTTGTGATGCCATCAAACATGTCGCCATGAACCACAAGGTAGTGCCGCCCGTCGGCACCTATGTGTTCGGTTTGATTTACAATTTCTATCAGTCCAAACGAAAATCCGTAGGGTATCATCGGACGCAAGAATTCGTCATGATTTCCAGATATGTATACGACCCTAGTGCCACGTTTAGCGTGACCAAGAATGCGACGAACAACGTTGGTGTGGCTTTGTTTCCATCTCCACCGGTTTTGTTGGATCTTCCAAGCGTCAATGATATCTCCCACAAGATACAGGGTATCACAGGTGTTGTGTTTGAGGAAGTTGTTTAGTTCTTCTGCTTTGCAGTCCCTCGTCCCGAGGTGGATGTCTGACACAAATATACTGCGATACGTTTTTTGCATCTAGTATTTAGGCAGAAATGTGTTACTATTTTGTTACAAACAATTGATCTACAAATTCTAATAGCAGTTGATGATGTTGACGATGGTGCCAGTGTGGTCGCATCCACGAATAACCTGTGTACCAAAACTGTTCGCTTTCGGGATGACATCCTATTAGCCCAATCTTGTTTTGATATATGGCCATTGCATCACCATTGGCATAGGTGGCTACTGTTTCAAATCGATCAGGATCGCCCACTAAGGCACAGCCATCATACCAAAACATTGACATGGGTGTTCCTTGCCAAGTTATGGCAATATTTTTGGCATGTGGTCTACGAGTATCGGTTCCAGGTCTAGCAAGATATTGAACAGCATCTACTGAATCTAGTATATCAAAGTAATTGCTACCGGCCCAGTAGGCACCCATACAGATGCCTAGATAGCGTCCGCCCTGCTGAACAAATTCAGTTACCCTGCGTTGGTTGGCTTTTAGTAAGGTAGCAAAACTGTCAGCATCACCTATACCACCCGGAAACGCAACCATGCTTACGTCGTCAAAAAACGAGTCTTCAACTGAGTTCTTGCTGAACAGTTTAAAACGATAATAATCGCCCAGGGCTTGCATTACGCCATTGCCCGATTGAACCGAACATTTTGGATCTTGAATGAATAATGCTATTGTGGGCTTCATGTTGGTGTATTTATAGCCCTGTTAACCTGTTGTTTTTAAACAACAAAATGTGGCTAAAAAACAACAGTTTTTGCCTGTATAAATTGGGCCCAAATAACGGTTGACCCAAAATGGCCCATTTGCTAAAATACTTGTATAGTAATTAAAAAGGAGTCCGGGATGAAAAACAAAATGACTGTAGCAGACTTGATCGAAATACTCCGCACTATGCCTGCTGACGCCACGGTAATCGCACATGACAGCGACTGGGGTTATACTGCACCTCTAGTGGAGATGGATGACGACGGCGAAGTTGTAATATCAGCAGGTTGACCCAAAATAGCCCTTTTGTTATAATACTTGTATAGAAACTAAAAAGGAGCGGAAATGATCGACTCAAAACGCAAAGAAGATTTTTATGTTGACGAAACCAACAGCAAGTCTGGCCCTGTGGTACGTTGGAACAGCAACGATCGTATTCCGTTTGGTGACATGTTGGCAGAGTTTGCTCATGCTGGTTGGATTTCTGTGCAAACGGTTGAGAACAGTTTGGCTCAGCGTAAAGTCGAAGACCGCATCGCACTTGAGGCTTATGCTAAAAACTACAAAGGCCCAAGCCAAGAAGACCTGTTTGAAATGCGAGCCGCATTTGGCTCTGGTGCTCGTGTAGTAAATGTTTTAACCGGCCACGAATATACCGTTTAAGGAGACAAGATGAAATTTACAAATAAAGCCAATGCCAACATGACCAGCCTCAAAGGTGAGTTTGTAATTACTTTTGCAGAACTGACGGAAATTTTTGGACGACCTGATCATGGCCCTAATGCTGACTTAGACAAGGTCACTTGTGAATGGGCGTTGACGTTTGAAGACGGCACCATTGCCACTATCTATGATTGGAAAACAAACCGCACCCCAATGGGTGAATACGAGTGGCACATTGGCGGCCACTCTGAAGCGGCTGTAGACCGTGTCGTGGACACCATTGCCATGCATCGTGACCAACTGGTCAGTATGATTAGAGGGTATCAAGGCGCATGAAAGTATTCCAAGAAACCACAGAGTGGGGCATTCCAGGTGCTAAAAATCACATCTACTTTTTGTCGGATTCAAAGGACAAGATGTATGCTTACATCAATAAGGAAGGTCGCATTGACGAAGTAAAGACGCCTTACCGATTCCATATCAAGGGCCGTAAATTTAAAGAAGTTGCCAACACCTGGGGATTCTTTCCTAGAGAAGAATTAGAGTCAGTTGGAGAAACTCATCGGGTTGCAGGTAGCAAGGGTTCTGTTTATACAGTTACAAACGATCGTGGATCGTGGACTTGCACTTGCCCGGCTTCAAAATGGCAAAAGGGCGACTGCAAACATATCGTGCAGTTAAAAGGTTAAGGTCGGGTTATCAAATGCAAGAATTCAGGCCGAGATTTTCTTATGGTTTGATCCAGGTTTGATATACACACCTGCCGCTCACACACAACAGACTGGTTTAAAAACGCAATTTTGGAACCCAGTTGTCCAATAGGTCCGCCATTCTGACAAGGACCGCGATACACTAGACCGTCGAAATCCAAAAATAAACTGTCTACACCAACAAAACAGCGCCAGCCATGAAATTGATTAGCATTGTTGGATACCATAGTATCTGAGTTGGTTTCTGTGTAGTTGAGATCTTGGTCCCAGACGCCGATGTTTTGCCAAGCCGTGGCCGGTATATGGGTCGCAAGCCAGTCAAGTTCGTCAGCAGTGTAGAATGTTTCTTCGGCATACACTTGGTAGAGTCGACGATCCAACGTATCTTTTTCTAATTTTTTATGTTGTGTTTGTTGTTCTAGGGTGTATACTTGTTTGAGTATTTCCTTTTTGGGTGTAGTTTGCCACTCTTCGTGGGTTTCATTCAACCATGGTCGTATACGCCTCAGTGTAAATTTTATACCATTTGATTCCAGTATTGGCATCACAACGTTTTCAACAAACTGTAGTTTTCCCGGCGCACACATGACCTGCACACTGATCCAATGTTCGGGGTATTTGTGATGCAGTTCGATAATTTTATGTAGAGTTGTCTGTGTTTCAGCTTCGGGTTTTTCTAAGTGCAAACTCACAGTTAGGTGAGTTAGATATTCCAGCGATTGTTTGTATAATTTCAACGGCATAGATCCATTGGTTATTGCCGACAGTTGATCACCAAATGCTGTGGCCTGATGAATTGTTCGGAGTATCTCCAGTATGTCAGGATGCACAAATGGTTCACCACCGGTTATGCTCATGTTGAATGTTTTGTTCTGCAAAGCAGCCCAGTCATTTACTTGGCCAACAAAATTTCTTATGTGATCGATTGGGTGATGTGGGCTTACCCAGTCATGCACATACGGGCTACAATAACTACAATCGTAATTGCACCTCTTGCCTAGATTCCAATTGACCAGAACCACTTGAGGTTCAATGTTGTTGGCGTGATGCTCGCTGCGGAGACTACGCAAGGCCACTAGATTTTTTTCCCAAGTCATGCTAATAGTTATGCTAGATTACGTATCTAGCAGTAATTTAAAGGCCGAATCTTGATCGATAGTATTCAAAGTTTTGCGTGACTTCTGTGCCAGTTAGTGCTGAGTTGTAAAGATTAACAATGGCCAATCGGCCGCCCCAGAACCCACCCGAATCCCACCGTGTCATTAAACCATATCCAATTGAGAGATTGGCGGCACCACCAGGTGGCCTATTGGTAGTTTCGACCAGGGTGTTGTTTACATACAGGTTGAGAGTGGTGCCATCAAATGTGCCCACAATCTGATACCAGTTTCCCGGTGTTAGTGTATATGGGTCAGTGGTTTGGAATCCTGGACCATACCACCAGGTCTGTAAATCAGACGCATTATTAGTAGAACCCAGGCCAAGATTGATAGTGCCACCGCCGTATGGGTATTCTGTGAATATGTTGGGTCCAGAACCCACATTGGTTCCATCATAGTAATGCCATGCTTCGATTGACCACGCGGCCAAGGTGCCCAAGTTTGTGGGGCTGGCTGCATACTGTCCTGCGCTGGGCGTGAACTGTATGTATCCACCGTTGGCACTGTTGTATGTGGGACCGTTTACCAGTGTAAATGTCATTGATCCAACTGTGTCAGTCCAGGTCGAGTAGCCTCCTGCTCCGGGATAACTGGCAGGATTGCCAGCGTCCAGACTCAGCACTTGGTTGGTCAACGGGGATGCTGATGAGGAAGTAACTGTTGCACCAGCTCCTATTGCAATTCCGGGTCCGATTGTTATGGTCATATTAGTATTCTGTTCAACTTATTTTGGTCCAACCGTAACGCACAGTGACATTACCGCCGCTGGTGTTGCGGATACCAAAGTCAAATCTATTGGTAGTTGCACTGGGAGCCACACTGCTTCTCACAATAGTATTTGATGTTCCTACGAACTGATTGGGTATGCTGGTAAAGTCAATGGGCGTTCCGCCACCGTTGTAGACCCAGGCAAACTGTTGTCCTATCACAGGCACGTTGGTATTGGTCACAGTGGCAGTGGCGTTCCAAACCAAGATACCATTAGAGATATTGCAATCAACCCACATGCTATATGTGCCGCTATTCACAGTGAAACTCTGGGTGCTGTTGCCCACAGGCACGTCCCACGATCCTGTTACTTGAGTTGCAACATTAGATAATGTTGCACCATTACCAATGAAGTTAGCGGCTGTGATGTTGCCAGCTACACTTATAGTATTGCCATAGGTGATTTCCTTGCTGGAGGTATTGTAGAACATGACTTCAGCAATGTTTGAATTATCATTTCTAACTGGGGCTACTGTGAATGTGTTGGCAGTGGTTTGATCCAACGCATCACCAGTGGCATTCAATATGATTGAATTGTTGCCTTGATTATTGTAACCAGCTTTTTTACCAATTGCTATAGATTGCTGACCTTGATTTTGATTAGCGGCCTTAAAGCCAATAGCTATTGCCTCAATACCTTGTATATTAGCTCCAGTATCTGTGCCAATGGCCACTGCAGCTTGGCCTTGACCATTACCACCAGCGCCTGCTCCAATTGCTATTGAAATAAAACCTTGTAAAGTTTGTCCGGCTTCTTTACCGATGGCCACTGCACTATTGCCTTGATTGTTATTAGCAGAACCAGCACCGATTGCCACAGAATAAGAACCCTGGCTAACATAGCCGGCACCGTTACCAATGGCCACTGAAAAAACTTGTTGACTTACAGCGCCAGCAAAATTGCCCACTGCTACGCTATTTAATGATTGATTGATTTCTCCAGCGCCATATCCAATGGCAATAGTTCTTGCCGCTTGCCCAACATTTCCTGACAATGTGCCAATTGCAATAGCGCCGTCGCCTTGGGCACCTGCTCCTGAATATCCAATTGCCAGAGCATTATTACTACTGTCTTTGATCAAAGTTCCATTGGCCAGTGTAACAGTTCTGGTGCTGATATTATTAACACCAAGGATGTTGCCGCTGGTCAGGACAATATCACCGCCCGACCCAGAAGATACAATTAAATTTCCACCTGCTGGCAAAGTCAAATTACCGGTTTCGCTAAAGCTCCATTGGCGTTGTGCTCCGTTCCAGTCCGTTTGGATAAACGCACCATCGTTGCCAACACCCATGTAAGTGTTGCCAGTGCTACCAGCAAGCTCTACGTAACTGTTGGCAGCGGCATAAAGATCGTAACCAGTGAATACTGCACCATTTGGGAACGTGGTATTACCAGTATTGCCAAAGGCCCATGAGTTAGCACCAGAGTTAGTTTGAATATAAACACTGCTATTACCAGCCAAGGTTGCTGTGTTAGCGGCGTAGTCTAGCCCTAAGTTTACTTGATATGGATCCGCTATGTTGGCAGTCAAACCTACTGTGTCTGTTCCCAAAGTCCATACAGCACCACCGCCCGGCACAGTCAAGTTACCAGCAGTGTCAAATGTCCAGTTAGACTCAACAAAATTGTTGTTGCCTTGATTGCCCAGCACATTATATTGGGTGATAACAAATGTGCCTCCGGTGCCTTCAGACACAGTAATAACATCACCATTAACATATCCTGAGCCCGGATTTACTACAGTGACACTTGCTAATTGGTTACTCAGTCCATAGCCTATGCCTACCGTCATTCCTGTGCCTGAACCACCAGTGGTTGCCTTCAAAGCACTTCCAGTATTATATCCACTACCGCCAGTAACAATGGTACAAATATTAAATTGTCCACCGGCTGTTAAGGTTAACCCTTCTAGATTGATCAATCTGCCATCTGTGCCAAATGTCCATTGTGCTGAGTTGCCTACCGCATCATTGCTGTTGACCACAATATTGCCAGTGTTGGCCAATTTCACATAAAGATTGTCGCTGCCTAGATACAGTTCAGTGTTATACAAATTGCCTGTGGTAAGATGTAAATGATTGCCTTCGACAACATTGCCAGTTGGGTATATTGCCAATTGTTGATCAATATTGCCACCATCGGCAGGGGTAATAATCACTGCATTGCCAGAATAAGTTGTGACTGGTCCTTCTGATACGACACCGCCCTGGGGTAGCGTTAAGTCACCACCTGACCCAAAGTCCCAAGCCTGTGTGTTGCCAACGTTGCCAGAATTGCTTGTGATTACTGTACCGAAAGCATCTATGTTTAGTTGACCCTGGTCTTCACGGATGTAAACACTTTGATCTGCGCTGAACACAATGCCAGCACCTTGACTGGCATTACCTGGGCCAATCAAGTTGCCTGTACCTGTTTCAAATGTCCAAGTTCCGTAGCCATCCGTGCCCACATTGACTACCAAATTGCCGTCTGCTGTGGCTATGTTGGCATAGCTGTTACCGTTGGCAATGAGATTGGTTGCTCCACCACCTGATCCACCGTAAGGATTGCCGTTGGCATAGTTGATGCTGGCAATGTTACTGGGTAGTGTTAAGTTACCGTTTTCATCAAAGGTCCAACGAAGTGGTATACCATCACTTGCTTTCTGATTTTCAATGAATACTTGAGGTTTGTTTATTAAATTATCTTTGAATGTTACATCTATCCAAGACCATGCATCATTAGGTCCAGTAGCAACATCTTCTACGTATACATCCCAAACACCTGCTGTTTGATACTCTACTGTTCTATAATTTCCAAATGTTGTAGTGAGTTGCAATGATGTATCAGAAGTTATGTTACCTGTAGGGAATATTGTAGTTCCATTATTTCTAAATGACCAAGTGCTTGCACCGGAACCAATGTTTACATTACCGTATTCTGCTAGGCCGTTGGCCGAACCGCCACCGGTGATACTTACAGCAGCACCTGGACCTGCTTGGCCAAAACCACCAATGATATCAACAGCACCTCCGGTGCCGCTACCACCAACACCACCTGTTATCTGAACATATCCGCCCGAGGTAGTGCCACCTTGACCGCCGGTGATTTCAATAAAGCCAGGAGCACCATTGCCTTGCGATTCACCACCATCCATACGGATATAACCGCCGGTGCCATCTGCTGGAGCATAACCACCACGGATCTTGACGTCACCACCCGAACCGTTGTTGTTGCCACCACGACCAGCCCATAAGTAGATGTCACCACCTTCTCCGCCGTTGCTGTCTTCACCTTTGCCAGGATTGATTACCAAGCGTTGGCTATTAATACCATCTGCATTGCTACCATCTGGAGTTGAGATAATGGCTTCTTGTGTGGCATCACCAAACAACAGGGTTTGACCACTAATTGTGCCCGACGGATTGTCACCACGTTGCACTGTTATATTTGGGAATATGGTGCTACGATCCGCACCAAAGGTCCAGGTGCCTGTGGCTGTGTTGATTGCCACATTACCTGCATAGTTGCTGACTGTCAATGCTTCTACGTTGGCATTTTGATTTGCTGGCAAATAGACATCTGCGGCACCTTCAATACCGGGATTGATACGAATACCCTCTGTACCATATTCGGCACCGTTGTATTCACCAATGGTCCACTGACCGTCCAGGTAGCCGATCAAGTTGCCAAGACCGTATTGTATAGTATTGGCGGCGCCGCTTGGTGTGTTTGGTAGTGCAATGGCGCCATTTACAGTGACATTGCCGTCGACCAAAAAGCCATCCGGTGTGGTCACAGTGATATTCACACTGTTGACATTGGCATAGATACTGCCACTAGGATCTGGAATGTTGACTTCGCTGAATTCGTTAATCAGTTTGCTTGCTGTTCCAATGTTGGCAGAGGCCACAATTCCAGTTAGCCCAGATCCGTTTCCTGAATAGTTGTAGGAATAAATTGTGTTCCAACGCAGAGTAGGAGCACCCAAATTACGGACATGAGTCTGATCCGGCACAATGTTGACATTGCTCTTGACCATACCCGTTCCATTAGGAGCCAACACCAAGTTACCGTTGGTATTTGTGGTTTTTATGGTGTTGCTGACCATTTGGATATTGCTACCAACCGGACCTGCCGCAAAAACTTGGTCAAAGTTTAGATTGGTATCATTGAAAGCTGTGCGTAGCGGATCGCCTGTGCCGTCGTTTGGCAAAGTGCCAATGTTGATTATTTGTTGTCCGCCCGAGCTAAATGTGCCAGTCATGACACCCGTGGCTGTGGTCAACCCAACGACAGCACCGCCGGGCAAGCTGGTCACTGTGATGGTGCTGGTTGGGTATCCCGGAACGACGGTGCCGATATAATAAGTAGCACCAGCGGTTATTCCGCCAAATGTGGTGCCCGAAAACACAATGGGCATGCCTGAAAACATGTTGGTCGCCGAGCTGACGGTAATCGTATCGGTGGTAGCATTGGTGGCTGTAGCGGTTACTGTATAGGTGGTCATGAGTCTAGTTAGCCTTTTTAGTTATTTATGGTAAAATAGCTATCCAGACGGCATTGCACAATGTGCAATTCAGTGTTATACTAGCATCAGCTGTTGTTAAACAGCGTTTAACATTGAAAGGTAAAAACAATGAAACATTTTAATCCAGAAACCAAGACGTTCAAAGTATTCACAGCATTGCAATCCGGCAAGGCTTTGACTGCTAGTCAAGCCAGTAAAATGGGCGTAAAAAACCTGTCAGCTGAAGTGAGCAGAATCCGTTCAAACGGTTTTGCCGTCTATACGAATTCTCGTAAAGCAGGCAACGGTGTTACTGTAACCGAATACGTGTTGGGCAAACCAAGCCGTAAATTAGTAGCCGCTGGCTACCGCGCTCTTGCATTAGGTATCTAATACCCTTCCGCTGTCCAATTCAGACTGGACACTGAGCCCAAACCCCGTGCAATGCGGGGTTTTTTCTTGACTTGACCATTAAATTCATTTCCTGTATAATACTTGTATGCTAAAACATCTATTCAAACGCCTGGGAAGATATAGGGTTATTATGGATCGCGAAAACAACGAACCATACCTGGAACGCTATTATCTTTTTCTTCGAGATCGTACTTGGTTTCCATTCAATGTGTTTTTACACAAATTTTTAAAAAGTGATCCTGACCATGTGCATGATCATCCATGGCCCTATGCAACCGTAATTTTGCGTGGCGGCTACTGGGAATGGGTTCCGCAATTTGATGCAAACGGTCACAAAATTTGTGAAATTGCCAAATGGCGCAGACCCGGTCATGTTCGCATTTGCAGTGCTGACTCGTACCATCGAATCGAACTAGACCCTAGTGTTGTTACCTGGACCCTATTCATGCCAGGACCCAAACAGCGTGATTGGGGCTTTTTGGTTCGCAATCGCTGGATACAACATGAACAGTATTTTGCTCAACGACAAGCCATTAAATAACAGCATGACGTTAAAACCCTATCATCAACTTGATTGTCCAGACGATCTGCAGAAAACTATTTCTGAAAAAACCATTGATTTTTTAAAAACAAAACATGATATTTTAAATGTAACAAAACCCTCGCTGTGGAACAAATTGGACACAGTAGAGTTTGTTCGAGCAGTTCCGGAGTTAGCACAATATTTCAAAACTCTCAAGTTGCAATTAAGAGAAGTGGCATTTACAATTTGTGTCAGTAACGAAAATGCCAATCTACACATTGATGAATTACCAGTGACTGCTAAAATTAACTTTCCTATTTTGAATACCCAAGACAGTCGAAATTTATGGTATTCGGTTCCGGCGGAATTAATGTCTCAAGTGAAACCGATCGTAAACAAATTTGGTGCAGCCTATTACGATCTAAGTGCAATTGATCTTAGCCAGTGCCAACAACTTGCTTCGGTAGAAGTTTTAAAACCAGTGGTATTTAACAGTCAAATTCCACACACGATTGACATGTCTAAATGTCAATCATTTCCAAGAGTAGTGTTAACCTGTATGTTTTTTAAAGAACCCGTCGATTTTCTTAAGGAGTAACTATGCCCAATTGGTGTTCAAATCGTGCCGTTATTACAGGTCCAGCGCCGGTGATCGCTGAAATCAAACAGCGCCTGGCCCAGAATGATCCTGAATTGTTGGCTTGGATGGTGCCACAGCCTCGATTTGAAGGCGATCAAGATTGGTACCAGTGGAATGTAAATAACTGGGGAACCAAGTGGGACATTTGTGATGTTGGTATCCTTGATGACACAGAGGAAGATTCAATCTCATTTGAGTTTTCTACAGCCTGGGCACCACCTATTGAAGCGTTTCATACCTGGGCCGCTGGTGATGGACGGGTGCAGTTTAAATTGGACTATTGGGAGTCTGGTGTGGGTTTTATAGGAACCACCACATACGATGGCGAATACCTAGACTCAGATGACGTTGATGCAAACTCAGATCAAGAACGCTATCGAGAACTGGCAGCAGAGACGTGGGGCTATGTTGAATGGGACGACCCGGAGCCCTTGACTGAATGGTATAAAGAAGGTGTAAAGAACAAAGGATTGACAAATGGAATTTGATGACGTTTTAAATGTGTTACTGGGCGTTGTAATCGGAATTGGCCTGGTCTTGCTGTATGCATGGTACCAATTTCAAATTCTTAGAAGTCAAATCGATCACATAATCGATCAGGCAATCACAGAAAAGTCTGCCATTGAATTGGAAATTGAAGTTGACAAGGGCGTGTATTTCTGCTACAATAACAAAGATAAACAGTTTGTTTGTCAAGGAAAAACAGCAACCGAAATCCGCGAAACCTTGCAAACTCGTTTTCCGGGCAAAGCGGCCTACTTGGTAGCCGGCGATCCTGTAATCGTAGCACAGTTCAAAGCAGAATTAGAAATCAATGAAAATAGCTCTAGCGTCTGATATTCATTTGGAATTTGGTCCAATTGATCTAACCAATGATCAAGCAGCTGATGTGCTGATCCTGGCCGGAGATATCTGTGTGGCCGACGACTTTGTTAGTCCACGTGGTTTCAAGCAAGAACAGGCACAACAGTATCGTAAATTCTTTGAGCAGGCATGCAGTGAATTTCCGCACGTGGTTTACATCCTGGGTAACCATGAACACTATCACGGTGACGCGGCTAAAAGTTATAGTATTCTTCGAGAGCATTTGGATTTTGGAAATTTGCATATTCTTGAAAAAGAAACATGGCGTCATCAGGATCATACCTTTATCTGTGGTACCTTGTGGACTGATATGAATCGTGAGGACCCGATAACCTTGATGCATACCAAAACGGCCATGAATGATTTCCGTGGAGTGGTGAACAGCCGTCGGACCATAGCACGTAAAGTACCACTTTACGAACCCAACCCACTGTGGACTGAAGATGGCCAGAATGGTGGGCGGTATCTCACAAATGAAGCAGGTCAAATGATTGTCATTGGGCATAAACGCAAAGAAGAGCCGGCCAACTGGAGCCCAGAAGATACTGTAGAAGAGCATCAGCAGATGTTGGCCTATATCAATACCGTGGTTCAGGATCCCGGCAACTACATTGTGGTCGGGCATCATGCACCCAGCAGTCGCAGTGTAGCAGAGTATTATCGTGCCGACACAGTGATGAATGGTGCGTTCCGCAGTGAGCTGGATGAATTTATTGCAGATCGTCCACGTATCCGACTATGGGTGCATGGTCACATGCACAACGCCAGTGACTACCGGATTGGTGAGACCCGAGTGGTGTGTAACCCACGTGGATACATTGGCTATGAAACATGTGCAAACAACTTTGAACTAAAGTATTTGGAGGTCGAATGAAAGTAAAAGAATATACAGTGTTGGTAGATTGTATCGAGCGCGGAGTCAAATACGGTATGAACCGTGCATATAAATATTCAGAAACCCCCACACGGGCCTACATTGAAGAACAGATTGCTGATGCTGTGTTGTTGGAAATTTCGGAGTATTTTACGTTTGACAATGAAACAACCATGGAGATTGATTGATGAAAATCGGACTTAGTTATAGTCGATGCGTTCGAGACATTGTGGACGGCAAGGTAGACATTGCGGATGTGCTAGTGCTGATTACTCGTACCGATTTCGATCCGCATGATGACAAGCAATGGTCAGGTATTTGGATTGGCTACGGTGGTGGCACAGACAATGCATACAGCCGTGGATTTTTTAGCCACAGCAATCCCGAATGGGCCGGCTACCACGATGAAGATCGTTTCCGTAGTGTCAGCATTGAACTTTGGGAAACTGGTCGACTACATCAGCCACGCAAGTTTGGCGTAAAACCTGCTCGCCGTCCAGAGATTTGGTTAGAAACTGTTTTGCCTAGTAGCGAACTGGAAAGTAATCCTGCGGCAAAAAGTGCATGGGATCAGTTTCAAACAGTGGCTGGCTTGACCAACGTTAGTTTAGATCGGGAGTATCGATGAACTGGCTAAGATACAGTGGCATCACAGTTAGATTGAATCTAAATCCATTCCACTGGTCTTATTTGGGCGGCGCCGGTCGTGAGTTTAGAGGTGAGTGGGCCGGACCCAATGAAAAGGGCTGGTATGTTCGATTTCTTTTTTTAACTGTTAGTGTTTGGATTGATGATGGGAGTTGGTAATGACTGAATTGGCACTTAACCGTAAACAGCTGGGCAAGTTAACCGAGATATATACTCATTTTAAAGAAGTAGAATGGTTTACGATCAAAGTGGATCACACCAGTGGCATTGGCACAGGACTGGTAGTTACATTCAATCTGTTCAACGATAACGACAAAGATGTTGACACCACAATTGATATCACTGATGTAAGCACCTGGTAGTCGTTGAACTATGGGCATGTTTGATAATATCCGTTATCGAGGCGAGGAGTATCAAACAAAAGATACTCCGGCTCAGTTGTTGGATAATTACAAGATAGAACAGAATCAGGATGACGGGTATTGGTATCTATGGCATGAAGAATACGATGCCGAGTGGGTTGAGGATGATGCAGCATTGTTGGGCGGCTATATAAAACAGTCAAACCAGCATTGGATATGCTGTAATGAGTTTGATGGGGAAATACGTTTTTATCGGCATGCATTAGAAACCCCGCAGAAATCATGGGAAAGCAATGCCTGGATAGAATACAAGGCCTTGTTCATGGATGGGCAGATGATAAAGATTCGAGAAATATTCAATGAACCTCTTACCGAATGGTACAAAGATGGTGTAAAGGAAAAAGGATTAGAATGAAAGTTTACATTAGCAAATATCGTGATCATTGGATCTCACCATACACCATCTTAAAAACTGTTTGTTTTTGGGAAAAGGATGAGGGTGTATTTTACGACCACGAAGATACAGGCCAAGGCCGATATGTCAAGTGGGTCAACTTCTTAAATCCCATTTGCGTTGCCGTGCGTAAGTTTTTAGACGTTGTGCATCCTCGAATCACGTATGTCAAAATTGATCGGTGGGATACCTGGAGCATGGATCACACTTTGGCTGAAATTGTTCTGCCCATGCTTCGACAGTTGAATAAAGATAAACACGGTGCTCCGTATGTGGATGACAAAGATGTGCCCAAAGGCTTAGGCTTGCGTAGCACAGAAGCACCAGCCAAAGAAAACGAGTGGGATACTGATGCCAACCACTTCCGACGTTGGGATTGGGTGCTGGGTGAAATGATTTTTGCGTTCGAATGTAAAACAGATGACTCGTGGGAAGAGAAGTTTCGTTCGGGCGAGTTTGATCAGAAAACAGTGGCTTGTGCATGGGACGAAACCGGCAAGGCCACCATGTATAAATGGGAAGACGGCCCTAATCACACTTACCAATGTGATTACAAAGGTATAGAAAAGGTTCAGAAACGTATCAAAAATGGGTTTGTGCTGTTTGGAAAATACTACCAGAATCTTTGGGACTGATGACAGAAGAATCCAACATTGCCAAAGGCAGAGACAGTTTTGATATTTCTACTGGCAACACTTTAGTTGCCTTTTTCAATCGAAACATAACGCCTTACGCTACCAGCACCCTAGGACCCGCATTTGATCTAGTGCCGGTAGAAAAACAAAAAGATCTCATGATCAATCATGCCAGGATGTATGCCCAGCAGGAATATGATCGTATTATGGAATTGGTCGCAGTGCTACAAAAACAAGCCGAAGATATTCGACGTAGACTAGAAGTCACTGACCGGGTGCATGCCGCAGAATATCAGTTTCAAGTTGTGATGGGCAACTCGTATTGGTTGGTATGGCACCGGAGACGTGAACGAACTCTCTTGGTCATGACCGGTCCTACAGAATGGAATACCGGTGTACCCGAAGATTATGAATACCTGACGCAGGTCAAATATATAGGAGATCATACTTGGTTAGAGATTGACACAAATAGAGAAAGCGTGTTAAAATAGAGTATGACAAACCCTTTTGAACAGATAGTGGCCTTTGCCGATCAAGATAGTAAAATTCGTAAATCTATCTCTCAACAACAATTCGAGCAATGGCGCCAGGAGTTCAGTTTTGATGCCTTGTACGGCATTAGATACGGGCAAAGTTTTTGTAATCACTTTGGTATTACTGATAATATTCTGTTTTATACCTTCGACGATCCAGCCAAAGCTGATCTTTACATAAAGAAACACTACATTGCACGACCCTGAATATATCCACTCAATCACGGTTGCCCTGGACAACAAAGATGACATGTTGAGGTGGGATCAAATCTGTATTGACGCCATTGATCTGTTCGGCTTGCCTGGTGGTAGATACATAACTGATATTGGTGGCAACTCAATGGATTGGATTTTTCGAGACCAACAAGATGCATTACTTTTTAAATTGAAATTCAGCGAGGTCGTATGTTAGAAAAGAATTTATATTTTGCTTATGGTGCCAACATGCATCCAGAAGCCATGTCATGGCGTTGTCCTAAAGCTCAAGCCGATGGTGCTTTTATTCTGCAGGATTGGCAATTGAAATTCTACAACCACGCCACCGTTGAGCCATGCAGAGGTGCAGAAGTAGCCGGAGTCTTATGGAACATTACTGCTGATTGCGAACGTAGTCTGGATGCATTTGAAGGATATCCGCACTACTACACCAAACGCACTTGGACACAAGATGGAGTAGAATTTTTCTTTTATGAAATGACCAGTCCTAAATCAGGCCGGCCTGGTGCAGGATATGTATCTGACATTGCAGAAAGTTATGCACTTTGGCAATTGCCTACCGAGTTATTAACCGAGTCCTTGCAGTCACATGCCTAACGTCCAAGTTGAATCTGCTGATCAGTTGTTACAAAGTCCCATGCAGTTTATGCGGGACAAAGACAGTTTTGATCATGCCTGTAGAATTCAAAAAAACTATGGTGTGTTGGAAGAGATCCTGGACTGGTCCAAAAAATCATTGATAGACCAATGGCGATGGCAACTGGTCACTGTGAGTTCTAACGATCGACCCGGGGAATATATTTTCTATTTTGATAGCGAGCGTGATTACTTGGCATTTGTAATGAAATGGAGTTGATGTGACAGTAGATAATTTTGTAGTGTTAGACAGTGTATATGGTCGATTCATTGTGGCTAGGACCTGTTTGTTTCAAGCAGAAGCATTGGTCAAAACTGGACGTACCCATATCGAGTCAGAACTGGCCAATATCTTTGCCATTATTGATACCTTGCCTGCAGATGCGGTCATTGTGGATGGTGGAGCCAATGTTGGATTCTTTACTGTGCCTGTGGCCCATAGAACACAAGGCCGCGGCACTAGGATCGTTAGCTTTGAACCACAGCGTCAATTATTCCAAGCCTTGGGTGGCAGTTTGGCACTGAATGGATATCGCCATGTGTATCTGCACAATTGCGGACTTGGTGCAGAACCCGGTATAGCCCAACTGCCCGAGGTCAATTACAGTGAAGTGCAAGATTTTGGTACTGTGTCGTTAACAGATGAAACTACCGTAGATGAAGATGGTTGGATGAACGACCGTGTGGTAAACATCACCAGTATTGACGCTATGGCATTGGCCAGACTGGATTTTTTTAAACTGGACGTAGAAGGCTACGAAGTTCCAGCACTAACCGGCGCACTTGCAACCATAAAGCAACACCGTCCGTGGATTTGGGTTGAATATTTTATCACCGGAGCGGATCCAATTAAAACGGCTTTGGCTGAACTGGATGACTATGTTTTTTATTTGGTTGATTATCAAAATATGCTGGCGGCTCCTAAAGAACGACTAGTTAGCATCACTACAACAGGACTAAAAGAGGTATAATATGACAATGGCAACACGATTTACATCACCGGATGGTAAGATATTTGTAGTAGAAGAAGTTCGACAGGTTGAAAAGGAACTGTGGGTTTACTATAATAATGCCACTACCGGGCAAAAATACTCATGTCTGTTGGATGCATTTAGCCAGCGATTTCAACCATTGGTAAACGAATCTCGCAGGGTTAGTGGGCACTAACCTACAGGTTGACACCAAGTTATAATGATGTTATACTAGTGCTGTAGTAACAATTTATCAACTAATCCCGCATTGTGTCGGGTAACGAAGGAAAAAGTAAAATGGCCGCAAAACGCCTTGTCCGTAAATTTACGGAAGTTGTCGCAGAAGTAGAATCACAGCTCAAAGCACACTACGAAGTCACAGAAAAAGATCTGGCGGCTTGGCGAGCTCGTGCAAAAGCTCTAGTTCATACATTCCCACATAGTACCATGATTACCATAGAAGATCTTTGGATTGACTATGAAGTCCAACGTGACGTTATTCATAAACATGTTATCAACATTATGAAAAAATGGGATCCACGTATTTGTAGTCCAGGAAGTGCATGCCGTATTAAGGGCAGTAATATCTATTTGTATGATGCTCAACATCGTACCTTGGCCGCAGCCATCCTTGGCTATACAGAAATTCCTTGTGCTGTAGTAGAAACTGATGACCCAAACTTTGCTTCGTATGCGTTTGAAATGTTAAACGACACTGGAGTCAAGCGTCTTAATCCCGGCGACTTGCATCGTAATGCTTTGGTGCGTTACAAAAATGGCAGTCGTGATATCAAGAACGTTCGTGCCAGAACTATGCAAGATCAATTTGACAACAACGGTATTGACCTGCAAGACAAAGGTAGCCGTGCCAGTGATAACCTACGTGGTGACAACGACTACTTCTTTAGTCACTTTAAGTATGCACAAAAAGGCATTGAGCTAGACGAGACTGGTCGGATCTTGAGTCAGATACTTGCGGCTGTTAAATCTGTGTATCCATTACAAGAAGAAATTGATCAAGGTGTTTTTATTGGCCTCTATGAATTGCAACGACTGGCTGGCACTGCTGGCACAGTTCAGTTACCCGCAGACTGGATGAAAACACTATTAGAATCTTGTAGGCAGACGTTTAGAAGCAGTCACTTGATGCATGCCAAAGCAAAGATTCAATGGGAGCACAGTCACCCTGGCGCAGGTTGGGTCGCTCCAACTGCCATGAGTAACTTCCTGCGTGAATTGCACCTACGCAATGGTGGCGATTTAAACTTACCATTCCACGGTGCTGGCGCCAAGGTTGGTATCGAAGATGGTAATACGGCTCCTGGCTTGTTTCCTGAGGAGAATTGAAATGAACGAGCAAAAATTTATTGAGTTGTTGAACAACAAAAAAAAGTTAATGTCGTTGGTGCCCACACATCCATACGACACAAATTATAAAGTCATGTTTGAAAAAGTTCCGGCCTGGTATCAGGTCGTGATGGGATTAAGTGAAAACTTATCAAATTCTAAAAAACGAGCAAAAAAATTTAAATGGGACTGCAATTTGGATTTGCCTTACCTGGCTGAATTATGGATTGCTCAAAATGGAAAATGTTCATTAACTGGCCAATGGTTGGATCATGTCAGCGGCACTCCAGAATATAAAAATCCATATCGTGCTAGTGTTGATCGCATCGACAACACCAGAGGGTATGTCAAAGGAAATGTAAGACTGTTAACACACTGGGCCAATAATGCTAAAAGCACTTGGTCTGACTCAATCTTTGAAACTTTTGTTAAAACATCTAACCAGGTATTAACGGAAAATGCTTAAAGAATCCTTGGACCAATTCACAGCACCAATCTATGGTAAGACTCAACGCAGTCCTGAAACATATCGTACAGTAGCTGCTCGTTGCCGTAGAAATCTCACTAGGTTAGTAGAAGAGTACCACGGCGTGGAAAATAACCAGCAAGAGTTACGAGAAATACGCAACGACATTGATGATAACCTACGTAGATATCACGAATACTGTATTCAACAACGTGATGGTATGAAAGCACACTATCACGAAATTGGTGCCGATGAAGACTGTGACTTTGAACACTTGATACCAGCGGCCCGTATTCGCGATCTGTTGTTAGCTGACTGTATCACTGTGGATCAAGCTCTTAATGCTCCTACTGTAGTTTTAAGTCGTGCCAAACACATGGCACTGAAAGATGCTGGATGGGCCAGCAAGACTCCAGACATGTGGTTGCCGTTTCGTCGATACACTAATGTATTTGAGGCTACGTATCAAACACACGACGGAACAGCAGTAGATCCAACTACTTGGACCTTGGAACGACATTTTGATTACTTTAAACACTTGGTGATTTAACATGGAAGTTCAAAGCCATGGTGTGGTATTTGAGGACAGTGTAGTCAGATCTATCACTGGCCTGAGCAAAGCCGAATATCAAACCCGATTAACTCATGCCTACTTTGCCACTATGGATGTGGTCAAAGGCATTGAGAGCGACGTCAATTACAGTATCAAAGTCAGCAAAGGCCGAGACATTGGCTGTGCTAATATACTTAGATTTATTGACCATTGTCGAGACACGGAATTTACTATGGTGGTTGGTGTATGGCAACAGATAACGCCCACAGTCAAACGCTATACCTGCATCTACGAATTTGACGTCACTCCTGCTCATTACAATCTGTTATGGGCCAATGTTAACAAAGAAACTGTTGAACAATTTGTTGAATATGTTAAGAGTGTGCCGCACGGACCAGAAGGACAACGAGCGCATAGGAAGCTGTGGAAACAAAAACGCAAGGAAATTTATGAAACTTACGGTCAAGGACTTTGTCAAATTGATGCCAAGATTGACAGTAAACGACAACGCAGGGTTCAAGGTCGTTTTAGAATCAAAGATCTGATTACAGCACAAGCAATTCCGCATCGTAAATATGAAACAGCATATCGAGGCATCCAACTTCCATATGAACAAGCCAGTGGACCAAGACAGTTTGATTGATCAATACTACCAACAACTATGTGACGAGTGGGGATACACACCTACTGTTGATGTCTGCACGGGCTACGAACCGGTTATGCCGAGACTTCGCGCCTTGGGCAAAGATGTATGGACCAAGGCTGACGATGCTGGCAAAGAATCTATCCAACAAGAAGTATTTGACATCTATAGATCAGTGGGCATAGTTCCTATTACTTACTACAGCCTAGATGGATGTCGTGCTCAGGTCAATGACTTGGCAACCAAAACCAAATCAGTTAGAAACAGTCAACTGGGTGTGGGCAACAACGAAGGTCTAGCTTTTGGTCGCTTTTGGTTTCCTAACATGCAGGACGCCAAGTGGAACGACAATGCCACAGTGAGCATTCGTGCTAGATTCAATCACGATAACAAACTCAAACGTGCCATTAAGTTGGCCTATGTTCACAGAGATGAAGGTGAAGACACAGTCATACCCAAAAACATACGCAGAGCATTGGAACTAGTCAATGGTGGCACTATACAAAACTTCAAGCCCATGAATGCTCGTGCAGTATGGGAACACATTTGCCCTGTGTTCCGTGGCAACTTGTTGGACTTTAGTTCAGGCTATGGCGGACGCATGTTTGGCTCAATGACCAGCAATCTACGTTATCACTATACGGGTTTAGATCCCAACACCAGAACCTTTCAAGGACTTGAAGCCCTGGGTGCATTACTAGACGAACAAGGGCATGGTGCCGGATATCGGATGCATTGTGTTCCTAGCGAAGAATTTGAGCCTGAACCGGGTTTTTATGATGCAGCATTTTCAAGTCCACCTTACTTCAATTTGGAAACTTACACGGACGAGCCTACTCAGTGTATGAATCGTTATACCACCTTAGATGAATGGTTTGATGACTACGTGGCCAAGACTGTTGCAATGACACATAAGGCTTTGGCCGCAGACAGTCTATATGCTGTGAACATCGCTGATTATAAGAACGGCAAGCAAGAGTTTAAAATTGTTGACCGCTGGATTCGATTGGCTGAATCTGTAGGATTTCGACACGTAGAAACTGTGGACATGATTTTAAATGTGCGCCCAGGGGTCGGAAACGGCAAACTTGAGAAGGCTTACAAGTCAGAAGGAATTTACATCTTCCAGAAAAACTAGTATAATTACTTACTTGCAGGAGTTATTATGGGCAATCAAACTGATTATTTCAACCGCATAGGTTACCAATCAACATATCAAATCGGCGATAGAGTATTTGGTCGATTCAACGACATTCCTTTTGTAGGAACAGTTGGAAACGATCGCGTAGTCAGTCCTGCTGGCCCAGAAATAACTATTCACTTGGATTTACCAATCCGAATCAATGGCGAAGTAAAGAATTTTATTGTCGTCAAACATCAAGATATCAAACAAACTTTAAAGGAAATATTATGAAAACAGTTGGTGATAAATTAGAAAAATTCGCTGTAACAGGTGTTAAGCCAGGACAACCAGAAGATGCATTCTTCGAAATCACAGACGAGAGCTTTGCTGGCAAGTGGAAAGTAATCGTTTACTATCCAAAGGACTTTACATTTGTATGTCCTACAGAAATCGTAGCCTACGATAAACTAGCCAGTGACTTTGCTGACCGTGACGCAGTATTGCTTACAGGTAGCACAGACAATGAGTTCTGCAAAGTGGCATGGCAAACGGCACACGCCGATCTAAAGAAAATTACCCACATGCAGTTCGCAGACACACAGCGTGGTGAGTTGAGCTTGATTGAACAACTGGGTGTATTCTATGCGCCAGCAGGTGCCGCACTTCGTGCAACATTTATTGTTGACCCAGACAACACGATCCAACACGTTACAGTCAACAACTTGAATGTGGGTCGCTCACCAGAAGAAACACTTCGTGTATTGGATTCTTGCCAAACTGGAGAATTGTGTCAGTGTAATAGACAAGTGGGTCAAGAAACACTAGGCAAGTAAATGGAAGGATTGGTGATAAATAATAGTGTAGTTCACGGGACGGCAATCCCCAACTACTCTAATGCTACAAAGGAGCAATCAGCAATGATATTTATCACCAACCGATACACTCGTATCTACTTTTCTATAATAGAAACTGCTAGATCAAGAGTGCTATCAAAAGACCATTACAAAGAAACTCATCATATTATTCCTCGTTCGATGGGCGGGGATAATTCTTCTGGTAATCTAGTTAACTTAACTGCTAGAGAACATTTTATCTGTCATAAACTTTTAGTAAGAATGACTGAAGGTGAGTCTAGAGGTAAAATGGCATTTGCGTTAGTATTGATGTCTGGTAAGAACGGTAGTAAGATTTATGATTCTACTAAAAAACTTTTAGCCGAACGAATGAGTAACTTACACCTCGGAAAGATTCCAGTTACCAATGGAGTTGTTGACAAAGCGATATTCGCAGGTGATAGTATTCCTGAAGGATTTTATCCGGGATTTTCACCTCTTACCATTAAGAAGCACGGTGCCGGCAACAAGGGGAAGAAGTGGATTACTGATGGGAATGTGTCATACCAAATAAAACATAATATTCTTCCGGAAGGATTTTACTGGGGACAGGCAGATTATCAGAAAGAAAAATCTAGCCAACCGGGCGAACTTAATCCAATGTTTGGATTATTTTTTATCACAAACGGAACAACTAATTCTGTCTGTAATAATCTAGATAACATCCCCGAAGGATGGTATAAAGGTAAAATAGAAAAGAAAAGTGCGTTAAAAGTTGAGTCAAAACTAGGATCAAAAAATCCTATGTATGGAAGACTTCCACACAATGCCAAATCTATTGAAATCGATGGTGTAGTTTATTCATCAATGTCAGAAGCCAGATTAAAAACTGGGTTGTCTAGAAGAACTATAGAAAACTTGGTTAAGTCTGATTTGACTACACCTGCTGATTGTGTTATACTAAACAAGAAACATTTCGGAGTTGAAGAATGAACAAACGAATAAACGAACTTGCTGAACAGGTAAGTCCTGTTGCAACTATTGGTAATTGGGGCAGAGTTGAATGGTCAGACAATGTCTATCCACAACTTGGTGATAAGATGTATGCGTCTATTGATTTGGAAAAGTTCGCCGAGTTGATTGTGCGAGAATGTGTTTCTATTTGTCAAGATGTAGATGGCGAAGATAACATTGATGCTAGGTCAGGTAGGCAGGATTGTGCTGTAGAGATTAGAGAACATTTCGGAGTTGATGAATGAATAACATTAAAAGGAAAACAAAATGAGTTTTATTGAATCAGTAAAAGGTGCTTTGCCAGACTATGCCAAAGATACAAAATTGAATCTGGATGCAGTATTACTTCGTAGCACATTAGATGCAGATGTGGCCATGGGTTGTGCTGTGGCCGCACTGGCCGCAACTGGCAATGGTAAAATCCTATCAGTAATTTTGGCAGATTCTCCGGTATATGCCGAGTCAGCAATGACAGCGGCCAGCATCATGTCCCAAAACAACGTTTGGTACCCCTATGTTGAGATGGCCGATGATCCTGCATTAAAAGGTTTGCCAGCAGGTTTACGTATGAACGCTATTGCTAATCATGGCGGCACAACCAAAAGCAATTTTGAAGCATTTAGTTTGGCCGCAAGCATTGTGGGCAAGTGTCATTTCTGTGTAAAAGCACACTATGAAACATTGAAGCAAGAAGGCTATACTGTGGAACAACTTCGTGACATTGGCCGTATCGCGTCAGTTATGAATTCAGTGGCTCGAGTGCTAAACAGCTGATCTGTTGTGTAAAAACAACACCCAAAAACCCTACTTTTTGTAGGGTTTTTTGTGGTCAGTGCCCACTAACTCAGTGGCCACAATTCGGTTGACTCAAAATACTCCATTTGCTATAATACTTGTATGGAAGTTAAAAAGCAAACCCGAAAACGCCGTCAAGACAGCAACCATGCTGTCTATACCATAACCAACTTGGTCACAGGCGATTACTACATTGGTATTACCGTGTGCTCAGGTAGCATAAAACGGGCCCTAAAAGTGCGTTTTCAGAAGCACGTTCGCCGTGCAGTAACTGAAGAAAAAGTGTGGGCTTTATGCAACAGTATCCGTGAATATGGTGCTGAGATGCATACTGTTGAATTTGTTGAAAAAGTCCGCGGTCGCAAGCCAGCCCATGCACGTGAGCGCGAGCTGATTCGCGAATATGCGCCAGCTCTAAATACACATTGATTTAGGTTGACCAAAAAAGCCATTTCGGTTATAATACTTGTATAGAAACTAAAAAGGAGCAGAAAAATGTCCCAACTAAAAGAATACACATTAGAAATTTACCGAACTGATCGACGTGTCAAAGCAGGTCGTCGTTTGTATGCCAAGCAGGATTTTGCACCTAGCACCAAGGACTACATCAATGCCGTGGCCGATGCTAAACGCGGTTTGGGTTTTGTTGTTGAAGTGTTTGAAACTTTTGTCACCAAGCAAAACCTAATAGGTGGTAAAGAATTCCAAGAGCGTTATGATACGCCTTACTTCTGCTCACCCGCAAGCGAATCTTATTGGAGCATGTAATATGAAAGTTCGAGAACTTATTGAATCCCTGGGCTATATGAACCCTGATGCCGAAGTGCATTTCAGCTACAACTATGGCGACCACTGGCGCACCGAAGTAGCCCCTGCGGTTAACCAAGTGTCTGAGGGCATTGTGGAGTTCAGCGACTATCACCGTATGGACAAACTGGTCACAGACGATGAGGATGTCTATGACGAAGAAACAGGCGACTACAAGACAGAAGTCCGTCGTGTGGTAGTAATAGGTTAATAATTGATACACAAGGAGTCAGAAATGATTGCAGTAAGAGATTATGGTATGTTCACAGATCGCGGCAATGCCGCAATTGGTGACTTGGTAAACTTTGCCAAGACTGCAGAATTGACTTGGCCCGAAACATATCAAATATTAGGAATCCTAAGCGAGTCTAACCCTGAGATCTATGGTGAAGCCATGGACACTGAAGTGCGTGAAATCGTTTATAGTCGTTGTAATTTTACCTCTGCCTTTTACTTCTAAGGAATAAAAATGGGAACTCGTTCACGTATCGCAGTCATGCATGGTCCAATCGCAAAGTCTGTCTACTGTCATTGGGACGGCTATCTGGAACACAATGGTGCTATTTTGCAAGAGCATTATGACTCAAGCAAAGCCAACCAACTGGTTGCCCTAGGCGACTTGAGTAGCCTACGCCCTGAGATTGGTGTAAAGCATCCTTTCAGTTGCTTGGATGCTGAGGCTGGTAGCGACTATGAACAACGCTATGGCAACATGTGTACCTTTTACGATCGCGATCGCGGCGAAACAGAATGCACTTGGTCAGTAGATCATTCATTTGAAGACTTTTTGGACCGTACCAAGGGTTGCGGTGCTGAGTTTTACTATGTGATGAAAGATGGTACATGGTATGTGGGTGACACTTATGGCTCAACGGCCTTAAGCAATAAGTTAACACCATTGGCAGAAGCACTTGAAGCAGTGAAGGAAGAAGTACCTGCATGAAAACCACCAGGATCAACTGTGGCGCTTGGACATTGAGCAATGATGACGTTGAACAGGCTACCAAACTGTTTGGCCCCGGTGGTACTCAAGCAGACCGTCGTTGGTTCTATAGGTTACTCGACGATAGAGAATGGCGCAAAAAAGGTCGCTTAGACACGCAGCTGGTGTTGTATTTTCGCAACAGCGTAGATGCTGTGTTTTTTGCCCTAAAAAAGGGTGGTTGACCAGAAATGCCCGATTTGCTATAATACTTGTATAGAAACTAAAAAGGAGCCCAGAATGAAAACCATTCAAGAAGTCAACCAAGCAATCATGTTCGGTAATTGGACCAATGTAGAACTGAGTAGCATGATCGATGCTGTCAAGTTTAACCGTGCCCGATTGACCAAGGACGTGAAGAATTCAATCAAGCCGGGTCAAATGGTCAAGTTTACATCAAGCCGTACCGGCAAGGTCATGGTAGGTGATGTGACCAAAATTGCCATCAAGTTTGTCACAGTTCGCACTCCATCTGGCTTGTGGAAGGTGCCGGCCAACATGTTGGAAGCCGCATAAAACGGTTGACCAGAAACACCCATTTTTGTATAATACTTGTATAGAAACTAAAAAGGAGTTCAAGATGTCAGTTACAGTTAACGGTATCAAAGTAGATGCAATTGTAGCCGAAGCCAAGTCAGCCGCTCGTGAAGCCGCTGAACGATTCTTCCAAGATAAACTAGGCGGCCGTGATCAGTTTGCTTGTGGCTTTGCTTGGGTTGACATTTTTGGTGTCAAAGGCAATACCAAATTAGGCCGGGCTTTCAAAGAAGCCGGTGTCAGCAAGAGCCATACCGGTGCTTTCCAAATTTGGAATCCAGCAGGCATGTATGTTCAGAACGTGGACACACTGGAAGCCGGTGCAGAAGCAGCCGCTCAAGTGTTTAAGAAATACGGGTTCACAGCCTACGCTGGTAGCCGTTTAGATTAATTGGAGTAACATATGAATAAAGTTTTTCTTATCGTGGCATTTGTGATATTGCTTATTATACTTGCACCAATTGCAACCATTTGGTCCTTGAATACCTTGTTTCCTGCCTTGGCAATACCCGTGACATTTGATACCTGGATGGCGTCACTGGTCCTAGGCGGTGTTGTAGGCGGCACAACTGGCGTTTCATTTAAGAAATAAAATGAACATAGATCAAGCCTGCGAAATCATGGAAGCCTATGCTGTGCAACAAGATTTAGAAGATCTAGAGGCAATTGAGCACATGGTCGAGAACTATCGTACATTAGATCCCAAAGTTCGTCAGGCATTGAAATTTTTTATGAACACCGCAAAGGAAATGGCATGAAAGCGAATCGCGATACAATGGCCGCAGTTGATGCCAACTTGCTCTGGGCTGCGGCTTGCACTGCCTTCCGTATCAACAACGGTTACTATAAGCAACCCGAAATGATCGGTGATCAGGTTGTGCGTTCACCCAATCGTGTTATTGTTGAGCGAGCTTTGTCTGACGCCAGTATGATTACTGATGCTGATCGTACTATGGGTGTGGACTGTCGTCGACACTTGGCCTCGGCTGTTACCTTGCAGGCCTTGCGAACCGAACTAAACGAATGGGCTAGGATAACTGCTCGAGTGTGCAGTTTGGATGAGATTACCAGCCGTTACGATATGAGTGTGATCACAGCCATGCCGCACGGTTATGCTAGACAATTAAGAAAAGAATCAGTAGATGCTAGACTTGCTCGTTGTGATGGCCTGGTTGGCAAGGTAGGTGACAAGGTTGAGCTCACAGTAGAAGTGGTTCGCAGCAGCTACAGTGAAAAATTTAATACTTGGTTTATCACAGCCATTACTGACAACAATCATTCAGTTTACTTTTCGTATCGTGAGTCAATCGAACCCGATACTCACACAACTATTCGTGGCACGGTGAAGCGACACAATAACCTGGCCACTCAACTCAACCGTGTCAAAGTGTTAGGAGTTTCCGAATGAAAACATTTATCATTGGTGCCATTTTTGGTATCGTTCTCTGCACCGTGGGATTTTCGGGCATTGCTCGGATGTTTGATAACGGTGTATCCAAAGTTCAACAAGTAACCAAAGAGGCAGCACAATGAAATCTTTAATTGTCATTGCAATGATTGGTCTATTGACCGCGTGTAACACCGTGTCGGGTCTTGGTAAAGATCTGTCCGGCAGCGCAGAATGGACCAAAGACAAAATCAGCAAAAAAGAATTTAATCAAAAGTGATACTTTTGGTTAACCGGAATCTACATTATGGTTGACATTCAAACAACAGTCCGCTATAATATGGATATGCTAAACAATTTAGCATGTGTATTTTAAATCAACTTTTTAACAGGCAACAACGAAAGGCAACTTATGTCGCAAGATAAACTTTTTACCGTAGCAGGTACCGCAACTAATTCTAACGGAACAGTGAAAGCTCGTTTCGCTAACGACTTGGTGGCTCGTATCAAGATCCTGAACAAAGCAGGATGCACCAACATCAATTTGGTTGAGCTCCCAAGCCCAATGACCAAATTGCAAGCTCTCCAGCATTTGCAGAGCTTGGGCATTACCGAAGGTGATGCTGGTTATGCTGTAGCCAACAAATTGGCTGAGAAGACCAAGGTCGCCAAGAAAGGCGAAGTCAAAGTAGCAGGCGCTAGTATCAAGGCCACTGCAAAAACTTCAGCCAAAGTAACGGCTTAATAGGTACCAGGGGCAGTGCCAATAAGTCCCCTAACTTATACCATGAACAAGATACTTGCAGTATCTTTTCTTTTTTTGTTATCCGGTTGTGCGGCTCCATTGGTGTGGACCGGGCTAGGCGTGTCGAGTGTGGTCGTTAACGAAACCACAGGCAAAGGCATTGCTGATCATACTGCCAGTGCAGTAACGCAACAAGACTGTAGACTTCCTAGGGCACTCAATAATCAATCCATTTGTCAAGATCCTGCATTAACCAAAATACAATTAACTACAACTGGCACCAAGCCATCTACAGTTAGCGAAATTGAGTTGAGATATCGTCAATAACTTGATCATTTGAGCTAAGTATGTTGTATGTTAGACGACCTTGATTATCCCATTAGGATGGCCATTAACCAACTGTTGTTGGTTTTGTATCAGCAAGGTATTACGGAAATTCACACAGGCGGACTCATGCGCTTGTTAGGAGTTCCAAACGAAGTTTCACAAGAGTATGACGATGAGCGTATACTGTTAGATGACGACTTTGTTAAACATGTGAGTGAATTTGGTTCACCAAGATCTTCGGATCAATCTTTACATTAATGACTGCACCTTCAAATAAAAATGGGGACGCCCTATATACGGTAATCTTACGGGCACCTGACGCAAAAAGCCAACTGACTCGATGGATCAATACTAGCCGAAACATACGGGCTCGTGTTGACGACAATCGTATGCACATCTATAATCAAAATACTTTGAGCCTGTTTATGGTCACTTGGACACATGGTTGGGACAACATGGTCATTTGGGATGCCTGGACAAAACGGCATATTAGTCTTTGATATTTCTTGACATCGTGTCTTTATAGTGTATAATTAAAGGGTGCTTAGGCACTTTATTATAAAGGAAATACAATGTCACAAAACCATGACGCAATCAAAACAGCGTTTGATAACTATCTTACCGAAAACGAAAAGTTCACAGCCAAGGGTGTTAAAGCTGCCGCGGCTCGTGCTAGAAAAGCCTTGCAAGAAATGAGCAAAGCAATCAAAGAACGTCGTAAAGAAATCACAGTAGAAAAAGAAGCTCTAGCCGCAAAATAACATGCGGTATAGTTCTATTACAACTATAGTAGAAGACCCTGATCACCCAGGCGAAATGTTATTGCTCCTGGGTGATGAGCTCTGCGAACACATGGAGTGGACGGAAGGTGATGTTCTAGAGTGGATAGATAACAAGGACGGCACATGGACCTTACGCAAGAAAAAACCTTAGACGAGCTCGTCTCTGAGCTTAACGATACTGTCACAATATCGTTAGACGGCTACTATAAAAAAACCAACGGATGGGCCGATCCACAATATGGTGCTATTCCGCCGTTGACTGTGAGCAATATTGATGGCAACATCAACGGAACCACTTACAGCAACATTAGTCTTACCGGAAGTCCGTTTACATTTAGTAATACTGCTGGGCATGTTTGGACCACCGGAACTACTAGCCCATACACTGTTAACAGTCCTTACACCATGAATCAAAGTGGTAAAGTTGTTATTCAAGGCGATAATGCCGATCTTGTGATAGGCGAAAAAAGTATGCGAGATTGGATGGAACGGGTTGAGGAACGATTGAACATCCTAACACCTAACACCAAATTGGAAGAGGAATGGGAAGAACTCCGTGCTCTGGGCGAACAGTATCGTCAACTTGAACAGCACATCAAAGATAAACAGGCCACATGGGACCGTTTGAAGGCCATGCCACCGCCAGTGACAGAGTAATATGCCCAGTTAACGGCAAAAACCTATCAAAAATCGTAGATCTTTGCCGGCATAGGGTGTATAATAATAAGTATTTTAGAGAGTAGAATACACAACCAAGCTAACAGATGTTTAGCGTAGGATTATAATCTTAGATCTACTCCACAACGGATGGACCAGTGCCGCAAAGCTGGTCTTTTTTAGAGAGGGCTTCGGAAATCCTCTTCATTGACAAACGGTCCGAATTGGCCAGCAACAACAGTCAATTCGGAGAATATGGCACTGAGGCCCGAGGTCTTTTGTCGAATCTACAGCCACCGTCAATGCGCTCATCCTGGGCACCTCCGCTGACACGCACAGTCTTGTGATGAGGAGAAGGCATTGAAATTAAATTCGATAACTGACGTAGGTAACAAAATTTTTCAATTTTGTGGTTTTATGATTGTGATGTTTGCTGTAATCACAGTAACACAATATAAATTAGATATCCTAAAAGTAACAAACGAAACAGCTCGACAAGGTTTTATCAGCGTCGAGGACAGAACCAGACAACTGGCCTGTTTAACCAAAAACATCTATTGGGAAAGTGCAAGCGAACCTTTTGAAGGTAAGGTCGCTGTAGCCCAAGTCACTATTAACCGTGTAGACAGCGGCAAATTTGCATCCGATATTTGCGGTGTGGTTTATCAAAAGAACATGGTCTTAGGCCGAGAAGTTTGCCAATTCAGTTGGATGTGTGACGGATCCAGTCGAATTAGACCCATTTATCCAGCCTATTGGAAAGAGTCAGAAGAAGTGGCTAAAAAAGTATTACTAGAAGGTTTTAGACTACCCGGCTTGAAGAATGCTCTGTATTTTCATGCAGACTATGTTCAAGCTCAATGGGGCAAACCACAAGTGGCCAAAATTGGTCGACACGTATTTTATTCAGAGAGGATATAAACATGGAAAAACTCGACGGTTGGATCAAGTGTGCAAGAGCATGGTTAGATCAGCAATTGCCCAAAGTAAGTGCCGATACGCTAGGGTGGTTGGCTGTGATCTTAATGCATTCCGCTACCATTCCTTCTTTGATAGCGTTATTAACCGGGTTAAGTGATCGCACTCCGGGCCTAGATATTGTGCTGTTCATTTGGGCCGGCCTGTTGTTGTTGTTTGGTCGAGCCATTGTGCTCAAGGACACCTTAAACATTGTCACAATAGGTGTTGGGTTTATAATACAAGCCGTCATAATGGCTGTGATCTTGTTCAAATAAACGGTTGACCTGCGCCCAATTATCTGCTATAATACAGTATGATTAAGATTTCTCAGGGTCGATCCTATAAAACTTTGCGTCCAAGTGACCCAGATTTTACATTCTCGCCTGATGGCTTTACACTGGTGTCACGAGCCGCAATTGAAATCAGTCAGCGATGTCCAGAAAACTATCAAGATCTTATACAGGAATGCATTCGTCACGGTTGGCTCAAACCTGTGGCCTATATGCGTGATACCGAATACACTATGGAGTTATTACAAAAATGACCATGCACCTAGTAGGCCCGTATCTTAGTCTCAACGGCAAAAAGAAAGGCCGAGTGAAATTTCGCAACGCCGACGAAGCTCGTAAATCACGTGAGCTCGATGCATCATGGCAAGAGTTAAAAAAGAAGTGGGAAGTAGACGCAGACGAGAAAAAACGTAGCCGGGCCTTAAAGGCCGAGCCACTCGATTATAAATTGTCCGCGCCCGCCGGCCGTTTTACCACACATCATATTCCCAGTCGCAACACTGGTGGCAATGCTACTCTAGCACCGGCCAAAGTTTACACAGGTACCAAAGTCAAAGGGATCGCTACCATGCACAAGTCAAATGCTGTTCCGGTATTTTCAGATGAGGAAGCCAAAGATATAAGTAAAATGCGTCGCTAAAATGAAAGAACTTATTAATTGAGCAAAGAAGATGTAATAAAAATGGAAGGGGTTGTAGCAGAAGTTTTACCCAATACCATGTTTCGTATCAAAATGGAAAACTTTGAAAAGCCTGTGCTGGCCAACCTCAGTGGTCGTATGCGTAAAAACAACATCAAGGTCCTGATGGGCGACAGTGTAGAAATGGAATTTAGTCCCTACGATCTAACCCGTGGTCGTATTACTCGCCGTAGATAAATACCCTATGCATGTTAGTATAAGACAAGATATTGAATTATTAGAAGCTTCGACTCGGCCAGCCAAGTTGGAAACCACACCTTTGCCCTACACACACAAGGCGTTGGAGCCTGTAATGAGCCCGGCTACAATTGAATACCATTACGAGCATTTGGCCAAAGGCTATGCCAAACGCTACAATGCGGGTGAAGGCAATGCAGATTTTAACCGTGCTGGTAGTTTTTTACATAATAAATTTTTTCCACAACTTCGAGAACCCAAAGGAGCTAATCGCCCCAAAGGCGCTGTGCTAGAACTAATTGAAACCAACTTCGAAACCTACGAAGATTTTAAAGCGGCGTTCAAAGAAGTCGCGATGAAGATTCAAGGATCAGGCTGGGTATATCTCAGCACCGCGGGCACAATTAAAACCATTCCAAACCATCAGGTTAGGACAGATATTTGTGTGCTAGTGGACTGGTGGGAACACGCATGGAGCCTAGATTACCAATGGGACAAAGAGCGTTATCTAGATAACATCTGGAAAATTATTGACTGGAACGTTTGCAACGAAAGAATATGATCACAATTACCGACAACGCAGTGGCAAAAATACGAGATATCATTGCCGAAGAAAACAATCCCGAACTTAAACTACGTGTATTTGTCCAAGGCGGCGGCTGCAGCGGAATGCAATACGGTTTTACCCTAGACGAAATAAAAAACGAAGATGACTGGGACTTAAACTATAACGGAGTTCAAGTGCTAGTTGATAGCATGAGCGGCGGATATCTACAAGGTGCAGAAGTAGACTACAAAGAAGACCAATACGGTGCTACTTTTAGTATCAAAAATCCCACAGCACAAACCACCTGTGGCTGCGGCAGTAGTTTTAGCCCAGGTTAAATAAAATACCCCACGTAGTCTAGAATTGGCCCTCTGCTAAATACAGCAAGAGGACAATTATCTATGACCCAACAAGTTATCCAAGTAGGAGCCGAACCAAATGACGGGCAGGGCACCCCTTTACGCAACTCTTTTATCATTACCAATGAAAATTTTACAGAACTTTATGCTCGTGCCCAGGTCTCTCCTCCTACTACTTTAGTTGGACAGATAGGTGATCAAGCCGGTTGGTATGCCTACGACAGCACGTATTTTTACTATTGCTTTGCAGATTATGATGGAACCAGTGTTATTTGGGCACAGATAAGTCAAATTGGCAATGTAACCGTTACTACCATTCAAAATGGAACCAGTAATGTAGCCATTACCAACATCAATGGTAATGTAATTACTGGAGTCAGCGGATTCTCAAATGTTGTAACGGTTGCTGCCACTGGACAATATGTTCAAGGTGTTGTTAGTGCTCTTGGCAATGTCACTGGCAGTTACATTTTAGGCAACGGTAGTCAATTAACTGGGCTTCCAGCAACTTACACCAATTCAAATGTTACCACATTGTTGGCCACATTTGGATCAAATACAATTTCGTCCACTGGTAATATTACCAGTGGTAATCTAAGTGTAACTAATAATAGTGTTACTGTCGGCAATGTCACAGGTGGAAATTTAACCACTGGTGGGCAAGTTAGTGCCACTGGCAACATTGTAACAGATCAATATTTTGTTGGCAACTTTTTTGGTAACATCACCGGTAACTTTGTAGTCCCTGGCAGCAATACTCAAGTTATATTCAATACCAACGGCAATGCTGATGCCGTCGCCGGTATGACTTTTAACAGAGATTCTAACACATTTATAGTATTAGGAGTTGTAAGTAGCCAAGGTAATGTTATAAGTGGAAACTTGACCACTGGTGGTCAAGTAAGTGCCACTGGCAATGTCAGAGGTGGCAATGTATTGACCACTGGTGTGATCAGTGCTACCGGGAATGCCACAGTTGGTAATATCAGTGCTACAAATTACACCGGAACCGCAGTCAGTGTCACGGGCAATGTAACAAGTGCTAATGTATCAACTGGCGGTGTGGTCAGCGCCACAGGTAATGTCAGTTCTGCAGGCAATGTTTCGGGCAATTATCTTCGTGCTACCCTTGACGTCAATGCCGGCGGAAATGTATCGGCTACTGCACATACCGGAACCGCAGTCAATGTCACTGGCAACATAACAGGTGGCAATGTATTAACTGGTGGACAAGTAAGTGCTGTTGGCAACATAACTGGTAACTATTTTGTTGGTAACGGATCTGCACTAACCGGCGTCAGCAATTATGGCGACAGCAATGTCAACACACTGCTGGCCGCGTGGGGGTCCAATACAGTATTAACCACTGGCACAATCACAGCCGGCAATGTAACAGGTGGCAATGTATTAACTGGTGGATTGGTAAGTGCTGTTGGCAACATAACTGGTGGCAACGTAGTAACAGGTGGATTGGTAAGTGCTGTTGGCAACATAACTGGTAACTATTTTGTTGGTAACGGATCTGCACTAACTGGTGTGATTGCCACTGGAATTGGCACCATTGGCTCGTTGAGTGTAACCGGCAACATAACAGCTGGCAATATAACCGTGTCAACTGGCACTGTATCAGTGGGCAGCATAACAAACAACAACAGCAACGCCGTTGGCAATATTGGTAGTTCGAGCAGCTATTTTAACACTGTGTTTGCTAAAGCCACTAGTGCTCAATATGCTGACTTGGCTGAAAATTATCTAGCTGACACAGATTACACACCAGGCACTGTGGTTGTGTTTGGTGGCGAGCAAGAAATAACTATCAGCACCGACGTTGCTGATGAACGGGTAGCTGGTGCAATATCTACCAATCCGGCGCATTTAATGAATGCCGCCATGCCAGGATTACCAGTGGCATTGCGTGGACGAGTGCCGGTCAATGTCGTTGGGTCTGTAGTTAAGGGTGACAGTCTGGTAACCAGTTCGACTGCAGGACATGCTCAAAGCGTTGGCCGCAGTCGTTTATATGGACAGGCTGTGTTTGCCAAGGCTCTTGAAACCAATCTTGAGGACGGCAAAAAAGTTATTATCGCTGTTATAATTTAATATGTCACAACCGGTTTGGCAAACTCCTGCTGGTAGCCTAGGGACCATACCCGAAGGAGTCTTTTACAGTCTTCCTTTATTGGCCACAGCTGACAATACTGTATATTATCAGCTAATAGCTGGTGCATTACCTCGCGGTATGCAGATTAATGAAACAGGAATTATCACCGGAGTTCCAAACGCCCGGGCAACAATTCAAGGCGTTCCACTTGATGTGCCAGTAGACACTCTGAGTAAGTTTGCCGTAAGAGCGTATACACGAACCGGTATGGTAATCAATCGACTGGCCGACAGAACGTTTACCATTGAAGTGGCCAATACCGCGATTCCTGCATTTGTTACACCGGCAGGGCAACTGGCTCAGTTGTATGATGCCAGTTTAATTACAGATTTGCAAATACAATACACAGGCCCGGATAATACCATAGTTAAACTGATAGCAGGCAGCTTACCTCCTGGTTTAACTATCAGCACTGCCGGATTGATATCTGGTTTAATTGGCCTTAGTAGCGCAAACACTGACTATGCGTTTACACTACAACTGACCGATGGCACAGTAAACGGAACTGTTAATAGATCATTCAGTATATATGTATGGAGTAGAAATAGTCTTTCGGCTGACGATACATATATCACCTCAGACAACACATTTATTACTGCCGACGGAACACCTATACTTGTGCCAGTATTATTAAATACTCCCGGATCAATTGGTACTGTGCGTAGTGACAATTTCTTTGCTTATCAATTCAATGGTGTAGATTTAAATGGTGATCAATTTCAGTATTCTACTGACGCCGACATACCTGGACTGACATTAGATCCCAATTCAGGTTGGTTCTATGGAAACATTCCTCCATTGGGTATAAACAATCAAACGTATTCTTTTAACATTTATCTGCAATTAGTTGCCTACCCTGACTACATTAGTCCTCCATATGCGTTTTCATTAACTGTAATCGGACCAGTAAGTGCTGATGTAACTTGGTTGGTTCCTGACAATCTTGGAACAATCGACAACGGTGCCACTAGCACATTTTATGTAGCGGCTGTAAATAGAAGTGGTGTAACACTACAATATCAACTGCTGTCAGGCAGTGATAGTTTATTACCTCAAGGTTTAGAATTATTACCCTCGGGTGAAATTGCCGGGCGAGTAAGTTTTAATACTTTTGCCTTGGACATGGGCACAACTACATTTGACAACAACACTACTACATTTGATTTGGTTTACTATTTTACAGTTACCGCTTATAGTGTTGATGGTTTAATCAGCTCTAACAAAGTATTTTCAATTCGAGTCAACCGAGCCTATAACGAGCCTTACGACAATCTTTATATTCAGGCCATGCCACCACTCAATGATCGGGCCGTGATCAATAGTCTGCTACAAAATAGTGATATTTTTCAACAAAACTTATTATATCGCCCAACCGATCCCAACTTTGGTGTGGCAAAAAATGTAACTTATTATCATGCGTATGGTCTTAGTGCCGCCACATTGGATGAATATGTAGCCAGTTTAGACATTAACCACTATTGGAAAAATCTTGTGCTGGGTTCTATCGAAGTTGCACAGGCCATTGATAGTTCAGGAACGGTCATCTACGAAGTGGTCTACAGTAGAATCATTGATGACCTGGTCAACGCACAAGGCCAAAGTGTCAGTAAAGATGTCACACTACCCTATCCTGTCACTGCCGAATTACCGTATCCTAAAAACTCAACAGTGAGTGTCAGCACAGTATATCCTAACAGTTTGATCAACATGCGAGATCAAGTTATTGATGTAGTAGGACAAATTTCAAATACATTGCCCTTGTGGATGATTTGTAAACAGGCCAATGGCCAAACTTTGGGCTTTACTCCGGCCTGGGTCATAGCCTATGCCAATCCCGGACGCGGTGAACAATTGGCCTATTATATTGGTCAAGATTTTATTGACCAACTCAACGTGATTGACTTTGAAGTTGATCGTTACGAATTAGACAATCTATTAACCCGGAATTGGAATAGAGCCGATCAACATTGGGGCTATTCCGACAATTCAGCGATCCCGTACCCAGCTAGCTTGACCACGTTTGACCTTATTGGATTACCTATATTCTCTTCGACTGAATCATACCAAGTTGGGCAGGTTGTGGAATATCAAACTATACGCGGCGACGTCAGAATTAATAAAATATACGAATGTATACAAGCGACTGTGCCAGGAACGTTGCCCACTGATCCTGCATATTGGAATCAAAATGGTCAAAATATCGGCAGCTGGATCAACGACGCAGATGCAATAACCACCTGGGAAGATGACTATTTTACACTGACCAATTGGACTTATGCAACACCACCGGGTACTACGTTTGACGGCGGAAGTATGCAGTTCACTGCGCCAGTTGACATGTATTCTAACACCAATGTATACGATAAATATCTCGTATTCCCCCGACGCAATATTTTAGGATAAAAAATGACAGTTCCATTCACATTCGGCACAGAATCCAGCCCAATTCCATTAAGTCAGCTAGATGCAAATTTTGCTGCCCCAATAGCATTTGCCAACACAGCAGGCAATGTTGCCAATGCTGCACAGCCAAATATTACCAGTGTTGGCACGTTGACTTCGTTGTCAGTCGCTGGCAATGTCACAGGTGGGAACTTGGTAACCAATGGCGCTGTATCAATCACTGGTAATATTGCAGTAGGCAACATTGCCACCGGCGGGCGTGTCAGTGCTACAGGCAATGTTACAGGTGGTAACTTATTAACAGCTGGATCGATTAGTGCCACCGGCAATGCCACTGTTGGCAACATATCAGTCACAGGTATCTTAGGCCTTGGTTCAACTGCGTCAATTACTGGTAATGTCAATGCTGGCGGAAACATAACTTCCACTGGTGATATCAGCACTCAAGGTAATGTGCTGGCACAAGGTATTGTGTCAGCCACTGGTAACATTGTGACTGCTGGCAAGTTTGTGGGAGCTTTTCAGGGCAGCATTGTTGGAAACATCACAGGTGCACCTGGATCAACTTCGCAAGTTTTATTCAATACCTCTGGCAACGTTGATGCTGTTGGCGGATTGACCTATAACAAAGGATCTAATGCATTGGGTGTGCTAGGTACAATATCAGCACAGGGCAATATTACTACGGGTGGTAATTTATCAGTGGCGGCTAATGTATCAGTTACTGGTACAACTCAATTGGTTGGAATAGCTACAGCACCAACAGCATCAACTGGCACAAACAACAATCAAGTGGCCACCGCGGCTTTTGTTAACAATCAAATAACTGCCTTCCAAAGTGCCAGTCTGGGAACTATGTCTAGCCAAAATGCCAATGCTGTTTCAATCACCGGTGGCGCCATTGGCAATGTGTCAGCAGTTGGTTTATCTGGCGGCTGGTCTATAACTCCTAGTGGAAATACATTGTTTTTTAGTTTTAGCGGAAGTAATATTGCTAAGTTAGATTCAAGTGGCAACTTTACCACCATCGGCAATATAACTGGATCTGGAACCTTGTAATGACTTTGCCTACTTCAGGACCTATAAGTCTCGTTGACATACAGGCAGAGTTTGGCGGCCCAACACCAATCAAGTTAGAGAATTATTATCGTGGTGGTGCCTATGTGCTAGACACTGATTATGCACCAAATGTACCAGCGTCGGGTCCTATTAGCCTTGGCGATTTTTATGGAGCTAAACGCACAGGATTAACTACTGTTAGTTTTAATAATGTGGGAAGTAATTTTATAATTCTTCCAGCAACTTTTTCTGGTAATTTGACCATTGTTACAATGACTGGTGGTGGAGGTGGTGGAGGTGGCCCAGACAGCCAGCCAGGGCGAGTAGGGTATCCTGGATTAACTATCACCGGTGGAAATATACCTGCAAGCCCAGGAGATGTAATCAACGCCTATGTTGGAGGCGGAGGTGGCGCAGGTGGATCCGGCGGCGGCGGTGGCGGTGGGGGTGGCAAGATTATTTGCACCAAACTATATGAACTTGGACTAATGAGCAAAGAAATATATCTTGCAGATCAAGCATTTGGTGCAGAGTTAGTTAAATCTCATCCAGATATCTACAATGGTTATCGCGCCTGGGCTGAAATAGTAGTGGACTGGATGGACGGACGCGGACCTAAAATGATGCCTTGGATGTCAGATGAAGATTTTAGCAATGCTGCCCGGTCTTGGTCTACTCGATGGGCACAAGCTATTGCTACACCGTGGGCCGAAGAAATGGCCTATCAAATGTCAGAAAGTATGTTGCCCAACAATACAGGTAAAGCCATTATGGCCATCGGAACACCGATATGTAAAATAGTCGGTGTATGGCAACGAGTCGTTGGGCCAAGCAACAAACCAGCTGGATTTGGAAAAGGGTTGATGTTGATTCCTGTATTTGTCTTACTTAAACTTGTAGCCGAACTAGGACGATTGATTGAAGGAAAAAAACCATGATAGATCTATTAACACAAAATATATTAACTTTAAACAAAACAGATCAGGCCCAAGTGTTTCGCATGTTGTCCGACAATGCTGATGTTCTGATAAAAGTGATACCAAACGCACCCTTATTGGTCAGTATCATAAGCGGTATGCCGGTTGACGATAGTCCAATTATTCAAGCCTACACCGCTTGGAAACATAGTTTGTAGGAAAAAATATGGCCATTACAGATTATTACGGGGGGTTAGGTGGAAGTTTTGGGGGCTCTGGATATAGCGGAGGGGGTGGCGGTGGCGGTGCCGCTTCGGTAGTTTCTGTAAACACCGTAATACTAGCTGTGGCCGGTGGTGGTGGTGGCGGGGGCGGTGGCGGGCAGTATAGTGCTGGCCTCCCCAATCAAAACACTCCGGGTAATGCTGGTACCACATATGGTGGGTATGGGCAAGGCAAAGGCAGCGGAGACGGCGCAGGTGGAGGTGGTGGAGGTGGTGGCCAATTTGGTGGTGCAGGTGGACTTGTGACCGGTGGCGACAATGGCGCATACTCTGGAGAAAACGGCAATTGTTTAGTGCCCACCGGTGGTGTTGTATCTGCTGGATCAAATGGCGGCAGCATTAATAGTGCAGGTGCCCAAGGAATTGTAACTTTAAGTTATTATTCTTAGCCTTATTAGAGTTTGATAAATATTATAGGATAAATTAGGAATACATATGACAAGTGCAATTAACCCAAACAACATTAACGGTGCTTACCCAGTAGCCGGGCAGGACAATAATTCGCAAGGATTCCGTGATAATTTCACAAATACCTCTACGAACTTTCAATATGCAGCTGACGAAATTTCAGATCTGCAAAGCAAAGCAGTGTTAAAAGCAGCATTAACTGGAACTACACTTGACAACGATATGTTGGGCAGTCCTTTATCCAATGCACTATTATCTAACATGAGCGAAAATGTAGTTGTGTTAAACACAGTGAGCGGAACAACTGTTATCAACTATGCCTTGGCCAGTTATCAAACCCTAACAACCAACGGTGCTGTAAGTCTAAGTTTTACTAATTTTCCAGCAGCTGGAGCGGCCGCATCTGTAGTGGTTCAAGTCACAGTGGCCAGCACAATTCATACACTGGTATTGCCGGCCGCAGTCACAGTAAACAACACAGGAATACAAGGTCTTAATACTTCAACCAATACTATTTCGTTTGCTGCCACTGGTGTTTATAGTTTTGAATTTTCAACCAGCAATGGTGGAAGTACCATTACAGTTAGAGAAGTTAACAAAGTGTTACAGCCATTCAACAACAGCAGTGAAAATTTAACCGACACTGCAAACGTTAATGCAGCAGTAACTACCAGTTATTTCAGCACAGTCACTTCTACTACAGCTCAATTGCTTGCAGGTGTTCCTGGACAAATTAAAACTTTGGCCATGTATTCAGCTTCGGGCAACATGAGAATCACTGTTTCCAATGCCGGATGGAAAACTTCAGGCACCGGAAATATCCTATTCACTGCAACTGGCCAGGCCTGCACACTACAATATATCAACAGCAATGTGGCCAACATAGCTCAAAGCAAATGGTTCTGTATTGGCAACAACGGCGCCACATTTAGCTAACCAAAACTCATTGACTTTTGTCACGAGATCATATACAATCAGTATATGGAACATCCTTTAATTGGTAGTTTGGAAGATTTTACACCCGAACAACTGCTGGAAAAAATTACCGAACTAAGTCGCAAATTGGGCATAGCCTACAGCATGGGCAATGGCCATCTTTGCAATCAACTCAGAATGGCCATTGAAAGCCATCAAAACAAATACCAAGAAAAAATTCGCCGCAACACCGACACCAACTTTGATGGAGTAATCGACATCTCATGAACGTTAGACTTAAACACGACATACAATTTACCGCGGGCATATACCATGACAATAAACTGATCATGAACAACTACACTCTTAGATTGTGGATGACCACCAACAGTGAAAATTCTGTTGACCAAAGTATTTCATTTGAACGAATTAAGTATTTTGTCTACACTCAAATCGACAATACTATTTTTATCAACAGTAACCAAAAAGCACAATGCACTCTTTTTTCCAAAGCTGGGCTCGATATTACAACCATGCCAAATGATCCTGTTGACCAATTGGTAGGAATAATGTTATACTACAAGTTAAATGCCATTACAGAAGATCGTATGATTATTATGGAAACTGAAATATCCAGCACATACGGTGCTAATATGACGTATCTACATTCTGATTTTGAAAACACTTCTGGATTCAAACAACCCGACTGGTGGACTAGTCCCGACTTAGCTCACAGTGATTTTGTGCTCGCTAATAAATCTGAAAAAGTATTATCTATACCAACCAGCACAGATTGGAGAGAGTTGGAATTGGCCTGGTCCGACGAACCTGCAGCAAACTCTCCAGGAAATGTTGTAGTGTTTGCAGATTTTAAACAGCCCAATGAAACAAAATAAATTCGGTGAACTAGTATTTTCAGAAGATGACATTTGTGACTTGTTGATGCAAGGGCGCACTGTCGATTCTTTACAACGCATGACAGTTGATGAAACGGTTGATCTTGAAAATTTAGTCGGGCTGATTGAAAAGCCAGAATCATTGTTTCGTTGGAGCTTCCCTCATAACAGCGACATAGCAGTTCCAGAGTTTCATTTGACACAACAAAATAGTTGGCACATGCCTGCGGAATATAAGCAGTTGGATATTGCAGAACATATACTTGGACTTTGTAAATCTGAAGCTGAACTACAGCGATGCGGGGAAGAATTATTGCTATTCCAAGAACGCAATCTGTTTGACCTGTTACGATATTTAAAATATCTAGTGGATGTTATGACCATTAATTGTGTCATTTGGGGAGTAGGACGTGGATCGAGTGTGGCCAGTTATGTTTTATACAAATTGGGCGTTCATCGAATTGACAGCCTATTCTATAATTTAGACTGCCGTGAATTTCTGCGTTAAATACAGGTATATGCTAAGGAAATCAAAATGACACGCAACGTTTATAAATCAGCCATGGGTAAAACAGTAGACATGGGATCATTGTTATTGCAAAACGAAAGAGTTCGAGCTGTGGGCAACATGAATGTAAATGCTCGCGGCGATCGTTTGAACAGTAATAACGAAATAGTTGAGCCAAAAAATCAACAAGCTCAACGTAGGTATAAAAAGCAAACCAATGTATCTGCTGGACCAGCACATTCAAGCACACGTTCGGCCAAAGAAGCAGTTCAACAGCCCGTGGTTGACCCCACCGATAGTTTTTCAGATCTGCCAATAGACGAGCCACCTGCAGAACCAGTGGTTGTTCCAGAACCAGCCACACCTATAGTGACAGCACCTCCTCCAGTGTCTCCAGAGCGTCAGAATACTCCGACACCGGCCCAGGGCGGCGGCCTAGCCGGCGCTATTGCTAGATCTAGAGAAGTCAAACAAGAATTGGAAAAAACACGTCGCCAACAAGCACAGGCGCAAGGCGTAAGAAGGATTTAAAAGGACCGTATGACTAAATTAGCATTTGAACCACACCGAATCTCTCAAAGCCAACTCAAGGCTTTAAATGATAACATATTAGTAGCAGACATGGAGTTTGATACTCGATTAAGTCAGGGCGGTATTATTATACCCAATGATAATGGAACCAGTCTGGGTATTCGCCCACGCTGGGGTCGTGTATATGCTGTGGGTCCAAAGCAAACGGATGTCGTTGTGGGTCAATGGATTATGGTAGCACATGGCCGTTGGACAAGGGGCATTGATATTGACGATGGCACCGCTGACCATAAAATAACCATTCGTAAAATTGATCCCAATGATATCTTGTTGGTTTCAGACGAGCCAGACCGTCCACGCGATGACACACATAGCGATGCTGTTTACGTTCCTAACAAATCCAACGAATAAAGCGGTATGGGATTTCGTAAACCCGATGTAGCGTCAGCGTATTCTATTATACGCCAGAGTCTAGGCGAAATACATAGTCCTTACAACGACGGTTTTACCGGACGAGCTTGCAAACAAGAATTGTATATGTTAAAATGTTGGTTAGACGCCGAGTATAAAAAGCTACCAACTTTTTCAGGCGAAGAAAAATGGGAACAAGACAGACTAGTAGAAATACTCAAACAATAACATCAAAGGAAAAACAAAATGGCATTGACTAGACCTACCAAAACACAAGTAGAAAATCCAAACATCATCAAACATCGTGTTATTACTTTTACCAAAAGCGGACTGCGTATTGTGGCCTGTGGATTTTTAGCCTATTACGACATACAAATTGCAGCCTGTTTGTTTCTAGTAGCAGAGCTGTTGGGTGTGGCCCAAGAATTAATTTAAACAGTTGATTAAAGGTATTGAATGAAAGAACTTTGGATAGAGAAATATAGACCAAAAACTGTAGATGGTTATGTGTTTGTTGATGATAATCAACGTCAACAAGTAGAGTCATGGATTCGAGATGGAAGTATTCCAAATCTATTGTTTAGCGGCAGTCCTGGCACAGGCAAAACCACATTAGGAAAACTACTGATCAATGAACTAGGTGTTGATGAGTATGATGTCCTATATGCTAACGGATCAAAAGAAGGTCGTAAGATTGAATGGGTAGATAAACTGATCAGTTTTTGTCAGACTATGCCATTTGGTAAGTTTAAGGTTGTGTTTATTGACGAAGCAGACTATTTGAATCCTAATTCAGTTCAACCTGCCATGCGTAACTTAATGGAAGACTATAGTCACAGCGTTCGATTCATTTTAACTTGTAACTATCCTAATAAAATTATTCCGCCGCTACATTCAAGACTGCAACAGTTACATATCTTAAAAAGTGATCATACTGAATTTACAGCCCGCGCTGCCACGGTGTTAGTGACAGAAGAAATTGAATTTGATATTGATACCTTAGATAGTTATGTCCGTGCCACTTATCCAGATCTGCGTAAGTGCTTACAGTTATTACAACAAAATAGTCAGTCTGGCGTGTTGAATGCACCCAACAGCGCAGACAAGAGTGTAGGCGATTGGAAACTGGATTGTGTTCAGTTGTTTAAGTCGGGCAAAATTCGTGAAGCCCGAACACTAATTTGTCAGCAAAGCACTCCAGAAGAAACCGAAGATATTTTTCGCTGGATGTATGACAATTTAGATCTCTGGACCACTGATGTAGAACGTCAAGACCAAGCAATCATTATTATTCGCAACGGCATGGCTGCAATGCCAATGGTAGCTGATCAAGAAATCAATTTAAGTGCCACACTGTGTGAACTAAGCAGGCTGTAACAATGCCGGCATATGAGGTTCTTGAACCTGCAATAGATCCCAACAATAGAATCTCTTTTCTATTGGATTGGGAACTCACAATGAAGTGTAATCTTGATTGTAGTTATTGTGACTCAGGATTAAACGGAGGACACGATAACTCTACCAAACATCCTCCAAAAGACAAATGTATCCAAGCTCTAGAGTTTATGTTTGAATATGCGGATCAATACATGCAATTCAAGCCTAATGGACTACGGTATGTTGTGCTCAATGTGTATGGTGGAGAAAGTTTACACCACCCTGATATAGTAGAAATATTATCTCAAATACAACAAAAATATCAACCATACGCAGACCGTTGGAAATTAACAGTTACTACAACAACCAATGCCATAATATCCGATAAAAAATTATCAAAAATAATTCCTTATATTGATGAATTCACCGTGAGTTCTCATGTGGAATGTACCGACCGTCAAAAACAACAGTTTAAACACAATCTATTGTCTATTAGAGACTCGGGTAAGAGATTAAAATGTATTGTGATGCTGCATGATAATCCGCAACTATTTCAACAATCTCAAGATTTTTTATTATGGCTTGATGAAAATCAAATACGCTCATTGCCCAAACAAATCGACGGCGCCAGTTTAAATCAATCGTATGATCAACAACAAATAAAATGGTTTAATTCAATATATCAAAATAAAACATACGGAACAAAAATCTTTGAAATTATCAATACTGATGTTGGTGCGTCTTCCAATCTCAGTCAGGTCGGACGAGCCTGTTGTGGCGGCAGACAAAGTTGTCTAGATCAGAATTACAAGGAACGCCACTATTACGTTCTCGATAATAAATTTCCAGACTGGTATTGTAGTGTGAATCAATTTTTTCTTTTTATCAAACAGGTCAATGGAGAAGTATATGTCAATAAAGATTGCAAAATGACATTTGATGGAACCGTTGGGCCAATTGGAAATTTAGATGAGCCTGACAAAATCATCAACCAACTAAAAACACAACTAAATAACGGACAGCCTGTAATACAATGTAAAATACCCGTATGTCGTTGTGGTCTTTGCGCTCCTAAAGCGAAAAATCTAGACACATATCATTCAATCATAAAAAAATATCAAAAAAATCACATCACATGAGATACCTGATGCTAACATATTATTACCAGCCCTCTGGTAAAATCGACGAAGTCATGACTGTGGCAACTCGAGTCAAAAATAAAGATTGGCAAACTGCCAGTGTAATTTTGGACTTTAAAGAACAAATAGTTCTCAAAGCTGCCCTGCGTGATACTGCTATTCCTAAAGACTGGGATCGAATTGTTGGCTACTATTATCCGTTCTATACCAACATCATGGAAAGATTATTGCAACAAAACGGTCATGAATTACCCAAGGCAGTCGCAATGCAACCATAATGACTCATGATTGAATCAATTACTGGATTTCACATTGAACCTACTAATATTTGCACACTAAAATGTCCTGGTTGTGCAAGAACTCAATTTATTGAACAGTGGCCACAGCACTGGAAAAATCAAAGTCTTGATATTGATTTATTGTTGCAGTTTCTTGATATTGATTTGACCAATATAGGTATAAAATTATGCGGCGACTACGGTGATCCGATATATCATTATGATTTTATCAATTTTGTCCGGCGGTTAAAACAAAAAGGTGCTGTGGTGATGATCACCACCAATGGCAGTTATAAAACACATAACTGGTGGCAAGAGTTAGTTGATATGTTATCGTCCCAGGACAACATAACGTTCAGTATCGACGGTACTCCTGAAAATTTTACCCAATATCGAATCAACGCCGATTGGGATTCAATTCGAGTTGGACTAGATGTTGTTGCTGGTTCCAATTGCAATAGTCATTGGAAATATATACCTTTTGCGTTCAATCAAACTGATATTGAACAGGTAGAAAAACTCAGTCAGACAATTGGCATCAAGAATTTCTATGTGGGATTCAGTGACCGATTTGACGAAAAAACTCAGCACTTGATCCCAGACAAGTCGTTGATTAGTTCTCGTTACGCTGTGCAGGCCAAATGGAAATTAGAAAATGCCGCAACAGCATTGACACCCAAATGCCATACCGGCCATGAGCATTTTATTACAGCCGGCGGACATTATATTCCATGTTGCTATCTTGCCGACCATAGATTTTATTACAAAACACCATTTGGTAAAAACAAACCGCAATACGATATTCGTCAACATACCCTGTCTGAAATTTTACAACAGCCGCAGACCATAGAGTTTTATCAAACACTGGATCAACATCCTGGATGCCAATACAACTGCCCAAACACAGCCGGTTGACCAAAACTGTGCTTTGTAGTATAATAACAGTATGAAATCAAAATATCAAAATTTAAACAAACTGATTCTAACCGACGCTGATGGTGTGCTATTAGATTGGGAATGGGCATTTAATGTTTGGATGCAAGAACACGGCTTTGAAGAAGTCTCGGGCAGTAAACTCAATTATGATATGAGTGTGCGTTACGGTATACCAAAAGAGCAAGTTAAAAAACTGATACGCATCTTTAATGAATCGGCCGCAATTGGATTTTTACCTGCACTACGTGATGCCATGTATTATGTCAAGCGACTGCATGAAGAATACGGATTTAGATTTCACTGTATCACCAGTTTGAGTTTGGATCCTAATGCACAAAAACTTCGCGAAATGAATCTAAATAAATTGTTCGGGACGTCGGTATTTGAACGTATTGTGTGCTTGGACACCGGTGCTGACAAAGAAGAGGCCTTGGAAGAATACAAAGGCTCTGGATGCTATTGGCTTGAGGACAAACCAGAAAATGCCGAAGCTGGCTACAATGTAGGCCTACAAAGTCTACTGGTAGAACACGGGCATAACATGCATTATTATCACAAAGGCATTACTGTAGTTAAAAACTGGAAGCACATTTACGAGATCGTTACCGGATGACGCCGTTGATACACAATTATTCACAAGTAGCAGGTCGAACCCTACACTGGGATACCAGCGACAATAAAAATAACTATATTCAGAGCCTACAAAATCCAGTAGCATATCAACGACTACATGATCTTGGATTTATAAATACACAGATTGACTACCAATACAATAGTCACGGGTTTAGAACAAAAGAATTTGATCAGCCATTTGATGCAGTGTGTTTTGGTTGTAGTTTTACCATGGGCACCGGAGTTCACAGTCGAGATACCTGGCCTGAACAGTTGTCTGCTATCACCGGTCTGTCGGTGGCCAATCTTGGACATGCTGGCAGTAGCAACGATACAGCCGTTAGATTTGCATTGCATTATTTGCCATTGCTACGCCCTCAGTATGCCATATGGCTACAAACAGATATGCATCGTATTGAGCTATTGGATGAATCATTTCCAATGAGCTTGAATATTATAGCTAGTGATACTCAAAATCCCTGTGCCAACGATTTCTTTATTAAAACTTGGTTCACGTCGCCCTCTAATCAACAGTTGAATCTTCAAAAGAACGCCTTGGCATTTAAACAGCTATGCAATTCTTTGGGTATACAGAGTATAATTTTGCCCAGAGATAACGCCATGGATTATCCATGGCCTGGTGGCACAGCTAGAGATTTACTACATCCTGGTGCAGACATATATAAAAAACTAGCCCAACAAGTTGCTGGGCTACTGGTTTCCTAATCGGAGTAAAGTCGTAGCACAGAATCAATGATTCTATGCCGCTGTATGTCTTGATTGTCAAGATTGCAAACAGCTATTCCTTTTACACCCCCTTCCCCCAGTCTTTGGCACAGGTCCATTAGACCATTATTGCCGCGGTTGCGATCCGCTTGTTCTACGTCGCCCGTGATTACAATTTTACTACCTTGGCCAATACGGGTCATTAGCATTTTGCACTGATTGGGAGTTGCATTCTGCATCTCGTCAGCGATAATATACGCATTTTTAAAAGTGCGGCCGCGCATGAAGGCCAATGGAGCTATCTCTATTCGTTGCTCCTGGATCATGGCAGCAATGTCCGGCTGACGATAATACTCACGTAGTATATCAGTCAATGGACGAACCCATGGATCCATCTTTTGATTTAAATCACCGGGCAAGAACCCGTGCTGTTCATCTTCTACACCCACTGCGGGCCGCGTCAATACTATACGATTGACCTCACCTGCTCTAAATGCCTTTACTGCTGCCAGCATGGCTAAATATGTTTTTCCTGTTCCTGCTGGTCCTGCTGTGATCACAATCGGCTGATCTGCATCTTGCAAAGCCAGCACCAAACGTTCTTGATTTCTTGTGCGTGGCACAATATCAATGGGTCGTTGTTTTACTGGTTTTACTTGATCGAAGCGGATTGTATTTTCTTGATATGTCATGTCATGACGTTTTTGTGATTTTGCTGCTCTTTGTCTACTCAATTTATACTCCATTGTAGTTGAGTTACTTCTAACAGCACCTTTTGCTGTCCAAGTATTTACGGATCTAGTTCCTTGAGTTTAGTGTGGGTAGTAAATGATTCAAAAACGGCATAAGTATTAGGCTACACTCCAGATATTCAAACTCTCTGCTTAGATCGAAATCACCATAAATAATCGTATGAGCAAAACCATTGATCAAGCTATATTCAAAGACGGTGCCGACTATTGGCAAATAGCCCAAAACATTCAGGATATCTATCTCAGTGAAGGCAGTCTCCTGACCCTACTGGACTTTGAGCGTGTGCTGGATGAGCTGGATTTGTATGCTTTTAAAAACTGGCAAATTGGCGAATTGGTATCTGGCCCTGAGATCAGCAAATACCGTGTGACTTGCATTTTTATGTGGCCAGAAAAGCTAATGCCAGATCCAAGAGGCGGGCGTAGATTATTGCCGTTTGATTGTGTGGTCAAATACAAAAAAACACAAATGAAAGTGCCGATCAAGATTGAAGATCCTAGTGATTATCGTCCAGGCACCCATAAAGCTCGCATAACAGAAAAACCCGTATGGCTAGTAGAAATATCCATGCCCAAAGCCTTGATGAGTGATATACGCACAGGCTCAGTAGAATTAGAAGATCAAGATATTGATTTAGCTGACTTAGATGATGCCTACGAGCAGGATCTAGATCAAGAAAGTTATCAAAGTGATTCACAGGCCCAAAATGCACAACAACAACTCCAACAACCTCAACAACCTGCTTTCTGAAAGCCTAGGGTTTAAAGACCTTGACGGCATGATGAAGCCCACGGTTCACGTGGACGAATTTTCAAGCAAAATGGGCGATGACGACGATGTCATAGTCATCAGCTTCTTTGTGCGTGATCAACAGGCCGCCAAAGACCTAATGAATTGGTTTGAAAAGGGTTACGACTTTGTGTTGGATGCTGATCGTAGTCCAGGTGAAATCAAACCCAATCGGTATTTGGTCTATGTGGAAATTCGCCGTCGCTCAACGGCTGGTGGCAATGTAGAACAGTTGTTGGATGATCTAAATACCCTGACTGAATTTGACGACAGTTCGGCGTGGACCATGCACTATAAAGGTAAAGAAACTCCTTTTAGTAGAGATGAGTTCGATCGGTTAGTTCCGTTGAGCCCAAGAGCTTACCGCGAACGTTATGAACGAGATCTAAATGAAGTGCGTGTTGCTGCCGGTATACCAGTGGTCAGTAACTATGATAAACGAGATCGAGCATTACAAGCCATTCAATCAGCCGCTGGCATACTGTAAAAATTCTGATTCAACTGCGTAATATAGGTATATAATTGCCTATGCGATTAAAAAGTTTTGGGTGTAGTTTCATACACGGAACAGAATTATCCGATCAAACATTTGTTGGCGTACGAGATATGCCAAGTCAATCCACCTGGCCAGCACACTTGGCACGTCACCTCAACCGACAATATCGATGTTTTTCTCATGGCGGGTCTGGAAATTTACAAATATTAACACGAGTATTAGATCAAGCAGCCAGTAGCGACAGTTTAGATGTATTTGTAATTGGATGGACTTGGATTGAACGTTTTGATTATTACGTTGACAATCACGGTGATCAAGCCATAGACCCTTGGAATACTATAAGCCCAACGGATCAAAGCACAGTTGCACAAATATACTATCGAGATCTACATTCTGAATTTCGTGATAAGTTAGTGAGTTTAACCAGCATAAAACTAGCAATCGATACCTTACAACAACGCAATATACCGTTTATTATGACCAGTCTAGACGAGTTATTGTTTGATCAACGCTGGCATGTTTCGCCAGCCATATTGGATCTTCAGGCTTATATACGACCTTTTATAACTGATTTCGATGGACAAAATTTCCTAGAGTGGACCAAACGCAACGGGCATCCGATTGGGTCTGGCGGCCACCCACTAGAAGCGGCACACTGTGCCGCTGGTGATTATATGATCAAAGTTTTTGATAAACAAAATACAATCGATCATTAGTATCTTTTTTAAACTCTAACAATTTTAAATTGTATTTTTCAGCAAACTCTTTTACTATTTCAAATGTCCACGGAAATATTTCCACATACGGACCGGTCTTGTGTGTAATACCTGGATTGGCCCGCAAGTAAAATCGACCGCCTGCATCCAGTATATCCACACATTTTTTAAAGCGACTTTCTATTTCATCACGATCGTTGAAGTTGATTGATCCTAGTGCAATAACAACATCATGGCTCCCCACATAATCCAAAATATCAACCATATAGTCAGCACAGTTGTTGTAAGGGTCGATACCAAGTAAATTGTTAATCCTACCCTTAAATGGGTGATACCCGCAACCAACGTCCAAAACGCTTCGAGGATTCTGTTTATTAATTTCATCTGCTAGTTCCCATCCTGTGTAATCATAATCGCCTGTTCTAGGCTTCCAAATTTCGCCAAAAAAGCGATTGATATAACGCTCACTTAGGTCATGTGTTATATCCCGTACGGTGCCTATATACTCACAAGGCAAACTCAACTCTGCTTCCACAGCATCTTTGAACTTTCTATAACGTGCCGGAGTCCAGGGCAGGTCTTGCACAATAGTATCGGCGTCAATTACGATGTCGGCATACTTGGGCAAATTAAAGGCTGTAGTTAAATTTTCTTTAATCAGGTTAAAAATTTTGGTGTTCATTGATATCTTTCATTGTTTGTGTTGCAATATAAAACGCACATGTCCATTTATATGTGCCCATTTGTCTATTTTACTTTGCGGAAATCCTTGAAGTGTGGGATAATCTAATAAGTTAATTTTGTATCCTGTTGAATGCAGTATATCATCAAATAATAAAATCAATTGTTCCATTGGAACATTAGGCTTGTTAGGTAAAACATTAAAATTAAATGTAAATAAAAATTGATCTTTTACTATATTCATTGCTAGATCAATTTGTTTGGGCACCTCACTCCATTTAATGAAATGAAGGCTGTTCAGCGCCATTCCGCAAGTCCAATTCTTTGCATGTCCTCGACTGAAATCCTCATCAAAAAAATCAACAAAATCTTGTTTTGAAAATTCATTTGTATTAGGATCAAATCCCACAATGTTCGGGAACCAGTTTTTCCAAACACATTCTCCACAGCCTACGTCAATAACCGATTCGGGTTGATTGTTATATAACTGATCAATGTAATAGCAAATGTCTCGGAATCCTATTTTCAACCCTGATTCATAAAGGTATCTGGGACTAATTTCAAGATCACCCACAGTATCAAACAGTCGATCATAGTGTTTTAATAATTTAGCATTCAGGTCCGGGAAATTTTTAAATGTTGTGTTCGGTGAATAGGGGTTAATTAACATAGTTTTTCCAGTTCAAGTTAAAAATTTTGGTGTTCATTAAAATTTCTTTAAAAAGGTTAAAAATTTTAGTGTTCATACGAAATTTTCCGTTCTTTGATAAATAAATTTACAAGAGAGATAAAAAATTTTGCCTCCCTTGTAAATTCATCATAACTATTTAAGGAGATTATATGAACAGTAAAGAATTTGTTGCCAAGATCGTGGCAGACAATCAAGCATTATTCCAAGCTAGTCAACACAATGTGAAAGCATACTTTGACAGCAAGCCTGCTCAAGAAGAGTTGGTCGAGCACTTTGTTGGCCGCATGGTCAACGAGCGTATGAACATGGTTGAAATCAGCCAAGCTATTGCAACAATGCCTGCTGATGCAGATCCAGTTGAATTGCAGTTGTTGACACAACAAGCACACGACGAAGCTGTTCATTTCCGCATGGTCAAAGAAGTAATTGAACACATCACTGGTGCACCGGTTGATGTTGAAGCTGCTATCGCCAAAGAAGCTGCCAAACCCACTGCCAAAGGCGCTGGTTTGTTGGCCAAATACGGCGCAGAAAATGATCCAGTTGCCTTGGCAGCTTACCAGTTGGTAGCCGAAGGCCGTGCCGAAGCAGTGTGGGATCAAATGGCCGACTGCATCGAAGATCCATTTATCTCCAAGAGCTATGCTAAAATTGCTCGCGACGAAGGCTTCCACAGCAAGATCGGTGCTCGCAAGTTAGAGCAGTTGGTTACAGACGCAGACGTTGCTGCCAAAGTTGAAACTTTGGTTGCCGCCATGCGTAAAGACTTGTATGAAATTTCATGCAAGAACACTGTTGCCGCAGATGCTGGTAAAGCATTGGTAGCAGACGCATACGGTTGGTAATTTGAATATAGGATTAACACAACGAATCCTATATCATAACGGTCAAGCGTATGATGCCACCCAGCATGGATGGTATTCATACTTACAGGGTCATACGCTTGTTCCAGTAGCAAATAGAACAGATCAAGATTTTGAAGCAGTAGCACAAGAATTAGATGTATTAATCATCACAGGTGGAGACGACACTGCTCTTCGCCGCACAGTAGAATTAAAGTTAGCAGGACAAATGGCCTTGCGTAAAAAACCAGTTGTTGGTGTTTGTCATGGTTGTTTTTTGTTAACTGATGTATTAGGTGGTCGAGTAGAAGAAGTAGCAGGACATCATAATACCACGCACAACGTAAATTACTTTGGTGAGCTAATAGCGGTCAATAGCTATCATACTTTGGCAATTAAAAAATTGCATCGGTCTGGTACGGTATTAGCCACTGACGCCGAAGGCAATTGTGAAGCGTGGATTGATGGTCAAACAGCAGGAGTGGTCTGGCACCCGGAACGTATGAAAACGCCTTGGTTACCAGATGAAATTTTAAATTTAACTTTTAAGGAATAAAATGAAACGATTATTTGCAGCATTGTTTATTACCATGGCCGGAATGGGCGCATGTTCGGTATCCCATGCTTGGGAACCTACAAAAACAGTCACAGTTGTTGTGGGCAACACACCCGGTGCCGGAAACGAGATAGCATTCCGTAAACTGGCCGAAATTGTGCAGAAGAAAAATCCCAAGTTTGTTTATGTGGTGGAAAATCGCCCGGGTGCCGACAGTGCAGTGGCCAACAACCATTTCATACAACAACCTGCAGATGGCTATACCATCAACTTGCCAAGCCATATGAGCAGCTATGTCACCAATGATATTTGGGAAGCAAAGATTAAAAAATATCAATGGGACAGTTTTGTTGATGTATTGACCATGGGCAAGAGTCCGCTGGTATTGGTTGCCAGCCCAAAAAGCACAGTAGAAACACCAGTTGACTTTGTGCGTTATCTTGCTAAGTCTACTCGGCCTATTAATATTGCTGTAGGCGGCGGAGCACATAGAACAGCATACGAATATTTGATTAACAAAGCACATGGCAATCGTGATCTGATCAAGCCAATCAAATTCAACGGTCCATTGCCAGCAGTGACCAGCGTGGCACAGTACGATGGAAAAGTAGGCACAGAGTTTGGTATTATGCCTATTGCTGTGGCTAGGCCATTGGTCGAAGCCGGCAAAGTCAAAGCCATTGGATTTACTGGTACACGCACAATGCCACAGTATCCGGATGTGCCACTGTTGAACACTGTGGCACCGGGAATTAATGTATACGCAGCTTGGTCAATTGAATTGCCCCCCAACACAGACAAAGAAATTGTTGCATGGTATCAGAAAACATTCAGTGCCGCAATTCGCAGCAAGGAATATGCCGAATGGCGTGAGAAAAACGTAGTATTCTATGAAGAGGCCGAACTTACTCCAGCAGGTTTGAAAAAACAAATGGAAAGTTTACGTGAAACATTCTTGCCAGTGCTACAACGAATTGATTTGAGTAAAGAATGAAGTATATTTTTTGTGCCGGTGCTCCAGGCAGTAAATGGTCGAGCTTGATTAAAAATATCTACTATAGTCCCAGTATAGATCGTACTGACTATACCGAAGATAGAACCTACTACCACGATGCTTCGGGCAAATTAGACCTGATGCATCTTGGAGTATACTTTGATCCTGGAATGGAGTTTGGCGATTTCTTTGACAAGCTCAGTGACTATACAAAAGAACAATGTGAAGCAGAGTTTGATCGGCCTTTTTCAGGCGAAGGTACACGTATTATCAAAAGTCATGTGTTTGCACACCATGTAGACTTTATTAAATCTACGTGGCCCGACTGTCCTATTATTTTAGCCCTGCGTGACAACGATGCTTGTCTGGGCTGGTGGGTGCGTTGCGGACATTTTAATATTACCTATCCCAGCTACGATAAGTATTATAAGAATTTGCGTGAAATGAGTAAAATCATTGATTGGCAAAATCGAGACATAGGCCGGGCATGGGCTAATTATGATGGCCTTGTTGTTCGCAACAATCAAGAACTAGCAGAAATATTAGGTATTCCACAACCGCCAGAAGAATATCAGCAAGACTATATGGCGTCTGACCTAGAGGTAAAAGTAATATGAAAAATCAAGCAGATTATGACAGCAGTTGGCAGTGGTGTGTAGACCATAGTCGTTATCATTTCAATGATTCTCGCAAGGATCAACCAGGTGAGTGGTTCCAAGTGTTGGGCCGCTTTGTAGGCACATGGTCAGATGAAGTCGCTCAAGCACAGGGCAAACCTATAACTTGGGCCACACGTAAATTTTACGGCAACGATGACAACACAGTTAGCCCTATGCTGGCACAAGAAGAAAATGATTTACGCACAACAGGTGCACCAGTAGACCTTGAGTTAACCGATGCGGTATTTGATATCAGTGCATATCCTACGTTGACTAGAATAAGTGAATACTTTGGGCTGGAAGATCCCAAGATACGTATGCATTATCAACAACCTGGTCAAATGTTTAATCTGCACATAGACAAATTACAAGAACGCTGTCCCGATGATCCAGAACAGGTAGTGCGTATGACCGTAATGTTAGATGATTGGCGCCCTGGACAATTCTATCTATTTGGTACTCACACATATTCGCATTGGCAAGCCGGAGATGTTCACATATTCGACTGGGCCAATGTTCCACATGCCACGGCCAATGCCAGTCGCTACATGCGTCCAACACTACAGGTCACAGGACTTAAAACAGAGAAAACTCGTCAGATGATGGCCGTAGCAGGACCGTTGGTCAAATATCTAGTATGAAAAAACAGTTGTTGATTATATCAGGTCCACAAGGATCTGGTAATCATGTCTGGAGTAAAATACTTGCCTTGCATCCAGCAGTGTATGGGTGGAAAGAATTGAATCAAACCTATTGGATCGGGCATGATCAAGAACCATTTGCTGACTGTTGGAACAACACCGATCTATTGAAAAATTTCGATTGGAATCAAAGCGATTATTATGTGACCGGTGTAAGTTGTCCTTACATGAACAATGGTGAACGCACTGTGCCCAATTTAATCGGCTTTGCAGCACAGGCCATGGGCTGTGGCATCAATGTACGATTTGCTATCATCGGGCGAGATCGTAATATCTTGTCGTTTCAAGAAACTCGGTTGCGTGGTGAGCCCACATACAATATAGCTGTAGAACAGTATCAACGATTGGCCACATGGAATCCTGTATATCTCAGCTACGAGTTACTGCAATTGTATTCTTGTGACTATTTGAGGCAACTAAGTATTCTATTAGAGTTTCCAATAGATTACAACAATGCTTACATTGCGGAAATACTCCAAGATGACACTAATCAAAAATACTTTCAACCGGTAGCACATCATCCAACAGATGATTTAGCAAGACACACTTCAAGGAAATGGCGATGACCCAACGTATATTGATAATGGGATTACCGGGTTCGGGCAAAACAACATTGGCTGCAGAACTCAAACGCTATTTAGAACTGCACGGAACAGCAGATCTAAGCAATGCTGAAATGTTGCCCATCACCGGATTCCGACCACACGTCACTTGGTTCAACGCCGACGATATTCGTCGCAAATACAACGATTGGGACTTCAGCAATGACGGACGTATTCGTCAAAGTATACGCATGTTTCAGTTCAGTATCGAGTCCGGTGGCGATTATGTTATCTGTGACTTTGTTGCACCCTTGGTCGAACAGCGTAACAATTTCAAAGCCGACTGGACTATCTGGGTCGATACAATTCGTGAAGGCCGTTATGCAGATACCAATGCAGCCTTTGTTGAACCTGAAGTATATGACTTCCGTGTCACGGAACAAAATGCAGAAAAGTGGGCTGAATTTATTGGCCAGCACATTATAGACCAGCGTCGCCGACCTGTGTTTGATTGGAAACGAGAAACTGTGCAGATGTTGGGTCGCTGGCAACCATGGCATGATGGACACCGTGCCTTGTTTGAACGATTGATTGCCAAGACCGGCCAGGTAGTTATTCAAATACGTGACGTTCAAGGTTGGCAAGGGTCAAATCCATTTGAAGTAGAACAGGTTAAAAAGTTTATTCGGCGTGATCTAGATCCTATCTATCAAGGACAATACGAAATACAAGTAGTGCCTAATATTGTTCACATAGGTTGGGGACGAGGTGTAGGTTACACTGCCGGAGAGGAAACTTTTGATGAATCAGTCACTGACATCAGTGCTACAAAGATTCGTAAAGAGTTAGGATTAAAATAACATCATGAATGATACGCCAGTTCGTAGCCTTGCCAAGGCAGTTAGCTGGCGTATCACTGGCACTATAGATACTTTCCTTATCAGTTGGTTGATTACAGGACAGGCACTGCTAGCCAGTGGTATTGCCTTGACAGAAATCTTGACCAAAGTAGGGTTATTTTGGGCGCATGAAAGAGTGTGGAACAGGGTCAAATGGGGCAGGACCAACTAAATATTAGTATCTAACAAGGTACTGATATTATGCAAATTACACCACAACAGCTACAACAATGCATTGGCAATAACCCATATTTAGAGCACTGGGCCGAAGCCTTAAACAAAATACTACCAGATTATGAAATCAACACACCACAGCGTGTGGCTGCTTTTATTGCTCAATCGGCACACGAAAGTGGTAACTTTACTGCACTACACGAAAACTTGAACTATCGGGCCGAAACACTGAGAAAAATTTTCCCCAAGTATTTCACTGACTCCAGTGCAGAACAGTTTGCTCATCAACCCGAAATGATTGCCAATCGGGTCTATGCCAACAGAATGGGCAATGGTGACGAAGCGTCAGGTGACGGCTTCCGTTACTGCGGTCGTGGACTTATTCAGTTGACCGGCAAAGCCAACTATCAAGCCTTTGCCGACAGTTTAGAAATGCCAGTAGAAGCTGTTCCTGACTTCTTACAAACATTTGAAGGTGCTATACAAAGTGCCTGCTGGTTCTGGGAAAGCAACAACTTGAATCAATACGCCGACTCGGGTGATATCCTGACAATGACCAAACGCATCAACGGTGGCACCATTGGCCTAGAAGATCGCCAAAAACATTATAACCACGCATTACTAGTGTTCGGAGCTTGATGTGTGGATTTTAAAGTGGTTGCCTGACATTGTATTTTACTTGGTCCTGTTGACCGGACTGGCGGGTCTTGCGGCAAGTTCGGTTCTAAAATTTGTTCCACTGGTATCACTGTATCGTGCGCCTATTCAATGGATTGCGGCCATCATAACTGCATTTGGTTTGTATATGACCGGTGCCATCAGTGACAACCATGCATGGTTAGCCCGCGTGGCTGATCTGGAACAGCAAGTGGCAGCGGCCGAAGCCCGGAGCCAAGCAGAAAATGTAAAAATTGTAACCAAAATTGTTACCAAGCGTGAGTATTACAGGACCCAAGGCAACGATATTGTTCAATACGTAGATCGTGAAGTTGCAAAATATGACAACACTTGCCCGGTGCCCAAGGAAGTTGTCAAAGCACACAATGATGCAGCCGGAGACCGTCGATGAAATACCTCTTATTAGTCATGTTACTGGCAGGTTGCACAACAGTTCCAGTGGCACGCCGGTTTCCTGAAGCTCCAACGCAACTGCTAGAAACATGCCCACAATTGAAAACTATTGATACTGAAACAACAGTATTCAGTGTGTTGACCAAAACAGTTGTGTCAAACTACACCACATACCACGAATGTGCTACACTACAACGGGGATGGGTCGACTGGTATAACACTCAAAAGAAAACTTTTGAGGAAGTAAAATAACAACAAGGAGCAAACCATGGCAGATGAAACACTGAGCGCAAGTGAAAAGAAAAAAGAAGATTGGATGAATTCAAAGTGGCGTCCAATGATGGGCTGGATGTATATGTTGGTCTGCTTCTTTGACTTTGTTATTGCACCTATCTTGTGGAGCCTGACACAGGCCATGTTCCACGGTGGTGTTAATGTGCAATGGCAACCACTCACTCTACAAGGTGCTGGATTGTTCCACATCTCCATGGGTGCTGTGCTGGGTATTGCGGCCTATGGTCGCACACAGGAGAAACTAAATGGAGCCAACAACGGGGGCATCGCCCTGCCAACAAGCGGAGGAACAACATATACGCCGCCGACACCAATCCAGCCCACAGCACCCACCGGCTTTGGAAGCACAACTGCAACACCAACACCAGCCGCAAGCGGCTTTGGTAGCAGTGCAGGCTTTGGAGCAGGAGCGACTGCAGCTGCGCCAACCATAACAACCACACCGCCAGCATTTGGCAGTAAGCCCACCGGGCCAGCACAATCATTCCCAGCATTATAATATAAGGAGAAACATCATGTTAGACACTGTATTTTGGATCGCAGTAGGAGCATTTGTAGGTTGGAACTTTCCACAACCTGACTTTGCAAAAAACATACAAGCAAAATATTTGCAAAAATATATTGACAAACTTAAAGTTGTGTTATTTTTCTGGAGGTAATCATGAATTACATAATATCAATGATCGCTTTGATTGTGTTAATTGTCACCAACCCGGCCTATGCTGAAGTAACCACCAAAGAAGTCTGTAGAGACAAAGTAGACAAAGCTGGCAAAGTGGTTCGAGACAAAAGTGGAAAAACTACACAGACGTGCAAAAAAATCAAAGTGCATAAAAAGGTAGACGGAACCCGGGTTCCAGAAAAAGCACCCAAGAAGTAATTGTAATCACTCCAGGCAAACAGTATAATTAATATGCTGTTTGCTTTTTTTTTGACATGACTGACCACTACCAAACTCTGGGCGTTGACCGCAACGCTACTCCTGACCAAATCAAACGGGCCTATCGTAAATTGGCCAGTCAGCATCATCCTGACAAAGGTGGAGACAAAGCACGATTTCAAGAAATTCAAGCCGCATACGATATACTAGGCAACGAGCAAAAACGTGCCGAATACAACAATCCGCGTCCGCAGGGTTTTAATTTTCAACATCAGGGGCCAGGCGGATTTGATTTTAACACTATATTTGATGTGTTCGGTGCCAGGTTCCAACAGCCACATCAACGGGTGAATCGAGCACAAATGACCTTGTGGATTACACTAAACGATGTGGCCGTAGCTGGCCGCAAAACTATCAGTGTAGGCACTCCTCAAGGCACACAAGTTATAGAAATAGATATACCTGCCAATATCGATGATGGTGATAGTGTTCAATACGCTGGTGTAGGCCCAGGTGGTATTGACCTAGTAATAACCTTTAGAATTCACCCCAATCCCAAATGGCATCGTCAAGGCCCGAATTTGACTGTAGACCAAGACGTAAGCGTGTGGGACCTCATTTTAGGTAAGGATATTGTAATTCAAGACGTTTTGGGCAATCAACTTACCTTAACTGTACCGCCCAGAACACAGGCCAAAACCACGTTTAGATTACAAGGACGAGGACTTGGGCAAAAAGGCAATGCACCTGGCGATATGTTTGTGCGGGTTAATGCTGTGATACCTGCACATATTCCTGAATCATTGATGGCGGCCATTGTCCAAAGTCGTGACCAATAAATAACCATATAGGTTGCAATTCTATTCTAACGGTAGTATAATAACTGTAAGGCGTATTATTAAAAGGAATACATGCAAAACAATCCCGAAATTGAACAAATAGTCGATGCCGCAGTCAAAATGGCACGTGATAGTCATCATGAATATGTAATGACTGAACATGTGTTGTTGTCGTTAATTAAACATGATCCTTTCTGTCGTGTATTAGACAAGTTCGGCACTGACACAGGACGACTACAACAAGAGCTAGAATCTTATCTCAGTGGTATAGTCACAATAGTTGCAGCAACTCCAGTTCCACCCAAGAAAACCAATGCGCTGGAACGTGTGTTTAATCGCGCACTAACACAGGTGCTGTTTACTGGTCGCAGAAGTGTTAGCACCTTGGATTTATACTTGGCCATAATGAGCGAGACCAATAGTCATGCACACTATTTCTTGCTTAAATTTGGAGTGAAAAAACAAGAATTTGCAGAATTTTATCAAACCAATTATAAACAAAGTGATGTTCGACTCACTGACCAACAGGCAACAGAAATACTGGCCGAGCACTGTGTTAATTTGACTGACTTGGCCAGAGAAGATCGATTAGAGCCCATGATTGGCCGCACCGACGAACTAGATGAAATGATCACAGTGTTGGCCCGCAAGTTCAAAGCCAATGTGCTGATGGTAGGCGATCCTGGTGTGGGTAAAACTGCCATCGTCGAAGGCCTAGCGCAGGAAATGCAGGCCAACCGTGTTCCAGCATTCCTTAAAGGACACGAACTGTGGAGTTTAGAAGTAGGAAGCCTGTTGGCTGGATCCAAGTATCGCGGCGAGTTTGAAGAAAAGTTCAAGGCCGTTATTACTGCACTTGAAACCAAGAAAAACTGTATCTTGTTTGTGGACGAAGCACACACTATGCAAGGCGCAGGTGCCAGCAGTCAAGGCAGTTTAGACATGGCCAATATGCTTAAACCTGCCATCACTAGAGGCAATATCAAAGTGGTAGCGTCAACCACCTGGGAAGAATACTACGAATCATTTGAAAAAGATCGTGCGTTGATGCGTCGCTTCCATCGGGTCAGCATTGATGAACCTGATGCAGTAACAACAGAGCAAATCCTTATTGGACTTAGCCCACGATTGGAATCGTTTCACAATGTGTTGATTGACACCGAAGCTATCACAGCCGCAGTTCACTTGAGTGGACGTTACATACACGATCGTAAAAATCCCGACAAATCAATTGATCTATTAGACGGTGCCTGTGCCAAGGAACGTGTACGAGATGCGGGCAATGTAACTGTCAACAAGCAAATGATCATGGAGCAATTGAGTCGAGTTACCGCGGTTCCTTTGGATCGATTGGAGAATGAACGCAGTGCCAAGATTGTTGATTTAGAAACCAACATCAAGCAAAAATTATATGGACAAGATGCGGCAGTGGATCGTGTGCTGGAACGTGTGTATATCAACTTCAGTGGCATCGGCAATGCCAAGCGTCCTATTGCCAGTTTCTTGTTCTTGGGCCCAACTGGCACAGGTAAAACAGAGTTGGCTAAATTGCTCGGTGAGCATCTAGATATGAAACTGCTCAAGTATGATATGAGTGAATACCAAGAACGTCATACTGTGTCGGGTCTCATTGGTGCTCCTCCAGGCTATGTGGGTTTTGAGTCCGGCACAGTGGGCGGCGGTAAACTGATCAGTGATGTAAGTAAAAATCCGTTTAGTATCTTGCTGTTTGATGAAATCGAAAAGGCACACCCTGACGTGATCAACATCATGTTGCAGATGTTGGATGAAGCACGTATTACATCAAGCAGTGGCAAAACAGTGGATCTTAAAAACTGTATCATTATTATGACATCAAACTTGGGTGCCAGAGACAATGAAAACAACAACATTGGATTTGGACAAAGTTTAGAACGCACTGGCAGTGAAGAAAAAGCCATGAAAGAGTTCTTTAAGCCCGAGCTACGCAACCGTATTGACTGTGTGTGTAAGTTTGACAAGTTAGATACATTGGCCATCAAGAAGGTTGTGCTTAAATTTGTCGACGAACTCAAAGATAGTTTGTTAAACAAAAACATCCGGTTAAACTTGACCGAGTCAGTGATTGACATGTTGGCTGACAAAGGTTACGACAGCAAAATGGGTGCTAGACCACTGGGCCGTAAAATTGACGAATTAATCCGTGTGCCGCTTAGTAAGCGTATCTTGTTTGATCGCCTGGACAACTGCACTATAACTGCCACAATGGTCGAAGATACTGTTGAATTTGATATTGAACCTCTGGTGCTGGCTCCTACAGTAGACAAAGACGGATACATCGTGCTCAACCAAACAGGCGCAAATGTTTAAACCTGTTGTCAAAGATCGATTATTTTACAGTCAATTTGAGTATTGCGTAAGGTTTCATTTGGAAGAAGTTAGTTGTTTAAGAACTCTGGAACATGCACACATTGACAGTATGATTGAGCGTAGGATTGCCTGGCGGTCAATAAGTCAAACTATGAATAACCGACCACTTGTGACACAATTATCCAATCAGTCAAATAAAATTACCGAAACAACAGTTAAAAATTTGCACGTATTGGCTGATGTATTATTGACTACGCCAGCAAATTTTAAGTTGGTAGTTAGTGCGTTCACTGGGTATGTTTACGCTAACGATCGAATGTTAATTGATCAAGTGGCTAAATTACCAGGCGTGTCTTACGTTGAATATAGTCAAGCTGTTGTGAGTCGCCCTAGAAATACAATTCAATTACGAGATCCCAAATATCAATGGCGCAGTTATTTTAAAGTAGGCAAATTAACTGCCGAGCAAAAAACTCATTTAAAAAACTTTTTAGCAAATCAGTCCGGTATTAGAATTAGTCCTGCACTAAAAAATTGGATCAATTTTAAATATACACGAACACAAGATTATTTCTTCATTGATTATAATGAACCCGTTTGGTTGACCATGTTGAGTTTGGTGGTGCCGGGACTAATAAGAAAAACATTAGAAATAATCCCGGCTAAATAGTTGACTATGGCTAAAATACACGAAGAATTAGTTGTGATCAAACTATCAAAATTGATTAAAGATGCTGCCCCAGGTGGTAAACTTTCTACAGACGATATGTTAATTGCTTTGCAAGCAATAGCAGAAGAACTGGCTGGGTCAGACATCATTGTGGAAATTCAACAAGTATGACCGCATATACTACACAAACACTAGTGCCGTTTTTGCAACAAGGCATACCGGGCAATGGTTATGCTGGTGGCAATACGTTTGTTAGTAATGCAGTTCCTGCTGCCAACTACTACGGTGGACAAGGTGCTATTCAAACTTTAACAGCCAATGTGGCAGGTTTTCAAGGTAATATCTCCGTGGAAGCTACTTTAAATGATCTTCAAGATTCAGCACCTTGGTTTGAAATAGCCAATGTGATTGCGGCCAATGTGGCGACCCAAATTACTAGCAACACTGTAATTGGCAATTTTACTTGGCTACGAGCAACCATTACTGATTTTGCTGCCGGCAATATAAACACCGTTACTGCAGCGTATTAAATGACAAACACTATCAGTATCTCTTTTAATTTAAACACCTCTGACAGTCGAGCTGAATTGGGGTTCGAAGCCTGGGTCGACGATGAAAAATTTGTTGATATCAATCATGTGCAAGGCCAGCAACTGATCAAAATAGACATCAACGACGCCGACGGTGATCATGAATTGCGGCTGATATTAAAGAACAAAACGGAAACGCATACTAAAATAGATGAGCAAGGTAATATTGTGTCAGATGCAACATTGTCTATTTCCAATTTGGCATTTGATGAAATTAAACTTGGGCATATGGTAACCAAGTTGGCCACGTATGATCACAATTTTAACGGTACAAAAGAACTGGTACAGGATCAATTCTATGGCGAAATGGGTTGTAACGGTGTAGTTGGTTTACGATTTACCACGCCTATATACCTGTGGTTGCTAGAAAACATGTAACCATAAATATATTACAATGAATTATCTTGTAATATATCCTGGGCGCTTCCATCCTTTTCACCTGGGCCACATGGCCAGTTACGATTGGCTGACCAACAAGTTTGGCGAAAACAGTGTATATATTGCCAGTAGTAGTGTGCAGGCCGCAGACACAAGTCCGTTTAGTTTCGGTGACAAAGTCGCAATGATGACCAAACTGGGTGTTCCGCCCGGGCATGTGGTCAATGTCAAAAACCCGTACCAAGCTGTAGAAATTACATCCGGCTTGTCGGCCGAAGAAAAGGCCGACACAGCACTGATATTTGCTGTCAGCGCCAAGGATGCCGAACGTTTTAACTTTGCTCCTAAAAAAGACGGATCTGCTAGTTACTTACAACCTTTGCCCGACAACGAAAAAGGCATGATGCCCATGACTCAACATGGGTATGTTGTGGTGACTCCTACTGTGAACTTTCGAGTACGAGGTGTAGATGCCAATAGTGCTAGCCAAATTCGCAAATTGTATTTGGATGGCAACGATAGTGATCGTGATCAAATTATAACAGACCTATATGGCACACCAGATCCAGAGCTACGAGACATGTTTGATCAACGATTAGGAGTAAATCAACCTGAAGAAGGTGTCATATACGGACAGGAAGCAGTATTCGCCGGCGATAATCCTGTGAGTGTGATGCGTGAGCACAAGTTGGCTCGAATACAAGAAAATATTCAATGGCTAAAGAGCAAAATCAAAACCGTTAAGGACGGTCAAGACTATATTGACGAACGCAAGACTAGGAAAAAATAGCCGTGTGTGTTATACTCTATTAAATATCATACACTTTAATAGAGGAACTTATGGCTGAAACCCAAGACGCAACACCAACAACACAAGCACCGGCATTACAGCCAGGTCAACAACAGATCCAAGTCAACGTTGACTATTTAAAAACTACCCGTGTGCATATTTGTATGCCGTGTTATGGTGGCATGCTAACAGAATCGACATTTATGAGCTACATCAAGTGGGCCAACACTTGTCGTCAATTGGGCATTGATTGGACCATGGAAACCATGACCAATGAAAGTTTGATCAGTCGTGCTAGAAATACGCTCACAGCCAAGTTCCTGCACAACAAAGAAAGCACTCACTTGATGTTTGTTGATGCTGACATTGGTTGGGAACCCTGGCACCTGCTGGTCATGCTGAACGCACAAAAAGATGTCATTGGTGGATTATATCCAATGAAATCGTTGCCGGTCAAATGGTGTGTGAACGGATTTGATGGTGCAGAAGTGTCAGAAGACGGCACCTTACAAGAAGTCAGCAAAACTGGCACAGGTTTCATGTTGATCAAGCGTGATGTATTTGAGAAACTAAATGCTCATCCTGCTACCAAACCTTTTATCAACGACATTGGTTTGCCTGCAGAACTCAATCCTTACATGAAAACTTACTTTGACACAGCAGTGCGCGAAAATCGCTACTACAGTGAAGACTGGACATTCTGTGAAAACTGGCGTGACATCGGCGGTAAAGTTTGGGTGGACAAACGTGTCCTGCTTAAACACACCGGAACCTACGTATTTGACTTCCAGACACAGGATCAACTTTACAAAGATCTGCATAATTTGGCCATGTCTAATGGACAAGCCCTAAGCAATACACCGCCTGCACCAGTTGAAGCCACAGTGCTAGCCTCAAGCAAGAAAAAGAAAAAATAAATTAATTTTTGTTTGTTCTACACAGGCCGCTAAGTTAGCGGCTTTTGTTTATCCGGTAAATACTATCTATGAACATCACGGAATTAAACTCATATAATCTTGACGACGCTGTTAAATTCAATGATCAATTGAATCCACGCTTGTGGGACAATCGTGAGCATTTGCGCCCCGAAGTGCGCGAACGCTTGCTGGAAATAGCCGACGACTTTCGTGAGTTTTTGGGTGTAACAGATCTAGCAATTAAGGACATTACCATCAGCGGATCAAATGCGGCTTATACATATACGCCCAACAGTGATATCGACCTACACTTGGTAGTAGACATGCCAGATAATCCTGTTTACCGTGAACTGTTTGATGCCAAAAAGTTTCAGTATAACGAACAACACGATATTAAAATTGGTGGCGCCGATGTAGAACTATATGTGCAAGATGCCGACAAGCCGCACGTCAGTCAGGGCATATATTCTATACTAAACAACGACTGGTTACAGGTTCCACGTAGAGTACGGAGTGTAGTGGATGATACCAGCACCCGCAACAAGTTTGAAAAAGTTGGCCGGCAAATTGAATCGGCCATTAAGTCCGGTAATTTAAAACGCATAACACGTTTAGCGGAAAAAATTAAAAAGATGCGTCAGACTGGATTGGAAAATCACGGTGAGTTTGGTCCAGAAAATTTAGCATTTAAAATGTTGCGTAGTCAGGGTTTGATTAAACAGTTATACGATGCCCGCAATACGGCCAAGGATAGAGAATTTAGTCTCAAAGAAAAAGCAGTTGTACCACGAACAACATATGGCTTCCGCACTCCTACTGTAGTCGAAGCTGATACAGTGGCGCTTGAAGAAGCGTCGGTACCGTCAGATGAAGCAATACTCAAAGACTTTATTGGTTTCTGTGTTGCTGAACTGAAGATCAAATCCATGCCCACAATCAAACTGCGTCGAGATCCGCAATGGCCTGTGACACACACCACCTTTGGCCGCTACATCAATGATCAACACCTGTTGGAAGTGGCCTGGGGCGATCGTCACATCATGGATGTGCTGCGCACTGTGGCACATGAACTCACACACAAACATCAACACGAGCGTGATGGCAAGCGCATGGATAGCACTGCTGGCGAAACTGGATCACCATGGGAAAATGAAGCCAATGCCAGAGCCGGCATACTCATGCGTGACTATGCTAGAATGCATCCAGAATACTTTGCTGTGGGCCAAGCCGATGATTTACATGCCGACGAAGTTCACGAAAGTGCATCAGGTTATATTCCTACCAAGCGGCAGGCTAAAGATCCACGCTATAGTATGGCGCTCACGGTGGACATTAAACCAGGACAAGTGGGCCGAGAAGCCAATAAATTAAAACTCAAGACCGACAGTCAAGGTCATCCACAGATAGCCAACCCCAATGGTCTGTTTGAACAGTTGGCAACAGAACTGGATCATTTCAAACAGCAAGATCTATTTGAAATCAACATGGGGAGCAAGAACCTGCGCAGAGAGGCTGCTAAAACCGGTGCCATTGCAGGCATGGAATTTGAAATGATTGTGCCCAATGTTGAAGGCAGTGGGGACGAAGATTTAGAACCTGACTATGACATGGACGAGCGTTGCCGTAGCATACAGGATGCCTATGACTTTTTCTATGATGGTGACTACAACAGTCGCCGTGATTGTGATCGTATGCGTGAAAAAATGCACGAGGACTATTTAGAGTGGTTGGATGACAAAATAGCCACGGACTGGACACGAGGTGGTGAGGAATACATTGCTGAATGGGTCAAGAACAATGTGGATGAATCTGTATGGAATCCCGACGATTTGGCGGGTGATGCTCGCAACGAAGCCTTGGAAGAATATGCAGCCAATATTCATGCTGACCCTGATAGTAGAGACTATGAATCAGCCTATGAAGAGTTCCGTGAAGAAAATCAAGAAAGTTATGATGAAAGCGACTGGTTGGATGATGCAGATCTAGATCGCATGAGTTATGTTGAAGGTTCATACAGTATGAATTGGCCGCACTGGCGATCACAAGGCGGTGGCGAAGCTAACATTGAAGATGTGGCACAAGAGTTTGAAAATGCCATTGGGCGTGATGTTAGAGCCAGTGGCAACTATCATTCAGGCTCGGTGATCAGACCCAGTCCTACACAGTTGCGTTATGTGGTTGAACCCGATGGCAGTTTAGAACCGGACAATTCCGGCGACCAAGGCTTGGAGTTTGTATCACCACCCTTGCCCATTGATGAAATACTAGGTGACCTAAACAAGGTCCGGGCCTGGGCCAAAGAATATGGTTGCTATACCAATGATTCAACCGGCTTGCACATCAACATCTCAGTGCCCGACTATAGTAGACAGAAACTAGACTTTGTGAAACTGGCCTTGCTCATGGGCGACAATTATGTGTTGGATGCATTTGGGCGTGCCGGCAATACCTATGCCAAGTCAGCCTTGGACATTGTTAAAAAAGCCGTACGTGACAATCCTGACAATGCGGCCAAACTGTTGGACAAGATGAAGGGCAACATGGACCAGTTGGCCAGCAAGGCCATACACTCAGGTATCACCAGCAAGTATACGTCAATCAACACCAAGGACGGACACATTGAATTCCGCTCACCCGGCGGTGACTGGTTGGATGAGAACTTTGATCAAATTGAAAACACTCTATTGCGTTTCACAGTGGCTATGAGTGCGGCACTTGATCCTGATGCATACCGCCAAGAATATTTGACTAAACTATACAAGTTGTTGAGCGACGGTAACAAAGATGTTGACACTATCCGATACTTCAGTGACTATGTGGCTGGCAAGATTCCCAAAGCTGCACTGAGAAGCTTTGTCAAACAAGCACAACTACAACGCAATATCAAGCGTGGCAAGCATGACGGCCAAAAAATGTGGTGGAAAGTTTACAAATACGGCAAGAATGCTGGCCAATATAGTTACACAGTGGAAGTGGTTGCTACCTCAGAAGAAGAAGCCAAACAGAAGGCTGCAAAAGAATGGGGCGAACCGCTCTTGGTCAACACTCTGGCTCAAATGGATGCTGAAGTTTTACGGCCCTACGATGAACAACCAGACAAACCTGGCGCAACACAGACCGGCACAGGAACCTATGAACTGTTCGATAGACGCACTGGTGAGGTAATTCCCGACACTGAATTCTCTGCTCGCAATCAATCAGATGTAAACACAAGATTAG